TTACATATGATCTTGCTCCTATTATATATGAACAAATTACTAATGGAACTGGAGCCACTGTAACTCATGATGCTACTAATAGATATGCTTTAATGACATTTAGCTCCACTCCAACAGGTGGTAAAGCTTATATGCAGAGTTATGAATATCTTCCTTATCAACCTGGAAGATCTCAACTTGCATTTGTTACATTTAATATGGTGTCTGCTGTAGCTAACACACTTAAGTTTGCAGGATATTCTGATGGTGTGAATGGTGTAGAATTTCAGTTAGATGGAACCACCAAACAGTTTAAACTATATTCAGCTACAGCTAGTGGAAATCTTACAGTGACTCAGTCTTCTTGGAATTTAGATAAGTTAGACGGAACAGGAGCTAGTGGTATAACATTAGATATAACTAAAGTGCAGATTTTAGTTATAGATATACAAGCACTTTATGCAGGTAGGGTGAGAATAGGTTTTGATATAGGTGGTCAGATTATATATGCTCATCAGTTTCTTCATGCTAACAATATTACACCTCCATATATACAATCAGCCAATCTTCCTGTAAGATGTGGTATGACTTCTACAGGAACAGTGAGTACAACAATGTATTTCTTGTGTTCAGCTGTCATATCTGAAGGAGGATCTGAAGATATCAATGTTTATGGATATACATTTCAGCAAGACTCAGGACCTATAAGTGTTACTACAGGCGGTACACACATGTTGAGTCTTAGACCAAAAACTACATTCAATAGCATAACAAACAGAACAAGAGTGGCTTATATTGATGTAGAGATATATAATGGAGGTAATCAACCTATACAATGGCAGTTGTGTGTTGGTCAAGCTATAAGTGGAACCACTACATATAATAATGTAAATGCGACATACTCCAGTTCTGAATATAATGTATTGGGAACGCTTAGCGGTAGTCCTGCTATTGTAATAGATGGTGGATTTGTAGCTTCAGCAGGTGGTGCTAAAGGTGTAACTAATACAGCAATCATCTCACGTTACCCTATTACACTTGATGCAGCAGGGTTACAAAGATCTTTAGGAACATTAACTCTTAAAGCTACATCATTAAGTGGTACACAAACTGTTTATGCTTCAATAAAATTTAGAGAAATCAGATAATAAACATGGCCCAAGGTACTACACGTGGCGTTCCTATAGATACAGATCCTACGCTAGCAGCAGATAGTGATCTTCTTGTTCCTTCACAGAAGGCTGTAAAAGCATATGCACAACCACAGCTTAACGGAACAGGTTTTGTTAAGGCTACAGGTACTACAATAAACTATGACAATTCCACCTATTTAACGTCCGCCATTACTTCTTTAGGGGGGCTTACAGGTGCAACACAAACACTTGCTACAGGAACAACAGGTACAAACTTTGCTATATCATCCGCAGGCACTACACATACATTCAACCTTCCTGATGCCTCAGCAACAGCAAGGGGTGTAATAACAACAGGTGCACAGACAATTGCAGGGAATAAGACATTTACGGGTAGCATTTCAGGGGTAGATAGTTGGCAACTAAAGGCAATACAGGCACTAGGGTCTCCCATAAAGAGTAGCCCTATAGGTGGTTCGTTTATGCCAAACACAGGCACAGGAATGGTGTCTACAAGGTCGTATTTTAATGCTGTGTATTTGGAGAAAGATACTACGTCCACAGGTGTGGCATTTTTTCAGGTGACACAGGGTGTATTCACTGCAAATAACTTTAATGGCTTAGGGTTATATTCATATAGTGGTGGAACTGTTACACAGATTGCAATCACTGCAAATGATGGTAATAATTGGAAGAATGCCTCCAACACTTGGGTTCAGGTCGCTTGGACATCCCCTGTTGTATTGACAGCAGGCGTTTATTTTATTGGAATGTTGTACAGTTCTTCTGCACAGACAACAGCGCCATCTATTGGAAGCACAAGCATATTTAACAATCAGAACTATTTTGCACCGCTTACGACGAATAGTAGTAGGCTTTTTGGAGGAGTCATAAACACCGTAACGTCTCTTCCTGCATCTCAGGCATGTTCTGCTTGGACAAACATTAGCACTTATTTCTCTGTATATATATACTAACTATGGACATTATATTGGAAATACCTGACATTGTAGTTGACTCAACAGTCCTTAAAAGAAAGGCAAAGTTGTTTGCCTTGGTGTATAACACCACTGAGAAGTTTGTCACATTGTCTTGGGTGATAACCACCTATGCTGCAAATGAGGACGGCAGTTATGGGAATGAGTTGTCACAGTTTATTCCTCCTTATAAGAGGGAGCAGATTGCTACAAATAACATCCCAGTGAATCCTCTCACAGGTGTGCCAATTGATCCAGAACTGATACAGCCAACAATAACCATCAACCCTGTAACAGGGGAAGAAATAAGCACTCCAAGCACTATTCCCTGGATTGGCCAATATGACTTCTTTAACAATATTGGAGAAAATGTATCTATAAAGATACATGATGTCATCAGGCAGTTTGGTGCAACATTGCAAACATCATAATACATTAATAAAATGAATATAGTTTGCCCTCCTAATCCGTGTCCTATAAAATTGAACACAAATTGTGTATTCTATACAGGTCCCAACCTTCCTGTTACAGGAATTGTCACAAATGACAATGTACAGATTACATTAACAAAGATAGAGGCTCTCTTTAAGGAACTAGTGCAGCCATCTGGTTCTTCAGTGGAGACAACATATGTTGTTCCTACGCCTGGAGAAAACTCTTTTTCAGTGCCTAGCCTACAGGGTAAGACACTTCTTTTGGCTTTTAGGTCTGGCCTTGCAAAAGGAATCACATCTTCACCTACATCAAATTCACTATATCTGCAGGTGAGCGGTGGTACAGTGACACTCCCTATAGGGGATGTTGTTGAGAGTGATGAACTATTTATATTCTTATACAGATAATATTATGAAACGTCTATTAACTATTCTATTTCTTTTTTTGAGTGTGGCTTCCTTTGGTCAAATCTACCAAGCAATGCCTCAGGCAGGATATGGTCCTGTTAAGAGAATGTTATTTGATTCCGTTCTTACAATTCCTATTGGAATTCCTGGCCTCAGGAACATCCCAGGTGGTAGGGATGTTGGTCAAATCAGATATGTTACAAGCGACAGTAGCATATATGTATACACTGGCACCAATTGGGTAAAGGCAAGTTCCAGTGGTGGTGGCCCATCCACTCCTGACACAATCGTAGCAAAATATCCTATTCGTATAGATACAACAGGGGTGAGAGACACCATCTACCTTGCACAAGCATTCCTAGACAGTGTATATAATGGTACAACAGGATTTGGAACTGGTCTCATCACTGCTGGAATAGTGCAGACAGACACAGTGATTAATGTCACACCACCCATAGTTTGGAAAAGAAACGGAACAGTGAATACACAAAATGTTGGGGAGGCATTCCCAATAACAAGGGCTAGTACAAACTATTTTAGAACAGACCTCATTTACATCACTGGAGCAGATACCCTGAGTTATATTCAGGGAGTGGAGAGCTTGGTCAATCCAGCAGCCCCCATTGTTCCAGTGGATGGTATAGTGATTACATATGTAAATGTCTTTGATACACTAGTTAACGCCAGTGGACCACCCTCCACCTACCAAAGGACAGCTGTTGTCTATATAGATGCTAACACAGGCTCATTGGCTACAGATAGTGTTTCCTTCAATTGGAATCAAACCACCAAAGATCTTACAATAAGTAGTCTTGGTGGGTCAGGTACAAGAATGGTAGTAGCAAGCCCTACAGGTGTACTTAGTACGCAACCTATATCTAGCGGTGGAACAGTGACATCTGTGGGACTAACTACAGGTACAACTGGCACTGATATTAACATTGGAGCTGGTACATCCCCAGTTACAACAAGTGGAACTATTACATTAAATGTCCCAGATGCAGGAGCCACTTCTAGGGGAGTTGTTACAACAGGAACACAAACTTTTGCAGGAAGTAAAACTTTCACCTCAGATGTAACAGTGGAAGATGCAACTTTAGGAACAAAATTTGGAACTTCAATTCTAGCAAATAGTTCACTTTATTTTGGAAACAATGCAATTGTAAGTTTGACAAGTGGCACGGGAAATACAGCCTTAGGTAATAGAGCTGGTCTTTTTTTAGGAAGCGGAAATTCTAATGTGTTCATAGGTTATCAATCATCCTCATACAGAGGTCTTGGTAATAATAACGTAACAATTGGTGTTTCAGCTGGTAACGGTGGATTAGCTCCTGGAGGTGTAGGAGATGAAAATACAATAGTTGGATCGCAAAATTTTATCAGACCCTCTTCTGGTAATAGAAACACATCAATTGGATTTAGTAATTTTCAGCTTTGTACATCAAGCTCAAATAATACAGTGATTGGTTCAGGAATTGAGATGAATGGATTTTCCTACACTTTATCAGACAATGTAATTCTTGGCGATGGACAAGGAAATATAAGATTTAGAAACACTGGACCATCTACATATTTAAATGGTAATGTTGGTATTGGTAGTTTTAATATGGGAAGTCTTACACCTACAGCTTCATCATACTTATTGCATATAATAGGAACAGCTGGTGCAACAGCGCAATATATGCAGGGTAATTTAGAAGTACAAAATGGTGGCAATGGAACAAACATAATAAATGCACAGCTCAATAGATTTTCAGCAACAGAAAATAGAATAGAAGGGCATTTGACAAGGAGTACAAGTTGGTCACAGGGAGATATCATCAACTTGGATGGAGACGCACCTACAGTTCCTACCAGCCAGGCATGGATTCCTATTAGTTTACAATCAGGAACAGTGATAAGAACAACTGGCAGTGCTAATAATAGCATGATAAGCCTTAGGCCAACATACAATTTTACAGGGACCTACTCTGGTGAAACAATAGGAATAGACTACAGACCCACATTAACAAGTCTTAATGGAACATCACACATTGCATTGAGAGCTACAAGTGGTCAGGTGGTGATAGGAGCAGTCACTCCAGCTGCCTCAGCTGTGGTGGACATCACCTCCACAACCCAAGGCTTTCTCCCTCCCCGAATGACAGGAGCACAAGCAGAGCTCATAAGCAGCCCTGCTGAAGGCTTGATGGTGTATTCTACAGATGGAAGTGGAACCACTATAACAAGCAAGGGATGGTGGGGATATAATGGAACAACATGGGTGAAACTAAACTAATAATAACATGGCAAGTTTAATTGACAAAGTGAAGATTAAAGCTGGAAGACTTGTAAAGGTTTGGAACACAGAGAAAAAGAAGTTTTCCAACGCTAAGCCCTGGTATGTCTCTGTATGGGTGGAAGATGCTAACGGAAAGAACGAGAGATGTCTTCTCTTTACAGAGGCAGAAATAAAGAAAGCTGAAGAAAGAGCTTCCAAAAATCAAGAAGACCTGACATCAAAAGCATTTTTTACAAACATAATAGACTAAAAAACCATGGCAAGAAGTACAAACGACATTAGAAAAGTATCCTTTGGAAGAAGAAAGGGTGGTAAACCAACCAAGTGTAAAGGTCCTAAAGCCAAATCTGTCTCTAAATACAGAGGACAGGGGAGATAATGAGAAACAATTTTTTAACATAAATTAAAACCTCTAACAATGAGTATTCCCAATCAACAAATCGGATCAAGCGTAGAAGCAAAGCTTCTATGGCAAATTTCAAAGCAGCTGGAAAAGCTGATTCAAATCACATCTAAACTCGTACCTTAATTTTTAAACAATAAAAAACAACTGTTATGACACCTAATAAGAGAGACTTAAAAGCCTTTGTCCGCTTCGATGGAAGTGGGAGAGTTGTTTCAAGTAGCCTCATTCTGAGAAAACAAAAGCCCAAAGTGGGCAAATGGATGGAAGTGCAAGCCTATCAATGCTGCAATGGACCTTCTGTTATAACCACTCCTGGTGACACTCTTCCCAGTACAAACTTCTCTGTATCCATTGCTTGTGATGGTACAGAACAAAACGTATCATTTGTACTTGTCGGAGCGTTTACCACTATTACAGCGGTGGTAGCAGCCTTGAATCTGCAATTTGGATTTATTGGCACATTCTCTGTAGCAGAAAACGGAACAGACATTATTGTTACGCTTTCTGAAGATATGGCTGAAACCTTTAGAGGATGCGACATCACTGTAACGTCTTCATACAACCCGTAATATATAAAACCAAAAACCATGCTATCTATTTTTCCAGAAGGAATGATGGGGGGATCTTCCTCCCTATCCCTGGACAGTGTTGCTGCCAAGCTTACACATTTTGTTGACCAGTTGCATCTATTGCATTGGCAGACAACGAGTTATGCGGAGCACCAAGCTCTTGGTGGACTGTATGACAAGGTGTTTGACCTCAAGGATGAGATTGTTGAGAAGATGATGGGCTATTCAGGAAAGCGTCCTAAAGCAATGAAACATGACATGCTCAGAGACTATTCTATTGGAATAGCTACATCTGTAGTGAGTGATCTTATGTCCTTTGCAAAGGAGCTTCAAAGTTACGCATCCTCTAACGGAATGCCTGACATTGAGAATATAGCTCAGTCTTTGTCTGGAGAAGCAGCTAAAACCAAATACCTGTTAACACTGTCTTAATGCGGATAGTAAAAAAGTATTTTCCTGAAGTGATGTCAGATAATGATGTTGCTTATTTCAATCATTTGTTCGGAATTGTGGAGTCTGTGGATGAGCTCTGTTCACTAGAGATCACCAAGACTCCACGTTCCTATCATTTTAGGATAGCTACATCCCTTCCGAAGTATAACGAACTCCTATTGAAAGAGCTGTTGAAATACCACAACCTCTTACAGATAAAATTAAACATGGGGAAGAGCATGAAAGCCTCAGCCACCATTGTATTTGATATAGATTTAAATTAAACAAAATGCCCACATATATCAAGACAGGCTTTTGGGACAAGATTGTTGGGAACAACCCCCAACAAGCAAAAGCCCCTAAACAATGGCTCAATCTCGACCTATTGATTTCAAAATCAAGGGGTTATAAAGTGTATTCAGCCCTGCTGACACAAACTAATGGAAATGATCCTACAGCAATAGTGTTGGAAAACACCCTCGGACCAATTACATATCAATATTCTACTGTAGGAAGATATAGTATATTATCATCTAGCTTGTTCACTACAGATAAGACATTTATTCTTATTGGAAATTCTGTAAATCTAAACCCTGGTGAATTAGTAAACTTTGGAATAGGAGGAGACAGCTCAATAACACTATGGTCTCTTGACAACACAGGGTCACAATCTGATGATATATTATTAAATACTCCTATAGAAATACGAGTGTACGATTAAAAAAAAGATTTGGAAATATCAAACTAATTACATAGATTTGCGCCATTCTTAAACCAAAAATTAAATAATATGCAAGTAGTTAAAGGTGAAGCAGTTGCTTCCTATGATCCCAGCAAGAAGTACACATGGACTCCAGAAGACCAATTCACACTGTCTGGAGCAGAATTTGGACTGGTTTTGAACACGCTCAGAGCCATCCTTAACACTCCTGAAGCAGCCAAGATTCTTTTGGCCAACCAAGCAAATGAGGTGGTTGAATCCACCCTTGCAAAGGCTGTAGAAGCTGGTGTGGTTAAAGAGGTGACAGAAGATGGTCAACAATAATAATTTAAAACGAATGAATATGAAAAGGACAATAAAGAAGTATCAAAATGCTCCTAAGCCTGTTACGAAAAATATGGGCATGACTATGGTTGAGCTCAAGAAGAAATACCGCAATGCTGACACCTTGCGAGATGTAAGAGGTGAAGAGGTTAATGCTAATGCTCCTAAAAAAATTCTTGAGCAGTACAACGATACATATAATGCGTTTGAAAGAAAGTTTGGTAATAAAGCTGCCCCAAGTGTTAAAAAACCTGCCAAGCAGAAAATGGGAGGTGTTACAAAAAAGAAGCTCAAGATGGGTGGTGCAGTTAAGAAGGGAGACCTTGTAGCTGCTGGTGTAACCAAAACCACTAAGAAAGCTCCTATGGTAGATCCCAAAGGGGCCTTCACAAAAGTGCAACAGCGCACGCTTGGCAACATGAAGAAAGGTGGTAAAATGTCTAAAAAGAAATAACCATGGCTACAGTTAAGAAAATTAAGAAAGCACAAGGTGGAGACAGTCTTGCTATAAAAAAATCTGCTATATATAAAGCAAGCAAACCTACATTAGATTCTGCAGGAAAAAAGAACATGAACATTTTAAATGAAATGATTCCTATTGCACAACCTAAATTGAAGGCAATTAAAGCTAAAGATGGTAAATGGATTCAGAAAGCCACAGCCTCCATTAAGCGTAGAGGTACAGAGGGTAAATGCACCCCCATCACTAAGCCAGGATGCACAGGTAGGGCTAAGGCTCTTGCTAAGACATTCAAGGCTATGGCCAAAGCTCGCAAGAAATAATGCCTACAATTAAGAAACTTTTACAAGATGCTCCTAGGATGCGTGGTGTAACTCCTGTTCCTATGGGGCCTCTTGTTAAAAAGAAGGGGCAGTTCAAAGGAAGCACATTGAAATCTGGAGGAAGAGTGAAGGTGAGTGCTGGTGGTGAGAAGCATGTTGTATATAAGAAAGAAAGTGCTACAGGTGTTGGCAAAGGCAAGAAAGGTCATATTATGGTGAACCACCCCACCAAAGACAAGGGAAAATGGGACACTATAGACCTTACAGAGAAAGCTAAAGCCAAGACAGTTAAGCAAGGTGTAGCAGCCACAAAGAAATGGCATAAAGAAAATCCCTATCCTAAAAAGAAGAAATAATGGCCACTATTAAAAAACCCATTCTGAAAAGAGCTGATGGCTCATATTCCCAAAGAGGACTTTGGGATAACTTGAGGAGCAAAGCAGCCCAGAATAAGAAAACTGGTGCTAAACCTAAAGCTCCCACCAAAGCTATGTTGACTCAGGAGAAAAAGATCAAAGCTAAAGGAAAATGATACTAGCTATTAGTGATGATTGTAAACGAAAATACTTCTCTGAGAAGAAAAAAGGAGGAGTTATTTACAAAATTACTAATGAAATAGATGGTAATTTTTATATAGGAAGTACAAATAATCTGATAAAAAGGTATTATACCCATGTAAATCACATAAGAACTGGCAAGAATAGTTGTGTAAAACTAATCAGAGCAGTTAACAAACATGGAGAAGAAAACTTTAAATTTGAGATTATTTGTGAGTGTTCTACTGAAGAGATTCTTAAAACAGAACAAGAATATATTGATAATCTACAGCCACATTATAATGTAGCTAAGATTGCTGGCAGTAACCTTGGGATAAAAAGAACTGAAGAGGTTAAGTTTAAAAAGTCAGCTTCTCAGAAGGAAAACTGGAAAGATGAAACTTATAGAGCCAAACACCTAGAAAACTTATCAAAGAATTGGAAATCTGGTTCTAATCACAAAATGGCTAAACTTACAGAAGAACAGGTAATTGAGATTAAAAAACAATTATCAACTGGACTTCTCCCTAAGCAAGTAGCAGATAATCTTAAACTTAGTTATTACTCTATAAAAGATATTCATAGAGGAAAGACTTGGAAAAATATAAAAATTTAAATCTAAGAAATAATGGCAAGTGCAGCATGGCAAAAGAAAGAAGGAAAATCAGAATCTGGAGGATTGAATGCTAAGGGTGTTGCTTCCTACAGGAGGGAAAATCCTGGAAGTAAGCTGAAAATGGCTGTAACTACCCCACCATCTAAACTTAAACCTGGAAGTAAAGCAGCAAACAGAAGAAAAAGTTTCTGTGCTCGAATGTCAGGGGTCGAGGGTCCTATGAAAAAGCCTAACGGTAAGCCTACAAGAAAAGCATTGGCATTAAGAAAATGGAATTGTTAACTAAAAATAAACTAAAAAAATGAAAAAAGTATTGTTCGTATTGACACTGTCTGCATTGTTCACAGCATGTACATCTGTAGAAACCGAAGAGGTTAAACAAGATTCTACCATCATCGATTCCCTAAAGAGTGTTAAATCTGACACTACATGTGTAGAAGAGATTGACACCACCGCTAAAAAGAAATAATCATGGCAACAATTAAGAAGGCCTGCAAAGGTACAAGCACTCCCAAATCCTCCAGTGTTTCCTCTCGTCTAGGATCTCCTAGCAAGGCTAAGTCTGGCACATCTCTCGGTATGAAGTCTGTAAAGGCTGGGTTTGATAAAAACCCTGGCGTTACAAGAGCTGACATTATTGTAGCTGGTAAGGGTCAAGCTAAGAAAGGAATGAAGGTTAAGAAGCAAGCTGCTACAGCAATTGCTATGAAGAAAGCTGGCAAAGCTCCTAAAGCCATGATGGGAAACATGATGAAAAGCCCAATGATGAAAACTGGTGGCAAGATGGGCAAATGCAAATACGGCTGTAAATAATCAACGAAAAATACAAATTTTATGAAAAAAGCAATAACATTATTGTTATTTGTTCTTTATTGCTTTGTAGCTAACGCTACAAATTTTTATGTTTCTAATATAGGTAATGATACCAATCCTGGAACATTAGCTTCCCCTTGGGCCACCACCTCTAAAGTGAATAGCTCAATGGGAAGTTTTGTTGCTGGGGATTCTATTCTTTTCCAGCGTGGAGGGGAGTTCTTTGGGACACTCACTGTCAACAAAGCAGGAGTGATTATTGGAGCTTACGGAACAGGCAATCTTCCCATTATTACAGGCTTTAAGACACTCTCTGGATGGACAAATTCAGGAACTAATCTTTGGAACTCCGCTACGGCATCTCCTAAATCTTACATGAAGGTTGTTACTTTAAATGGCGTAATGATAAGAATGGGTAGATTTCCCGATTGGGCAGATGCTCCAAGTGCTTGGTTAACATACACAAATAGTCTAACTGCAGGTATTAGTCCCATCACTGTAAATTCTGCTCAAACTCTTTCAACAACTTTTGTAGGTGGGGAACTTGTTTTAAGGAAAGAGCCTTATGTTTTAGATGTAATGCCAATTCTTTCGCAAACAGGAACAGGACTTAATATATTTAGCTGTACAAACCCCGATCCTAAGTGGTATGGTATAGGAAACTTTGGTTACTTCATCCAAAATCACCCATCAACCCTATCGGTGCAAAACGAATGGTATTTCAATCCATCCACTAAAAACATTACATTTTTTAGCACTTCAGTTCCTACAGGAGTGATTAAAGGAGCGGTATTTGATACCCTAGTGAGGGTTACGGAGGCAGATGTCACCATAGAAAATTTAGACATTCAAGGTAGCAACAGATTTGGGATTCACTCAACGGGGAGCAACTTTAGGCTAAAGAACAGCATCGTAAGATTTGCAGGATATTTTGGAGTTCAGCCTCTTGGGTCTTATACCATTACAAATAATACTATTAGAGATGTTGGAACTTGTGCGATTTATGCCAATAATAGTGGATTGATTCAAGGTAATCAAGTGAAAGCCATAGGTATGATTGATGGCATGGGGGCAAGCGGTAATGATCTTATGTTTGGGATTGCTCTTGAGAGTAACAACATAACGGTGCGAAACAATGTAGTTGATTCAATTTCTTATAGTGGAATTAAGATAGGTGGCTCAACAAATGGTAATAATATCCTGATTCGTGAAAATGTAGTCAGTAATACCTGCATGAATAAAACTGATGGAGGTGGTATTTATTCGTATGGTGCTCGTGGCACTTGGAATTTGACAAACAGGGTTATTAAAAGGAACATTCTTGTCAATAATGGCAAAATTGTGTATGGTATGCCAGGGGATGATGTAACTCTTTATTTCCCAATGTACATGGACGGAGGTGCGATGAATGTAATAATTGATAGCAATGTAATTGCTTACGACAATGTAAGTCAAAACTCAGTTAATTCTCAGGGGATATGGAATAATTATGCCATACTATTAAATAATCCAAAAAACATAACCCTTACCAACAATATAACATTTGCAACTCCGATTTCTTTTTCAATAAACGATTATTCTGGTATACCCAAACCTACATTAAATACTATTACAAACAATTGTTTTTATGTAAACACCACACCAGGAGGCTCAAATTATAAAGAAACAAATAGATGTTTCTTTTGGCATGCTCAACAAAATAGAACTCAAGCAGAAATGCAAATAGACATTGGGGCAATTGGAACTATGAATAATAATTATTACAACAATAATACATTATCTCCTTTTGGATGGACATCATATTCAGTTAATAGCACAGGGTTTCCAATAAAACTTGCAGGATGGCAATCGTTCAGCGGTAAGGATGCAGCTAGCGTTTCTACACCAAACATTACTCCAGAATTTCAATATAACGCAACAGGTTCTCCAATTACATATGCTTTCAGTGGCAGGCAAAAGAAAGATTTTAAAGGGAACATCTATAACAATCAGGCCACAATTGAACCCTACTACGCTAACATCTTCTTTGATAATGGTCCAGCTACAGGTACAAGCCTTGCAGCGTTTTCCACTGCATCTCAGATTAACTGTGCAGGGGGCACTGCAACTGTAACTGTCACTGCTACAGGGGGTGTTCCTCCATATAGCGGTACAGGAACTTTCACTGTGACAGCAGGAACATACACATACACTGTTACAGATGCTGCCACCCCCACACCAAACAGCATCACCACCAGCATCACTGTCACACAGCCCCCAGTGCTTTCTGTTAATTCCAGCAAGACAAATGTTCTCTGTAATGGAGGAAGTACAGGCACCATCACTGTTGTTGCAAGCGGTGGAACTCCTAATTACACATACAATTGGGGAGGTGGTGTGACAACACAGAATAGAACAGCATTGCCCATCGGTACATACACATGTACCATAACCGACTCTAAAGGATGCACAACAACAACATCACAGACGATCAACCAGCCAACAGCATTATCAGCTGGAACTCCGACAGCACCAGCGATTTTGGTGAATGGAGGCACAACAACAATAACACAACCTGTTCCTACGGGGGCCACTTCACCCTATCAATATCAGTTGAATACTGGGGCCTTCCAGACGAGCAATGTGTTCAATAATGTTTCTGCAGGTAATTACACTATCAACATCAAGGATGCTAACAATTGCACAATTGCAAGAACCATCTCTATAACACAGCCTACAGTGTTTTCAGCTACAGCCTCTGCTGGTACAATAGCCTGTAACGGAGGTAGTACGAATGTTGTTGTAAGCGCTTCAGGAGGCACTGCTCCCTACACTGGTACAGGTACATTCTCCAGAACTGCTGGAACTTATGTATTCACTGTTACAGATGCAGGTGGCTCCACAGCTTCTGCGAATGTTGTGATTACACAGCCTACAGTGATTACATCCACTGTAGCTTCTACAAATGTCACTTGTAATGGGGCATCTTCAGGATCTATCACTCTTACGGTGAATGGTGGAACTCCTGGATATACATTCCTCTGGAATGGAGGTCAAACCACACAGAACAGGACAGCTATTCCTGCAGGCACGTACACTGTAACTGTTACAGATGCAAATGCTTGCACCCTCAACAGAAGCGTTACAATTACAGAGCCCACAGCTCTCTCAGTGACATCCTCTGTAAACCCCACAAATATCCTTTGCAATGGAGGAACATCCTCTGTGACAATAGGGGCATCAGGAGGTTCATCTCCCTATACAGGGCTTGGAACTTTCCCACAGTCTGCAGGAACAGTCACCTATATAGTGACAGATGCTAATGGCTGTCCTGCAAGCAGACCCATAACATTGACACAGCCTGCTGTTCTTACAGCTTCCAATCCCACATCAGGAACCATTACAGTGAACGGTGGAAACACCACCATCACACAACCAGTTCCTACAGGAGGTGTAAGTCCTTATACATATTCTCTTAACACAGGAGCATTCCAATCAAGCAATGTCTTTACAGGAGTGGCTGCTGGTACATATACAGTGAACATCAAAGATGCTAATGGATGTATAATTACAAAATCCATATCCATCACACAGCCTGCAGTGTTCAGTGCTTCTGCTGTACAAACTGGCCCAACAATCAATTGTAACGGACAAAATACAATTGTTACAGTGAGTGCAACAGGTGGCACAGCGCCTTATACAGGCACAGGAACTTTCACCGTACCTGCTGGTCCATATAATTACACGGTTACAGATGCCCTAGGAAACACAGCATCTGCTTCCATCACTATTTCTCAGCCTACAGAAGTGGTTGCCTCTATAGCAGCAGGATCCATCACCTCTGTTGGAGGCACTACGAATATTGTTGTTTCAGCCACAGGAGGTGTTCTGCCCTATACAGGAACAGGAACATTTACAAGAGGAGCTGGACTGTATTCATTTACAGTGACAGACTCTAACGGATGTTCCAGTGTAGCTACAGTTTCTATAAATGACCCAGTCGTTATACCCAACCAGTATTTAATCCTAAACTCCGTATTCAAAAATGGCAATTAACATTAGAAGATCCGTAACACTTGGCGAAATGATCGGTATGTCCATAGTGTTGTTCGGGTGTGTAATGTCCTTTTGGATAAACACATCTGTAAGACTAGCAGCCCTAGAGCTCAACCAGAAAAACACAGAAGTTAAGTATGACCAGGTGCAAATGCAGCTTAACAAGATGAATGATAAGATTGATAAGATGAGTGAGGCACTCAACCATCTTATTGGAAAACTTGACAAATGAGCAACACAGCACTGGTTATTCTTAGTTTTGTTTCCGTGATTGCAGGGTTCGTCACCCTGGAATTGATTATACATAAACTAATGAAGAAAAAATGAAGAAGTTTTTTGAAAACCCAGGTATTCTTGCTCAACTTCCAGCCTTGATAGCTGTCCTCATCCTATTTCCAATATTTGGAACTACTGCTACAGATGCCCCTGTAAAGGTGGATGCAAGTTTCTACATCTGGCAAACTGCCTTGTGTGTCCTTGTATTGGTTGAACATGTATTCTTTATGAAGAAAGAGGGAGAGGTTCACATGTCAGGAACAGCAAGACCTATTGTATTGGGATTCTTTTTGGTGTCATTTGTTCTCACTATTTTAAACTTAATGCGTTACCAATAAAAACAAACTTATGAAATCCAAATTTTTAAGCCTTAATGCCACTGATTTCCTTAGAGGACTTGTAGTGTCTGTGCTCTCAGCTGTTCTTACAATTGTCTATCAAACCATCCAAGCAGGAAGCTTGGTGTTTGATTGGAAAGCAATTGGAACTATTGCAGCTAGTGCTGCTTTGGGATATATTCTCAAAAACTTGCTGACAAACTCTGAAGATCAGCTTTTCAAAAAGGAACCTTGATAGTATTTCAATTACATCTTGTCATCTTCATAATAGTTTCAGCCTGTCACGATGGATTGGCTGAACTATTAAGAAGCTCTACGTCAGGAACTGCTATACAAATTAAACGTAGGGTGGATCTTTGGCATATGGCTGGGAGTGGGTTGTATATTATATCAGCACTTCCTTGGCTTTATACAATAGCATGGTGGAAAATACTGGTGTGTCTTCCTTTGATAAGAGGAGCTCTGTTCAATCCCATTAGGAACTACGTATGTAATGAACCTATGTGGTATGTGGGACATACAGCTAAGACAGACATCCTCTTGAGGAGAATTGCAGGAATAAACTCTGCATGGTTGCTATCGGCTGCATCAATTCTGTTATTGCTCATCTTCAACATTTTGACATGAAATATGTATTAGGCTTGGTTTTTGCCACACTCGTATTAGCTTCTTGCTATACAGACAAGAAAGCCATAAAGCAGATAGAAAAGGCTATGGAGAAGAAGCCTGAGCTCACTCTTGAGAAGTTCAGAGCTAATTATCCATGTATAGAGACAAGCTCTGACACAACAATCGTCATTAAAGACACCACTATAGAAGTGGAGGTTGAGTGTCCAGATCTTGTTGATACAACATTCATCAGGGACACTATCAAGACTGTGAATAATAAGGTGGTTATTAAGAAGGTGCCTGTTAAGGTGCAACTTCCTGGTCAGGTTATTACAAAATACATTGAGGACAGCGCTAAGATAAAGTTGCTCTCTATAGAGAACCAAAAGCTCATTGACGAGAACAAAAAGCTCAAATATGAGGTGAACCATCTTAAATCCTGGAGAAAATACCTGATTATTCCCTATCTTTTAGTAATTTTATTCCTCATTATAAAAGCACTCACTAAGAAAAGTTTATGAAACCAAAAGACTTTGTGAACACCTTTCTTCAATTTGCTGTAGAGACGGAAAGAAAAACAGGAATAAACGCATATTTTACATTAGCTCAGGCAGCTATCGAGAGTGGGTGGGGAGATATGGCTCCAGGAAACGCATTCTTTGGTGTAAAGGACACTGATGGGGTGAATGGAAACGAACAGCTTCTCACCACAACAGAATACAGCAGGAGAATGGATCTGAAGTTTCCCGTAGTGATTAGTGTCACTCCTGTCATGAGGAACGGCATAAGGATGTTCAAATACATCGTTAAGGACTATTTCAGAAAATACGACACTCCTGAGGAGTGCTTTACAGAGCACAGCCAGTTCTTTCTAAAGAATAAAAGGTATGCAAAAGCATTAGAAGTGAGGGAAGATCCTTATAAATTCGCTGATGCTGTAGCTAGAGCAGGGTATGCAACAGATCCCAACTACGCTAAATTGTTAAAGGATGTCATAAAAATGATTGAGAATTTATGAGAATGCCAAAAGAAAAACCACGCAAAGCACCCAAGGTGCCCAACAAGAACCCTGAGAAACCCTACATGAAAGAGGCAGGAGTTGGAATGAAGAAGTCTCAGGCTCTCCCAATGAAACGTAAAAGACTTTCAAAATAAAAAAACTTAATCCTATGGCACTATTTAACATTACCATCAATGTACTTGATGATGAGGATTCCAAAAAGAAACTGGATGATATATCTAAAAAGCTTGACCAACTGATTAGTGGTGGTGGAGGAGCTACAGAAAATCCATGTATCAAGAATGAAATCCTGAAAAACTTGGATGTTGCAATACAAAAGATAAACAATATTGTTTAACCCTAAAACCCCTTTAAAACATGGCTACTCTCGAAGAAATCTCTGCGAAAGTTGACGAACTGCAAGCTGCTCTTGACGCTGAACAAGCTCAAGTTGCTGAACTGGTTGCTGCTAAAGATGCTGCTATTGCCTCTCTCGAAGAAGCAATTGCTGCTCTGGAAGCTCTGGTTGCTGATGGCGGTACTCCCGAAGCTAGACAAGCTGTTGTTGAGAAACTCGACGCTGCTAAGGCTGATCTGGAAGCAACTGTGTAATCCTCGTCACACGAAATTGAAAAGCCCCTTTTTACAGGGGCTTTTCTTTTACATTTTTTTCCAAAAATACTTAAAGTTAATTTCAATGCTCTTTAAAATAAAGCCATTTATAGATTCGCTGTACTCTTCACGTATTGCTTTGTAAAATTTAATCTTCACTACACTCTCGTTACAAGCAAAATTGTAAAAGTATCCTAGAAATTTACCGTTTGGTTTTATTATTTTAAATAGCTGTAGCATTTACAAATCTAGTGGCATCAGAAGGATCGAGATAGATTTCACTCTGGAAGGTGTTTCTTTCCCTCTTATATCCCTTCATCTTATTAGTTTTGGGGTCAACATCAGGCACTTGTTGTGCTCTTTCGTGAAGGTCATCTAGAAGAATAAGCACTCTTCCATCCTCAACAGTGATGGACCTCACCACCTTATTGATGTTAAAACTGTCTCTATACTCCTTGAATTCAGGATTGTCTGGAGTACCGCTCACTAGTTCTTTTCTAGTGTAAAAGAATTGATTTTGCATATTGGTTTGTTTTATTTTTGATATTCAAAGTCTAGGATTTTACCTACAAGGTCACTTCTGTGGTTGTGCTTGAGTTTAATCCATTGTATTTCCTTGATCTTCTTGGACAGCTCTATTACATAGCTGAGCCCGTTGTATTCATCTCGTATGTCTTTTTGCTCATTGTCCCCATTGATGATGATTTTACCATCCTTTCCAAGTCTTGTGAGGATGGCCAGCATCTCAGCCTTTGTAAGATTCTGGGCTTCTTCTACAATAAGCACATCATCTATTGTCTTTCCTCTAATGAATTGTACAGGAAGGGCCTTCACCTTCTTGGTTGTTATGAGCTCATCTATCTTCACCTTGTCGTAGCACTTGGTGAGATTCTCAAGGAATGCTTCCAGATAGGGATCAAACTTCTCACTAAGAGACCCAGGGAGAAACCCCAGAGAATGACCCACTTCTACAGCAGCCCTTGTAATGAGGATTTCATCACATTGCTTCTTAAAGAGAAAATCTAAAGCACACTGTGCACTGACAAGACTCTTTCCGCAGCCAGCCCTACCTGTAATAATCACTATCTGATTGTCCAGAATAAGCCGTTTAGCTTCCTTCTGCTCATCATTCAGTGTCACTTTATATTTAATCTCGTTCTTTCTCTCCCTGTTTGATTCTTTCATATTTAAGTTTTAACTCATCTCGTCTTTTGTTCACTTCCTCATACTTATACATGTTGCTCTCAACGTTCGTATGTTCATCTAAGGTAAGAAGAATTATGTTATCTTCATCATATTCTGCCTCAGGAAATTTTTCTTTGGGAAGAATGTGGTGGAAATATGTTGAAAGTGGTTCCCTGCCTAAGTAGATGTTGCTTATCTCAGAAAAATGCCTTCTTTTGCTCCAAATCTGTAGGAAAAAGTCGTTTCTTAGGGATATTGTGCCCTGTTTTTGTGACTTTTTCACATTTAAGGGTTTTCTGGGTTTGCATCTAAAACAGTGTTCACTTTCAGCATTCCTACCACAGGTGATGCATTTATTTGCCACTGCTTCCGTGGCCTCCTTCCCCTCTCTCTGTTTCTGTAAGGTGGTTGGCTTCAATCATTTGTACGTACGGATGGGGAATAATCATGAGCTGACACACCCTGTCTCCTATCTCATACACTCTTGAAGCCACTCCTCTTTTCTTATTGAATGTCACTTGCACAGATCCTCTATATCCACTGTCAATAACTCCTACAGAATTGCTGAGGAAAAGATCGTATTTTCTTATAGAGCTCCTAGGAAACACAAGTCCTACAAATCCCTCAGGAATCTCTAGAGCTATGCCTGTGTCATACACAATCTGGAAGGGTTCATTGCTGATTATTTCTACAGCTGTTAAATCCACGCCAGCATCCCCCTCTTTAGCATAAGAAGGGGATGTGGTGGCAGGATGAAGCTTTTTAAATTTCACTTGCATCTTCTACTGGGATTTCTGTGTGATTGATTTTGTTAATGATTTGTTCCTTAATGCTATTGTAAAACTCCTCATTGTCCATAAGCATGGCCTTAAACTCTTCAAGGTTGTATTTGGTTTCGTTGATGGTCATTGTCTTGCCATACTTTCTACCAATCTCAAACTCATTGATGAGCTCCATAATCTCTCCAAGCTTGTCAATACCCTCACCATACACAATCTCAAACTGAGATAGTCTGTAAGGAGGAGACATTTTGTTCTTGATGGCCTTCACCTTTGTAATATTACCATAGGTGACATCACCTTCTTTGGCCAAACTCCTGCTCACTTCTATACGGACATCAGAATAAAACTTCAGAGCATGCCCTCCTTGTGTGGTGGTGGGATTGCCAAACATCACTCCTATCTTCTCACGATATTGCGAAATGACAATAACACAAACATTGTATTGGGAAAGCGCACTCTTAAGTTTTGGATAGGCATTGCTGTTCAAGAGAGCTTTCTTGCCAATAGATGAATCACCCACCTCACCATCAAGCACCTTCTTAGGAATCAAACTAGAGTCTGAATCGATGATAATCATATCAATTGTACCAGTTTGGATCATCTCCATAGCAATATTAAATCCCTCCTCACCGCAAGAAGGCTGAGCAATCAGCATCTTTGTTGTGTCCACTCCAAGAGCCTCAAAATAATGCTTGTCAACAGCATGCTCACCGTCTATATACAGAACAGTGCCTCCTCTCTTTTGACATTCTGCTACAGCATGACCACAAATTGTGCTCTTACCTGAGCCCTCCCATCCCATCAGCTCATACATCTTGCCTTTTACAAAGCCTCCTGTACCCAATGTGATGTAGTCAAATCCCAAAGATCCTGTTGAAATCACATCATAATCTCCATTTGTCTTGTTTTCCAATGTAAGCACTGTCCCTTCCCCATAGGTTTTGTTGAGTTTGTCCAGTGCTTCCTGGAACTTACTTTTGCCTTCTACAGGCTCTTTTGTTTTTGCCATAATTGATTGATTTTAGGTTGTAAATTTAATTCAAAACTTCGACTCTAACAAAAAAAGAGCCCCTAATGTAGAAACATTGGGGCGTTTATTAATCATTAAAATCAAAAACAAAAAACTTATTCTATAGCACAACTTCCACCAGCACAAGCTGCTGTCTGGCCAAACTCTACATTATCATCTATCTCTGTCACCTTTGTTAGATCTATAGAGTGTAATGCGTTTATTCTCTTGTTATATTCCTCTTCTGTAATGTCCTCGAAAGGAGCTTGAACATAACTTCCTCCCCAATAGGGCAACACACTTAATCCATTGTAAAACTCCTTGTTGTCCCACATCCATTCTCCTACAGCTTCCCATTCATCTAAAGAAGCATCTAAAAATTCCTCTATTATAGGATTTGAATGATTGTCTATAACAACATCAGTTTTAAATACAGAGGGATACTTTCTGTTCTTATCAATAGAAATTGTAGCAGATACATTGTGTGTATTATCTCCTGTAACATGCCCAGCTCTCACCCATTCTGTAGAGAACTTCTTAACACGCTCAAGCGTATCAATAGCTGTCTCTGTTCTGAATATAGAGCCCTCTGGAGCCTTAATAGGGATGCGAACACATAATGTATCATGAGGACGAAGAACATCATCTTCGCACAGCTCAGGATGGTTCACTTGCAAATATAGGGCAATGTCCTCGCTTTTTCCAAATCTAATTGTACGAAGATAATAGGGAGCATGCCATGCGTGTATGCCTGAAGATGTTCCAAGTACACAACTTGTTGTACCTGAAGGCTTTATGCAGGTGATACGAGATGCTTCATTGATTCCAATGTCTGCAGAAATTACAGAATTCACCACCTTGGCTGTATATGCTGGAATGCTGAGGTCATATTTCAACACCTCACCTGATGCAATCCCTGTCATACCGATTCCTAAAAGAGCATCCTTCTGTGTAGTTTGTCTCCAGATGGGACGCAAGTAATGGAAATCTGTAAACCCAGCTTGCAGAGTTCCAAAGAACGCAGCTACAGCAACACGATTGTTCAAATCGTATTTATTCTCAATATCACTGACATTCACCTCGCACAGGTTACAAAACTGATAGGGTCTGAGTCCAATCTCACAACATGGATTAGTGCCCCAGTCTTTATTGTTAGTCCAATAAATCCCAGGTTCACCGCTTCCTGAAGCCTCTATTCTCTTCCAGAGATCGAAGAACTCTGTAGCCAACACTTCTGTTCTTTCCAATACAGCAGAGTTGTTAGCCCTTCCACGCTGTTCATTTATCTGCCACCAATCTCCATACTTACATGTAATCATCTCTTCGTCATCATGGCTAAAGAGGGCAATCATAGCACTTCTCCTGATGCCTCCAGCAAGCACACTGTTTGCAATGTGACACAGCATATCATGACACTCAAGAGGAGAAAGCTTTTCTCCTTCCTTCTTCCTTTCCAGAATAGCCTGCACGTGTGCCAGACAAATCTTCAAGGGTTCAGGACCAGGAGCTTTACCACCAGCTGTTACAAGTCTTGCTCCCTTCTGACGGATGGCCCTAAAGTCAAATATGGGCATAAACTTACCCTCCATATAGGCTTTGAACAACACCTTTACAGCATCAGCCCATCCCATAATTGAATCCTCAATCAGGTAGGTGCGCTTCTTTCCAGGCTTTGTAATGACAGGAAGCTGCTCTATATGATGTTTTTGTACGCTATATCCCACACCTGTACCTCCTAACAGCAAGAACATAGTCTCACTGAAGCTGTGCAAGCTGTCTATAGGAAGAAAACAGCAATTGTAAATACGAGCATTGTTCACCTCAGCAGCTGCTCCTGCAAACTGAAGAGCCCTCATTGAGGGAAGTACAGCCTTTCTTCTAATAAATTCCCCACTTGTTTTAATAGCTTCTTCAAGCTTAGGGTATTTCTTAATCATCATGTTCTCATATCTATCTACTATCTCGTCCCAGGTTTCTCTTCTTTTCTTTTCTGGGATGAATTTTGCATATTTCGAATAAATTGTAATATCCGATAACACTTGAAGTCCTACGTCCATAACTAATATTTAGGGGGTTAAAAAATAGAGGGGCGCAAATTTAATACACACCTCTCTAAGTTCCAAGACATTTTATAAATTCTAACTAACCATCTTCCTTATCTTTTCCCCTAGCTCTGTATTGTTGGGAGTGGTATTAACTATGTCAATTATCTTCATCAGATAGAGACTAAAGTCCATAGATTCCTCTAGAGCATGTGTAAAGAAGTTATCATGGTTGTTCTCACTGAGAGTGGTGCCATACTTCCTCACCCCAGTTTCACTTCTCTTATTATATTTTTCTATCAGCTGTTCAACAATATTGTCTCTCATAGCTTGCTTTCTAGTTGTTTAAACGCATCAATGATGGCTGCTGTTTCAGCATCTTTCCTGTTTGTGTAGTCGATGCTTTCAACCACCCCATCAAAGCTATACCTGAACACAGGACTAGGGCCTTGTGCGTCTACAGATAGAGATATGTAGATTTTGTGATCGTCAAACACATCAAACAAAGACCTGGGAGACCCATTCAATATCTCAGACACCCTGTTGTTGTCAATTCCCTGTTGTCTGACAAGTTCCTTGAAATCATCTGGAACAGAGTCTGTCCTCATGGATGTCAAAAGCCTATCTAACAGCCACTGTTTTACAACAATGGCTGTTTTAGGATTGGTTTCTAATAATTCTAACATGTTCATAATCAATGTTTTAATAGTTCTTTATATCTGTCTTCCCACCAGTTTGCTTCATATTCAAGCTCATTCATCTCATTCTCCTTCACCTCTTTGGCTAGGAGTTGGTTTCTGAAGCTTTCCATTTTGCAATAGGTGGCTGTAGAATCCTTCCCATATTTCTCAATAAGAAGGGTTACGATTTGTTCGTTATACATTTTCTTTAAGTTTTTCAATGACTAAAATCTCATTTACCTCTTTATATCCATCCCAGAGCTCCATATCATCATCAAACTGTATGTCAATCTTATCCTCCCAATATTCTTTCAAATCCTTGGTTTTGTTAAAGATGCGATGTTGCAAAGCCACCTCATCTTTATGATAACCGTTCCTTATAATCTTCACTGTTTTTGGGAACAGATTCTGGAAATCCTTGGAAGTTTTGGAATATTTACCAGCTCTGATGAATTCAAAGTCTCTCTTATACTTCTTATCAAGCTCATACACCAATACGACATACCCATCAGGATAGTCATAATCGTCTATGATTAATTTGGTTCTTTCATATTCCCCATCCAGGAAATCACGAAATGCTTCCAAATCAGAAGGCTTGAACAGAACATATACACAATTCTCATATTGTACGTCTCTGTGAGCATCCTTAGAATACCCATTTATAAACCCGTTTGCCTTAAGGCTGCTCCTGTTGATTCCTAAAGTGGGAACCATGAAGATGCTGGTGATTGTTCTTTTCAATTCCATTAACTTTTAATGTTTACAAGTCCTTCATTCTGATAGTTTTCTCTTGAGATGTTCCAGACATCATTTTCTACAGCCCACGAAAGGTCTTCAATGAGCCTTTGTACACCAGGATATTTACGTCCTTTGTGCTCAAATCCCTCATAGGCATCATATATGTCTCCCAAGTTTAACATATAAATCAGTGGACTATAATAGTTTGTAGAGTCACAAACAATAAATCTAGGATAGAGAGCCTTATATCCGTACAGCTCTCCTTCAAATGTCAGAGATTCTGCAGCCTTGTAATACAGATAGGCCTGAATATATGCCCTACGGTAGAGATAGTATTCCTCATAGAAGTTTTCTACACTCCAGGTGCACTTGAGATCGTACACTTGAATAGTCCTTTCTTCATGGTCAATCACCACCTTATCCATCATGCTCTTGAACAGATGGCCTTCTACAGAATATCCCTCAATCTGGAACTGGTTGTGTATTGTATATCTTGAGCTGTTCACAAGATTTACAACATTTGCAGTGATGGAATTTGTTCTGAGCTCTGCTACAATCTTCTCAGCATTTGTAACATCTTCTGTTGTCACCACAGTGAGTCCCTTGCTCTTCACCTCTCTCATCTCCTTGTAATAGATTTCAGCATCACTGCCTACAAACTTACCGATTACAGCATCAAATTTGATTTTAAACCCACTTTCAACATATGCATCTTTACATATGTCCTCAAAGCTCCTGTTCACCTCACCAAACTCATCTGTAGCAGCAGCTGTATGTTTGTATAAAGATTCCACAAAGGCAAGCATGAGCCCTGTAGGAGCGCTAATGCACGTAGACATGTAAAATCTCTCATCAAACATCTCTGGTTCAAGAAGAAGGGTTTCCACAATTCTTCCAGTGATGGAGGCCTTGTTCTCAGAATCCTCCACCTTGTCTCCTAATATATATTTCTTGTAATATTTCCTCCTGTCAAGAGAAAACTCCTTGAGGCTAGAAGAGCTGTCCATATTTACAGCCCTGTACATAGCCTCTGTCTTACTGCTTCCCGTTATCATAATTTTTGTCTTTGGTTAAGAAATCTGTGTTTCGCTTAGCTCCCTTTGGCCATCTAGATTTTTTAGGCTTCCAATCTTCTGGAATAGGGGGAACCAAACTTTCTCCTGCTGTAGGATTACCATACAATATTAAATCATTTTGATCCACTGTACGTATAAGTCCTGAGTGATATATACGTACAATAAACTGTGGATTTGAAGTGACACTGCCTGTAATCATGAACATCACTAAACAATCTCCTAATTCTTTTGCATAAGCGTCAAAAGGGTTAACTATTTCATGAACCGTTTGAATCATCATGAGCTTTCTGTTTAAATGCATCAATAATGTAATGTTGCATTGCTCTCACTTCCCTGGGCACTCTCTGGAAGAACCAGCGAATGTCCACCTCATATTCATTTCCATGAGGATCAACACCGTTTGGGTGTATCAGCCAAAATTGGTGTTTTTCACCATCATAAATAACATGTCCCTCATACCAAACCTCTGTAAATGAGGATTCTCGATTAATACTCACTTCCAAACTCTTACTTTTTTCCATTCTTTTCATTTTGTGTTTTAATATTGTGACAAGTTTCACATATGCACTGGAGGTTGTCAATCTCACAGAACAGTCTTTCTACAAATCCTGGAAGATCTTGAGCGCATTTCAGGCTTCCTGCTGGGATGATGTGGTCTATGTTGATTTTCTTTTCAGGAAACCACTCTTTGCACACATTACATTTATATTCAAATTTCTGTCTCTTGTTTGGTCCTTTGTAGGCCCTTCGAGACTTCATTTTACATTGTGTAATGGGTTTCCACCATCTGCTTTTCTGCCTAAGACCGCTTCTGATGAAACTCCAGAATGCGCTTTCTGTCATACTACCAGCGTTCCTGGTTTTCTTGACAGCACTCTTTTTTCTTGTAGCCATAAAATAAAATGTTGCCCCAAATATACGCTATTTGAGGCAACATTCTACACATCATCAGTCCATATTCTTAATCCTGTTAACAATATCTCCCATCATTTCTTCCAGAGTGAGCGTGATTGTGTCAATCTGCTTGGTTGAAATTGTAGGAATGTGGAACGAATACTTCCTGCTTTCTGCTATAAATCCTGCACTAGCTCTTTCTGCAAGTCCTTGCAACTCACGGATGGCATAATCATCATCCAGCTCAAGAGTGTCAAAATCCAAATCGTGAAGAATCTGTGTAGCCTCCTCACGTGGTACAGTCATAAGAGGAAGATATTCATAGCATCTGCCCTTATGCTCACCAATACCTACCACCTTCATAGGATTGATTAGGATGAGCATAGATGTGTCACCACATCCCACATAGTGGATTTGATCACTTGTGAAATGCAATCCAGCAGCTGCACAATCCTGTGTACTCCAGTTACACTCGCTCAAAGGTATGCTTACAGGCTGTCCTACACGGATGTCAAATGTCTTGGTCCAATCATCTGTATACCGATTGCTCTTCATATTAGGAAGATCGAGATACAAAGTGGTCAGATTACCAACGAGTGATACATTAGAAGCTCCTTCAAAATTAATGTTTTCTAGAAAATAAGAACCATCACCATCATGTTTCCAAACATTGTATTGATTAGGATCTTTCTTCCAGATGGCCTTAATCTTATTGTAAGTGTTGCTTACAAAGTCTACAAGCTCTGTATCGTCGCACAGGCTTACAACATTCCTAAGAGCCACAAAGAATCCCTGCTTGGTGATTCTGAAGCTGTTCTCTTTGAGGAATCTGTACAGCTCATGAGCCACTTCTGCCCTTGGATTGAGGCAGCACCACATGAAGAACCTCTTCAGAGCCTGATATTTCTCATCTGTATAGAGGAGAAGTTCAGTTTCTTCTATTGAATAATTCTCATATGAGCTGATTATCAATAGGAATTCTTCTACAAGAATTTGAGGCATGGTTCTACCTGTACCTCTCATCACCACTGAATCACCATCGAGCTCAAAGTCTCTGAATTTGTTGAGCAAATCAAGACCTTTTTGCATGGCTTTAGCCTTCTCAATGTCAGCTTCCAGCTTTCTTTTGTCTGCTCTTGCCTCTTGAGACATTACAATAACGAATAATTCTTCCTCAGATGTAGCGCTTTGTGCAGCTTTAAAATCCTCATATGTGGCATTTGGTTTGCTAATGATGTTTCCATCATTCAGCACTATGGTGAGCACATCATTCACCATCTTGAGATTGGTGTACACTTGCCTATCTACATCAAAATCATTTCCAAAGGAATCCTCCTCCTCTTCTTCCATGTTATCCCAATCTGTAAAATCATCATTCCAATCCTCATCATCACAATCACACTCTTCTTCCTCATTCTTAATTTCTTCTTCTTTTTCCAATTCTTCAATTTTAGATGCAATCTCGTCTTGTTGTCTTTTCAATTTAGACATTTGTTCTTTAAACCATTCCAGGCCAAATTTACTACTCATTGTTTTTGTTTTTAATGTTTATTAAAATGTACGTCGAATACATGATTGAACCAAGCTTTGTCATTAGACAAAGTGGAATTGACATCAGTGATAAACTTACCCCATGTATCTGGAACAGGGATGTTCCAATGTTCCATCAAAGCAAGCCACATGTTCTCGCAGTCTTGCATGTCTAAGTTTTCTGCCAATGGAACACCATCCAGAAACATGTAATACATTGCGTCTCTGAGCCTTTCAATTTTTGATTTTTTCATAACTGTTTGATTTAAAAGGAAGGGCTATGTGTTAGCCCTTCCATTTGTGAATTATACAATTTCAACCATTTCTTGTTCTGTTAATTTAACCAGCTCATCTTCAGCCAGTTTTACATTGTAATTCTTCCAATCTATTCTTGTCTTGTAATACTTAAACATGTCAGCAATTACTCTCAATGTTTTGCAATCATTGTCATCACTCCATCTTCTCATGTGTGAGCAAAGCTCATTTAAGAAATAAAGCTTCTCAAGAAGCGATTTCACTTGTTTATATGTATGATAGATTTCACCATCAAAGAGGTTGTGTTCTTCTGCCACAGCAAGCATTGCCTGATATGTTTCCTCACTGCATGTGTTGTAGTTTTTCTTTTTGTACTCAAGCAGCGTGTCAAGATTTTCTACAAGACTCTTGGAAACAAGTGCAAGTCTTTCGGTGCGAGTGAACACATGTTCTTGTTCATCTATAAGCTTATCTATCAAATAAGCTGTTACAAGCCTCTTGAATGGTTTGTTCTTACCCTCCATAAATTTATCAAGTTTAATCCAGTTGTGTAATTCTATTTTCTCTACATTTTTAAGCTCCCTATCAGAAAATGTTACAAAGCGAATATATGTGCTGCTTAAATCCTTTGATATTTTAAACAGACCGTCCATCAGCTTTACATTACCATCTGTTTGTGCTGCATAAACAGTGAGATATCCAGCCTTGTATATTTTCTCAAGATTGTACGTAGTGCTCACCCATTTACAGTTTTTACCCTCTACATACCTCTCCAGAGACTGGGCTTCCTTACCAACTATTTCTCCCTTAAGCTTCAACTTTCTCACCTTGGTTCCTGTAACCTGTATGGAAGGAACAGACTTTTTCCTGGGGTCTGTCCAACCTTGAGGAACCTCTAGAGTGTCAATGTTTGTAAGCCCATCAATATACAAGTTTACAATGTATTGAAACTCCTTAATGGCTGTTCTCCACAGTTTTCTGTCAATCTTACTCAATCCAAGAATGCTTACATAAGTGGCATAGTCTGGAGCTCTGTTCACATTTCCAAGCTTGAAACTGGAACTTTTTCTAATGAGACATCTGTGCTCACCCCATTTGTGAGTGTCACCTCCATAGGTTTGCTTGATGTATTCCTTCTTCTTTCCAGAAATCTTCTCGCTGTATATAAAATGCTTATGCTTATTTAACATTCCGTTAATAGAAAGTTGTGTATCATAAGACCTTTTACACTCTCTCCATTTACCATGTGCAATCTTAAAACCAACCTTATACTCTCCAAGGATGTAATCTTTGTTTCTGTGCAAAAGTTGCAAATTAAGAACAGAAATCCCTTTGAGCGTAGGCTTGGCTATGGAAATTGTAGCATGCTTCTCCAGAGAGGATATGTCATACATTGCCTTTCCAAATTCCAGATTTCTGGAATCAGAAGAGAAATAGTTCATCACCTCTACAATATTGTCTGTTTCTACAACAGATTCATTGTACTTGGATATGAAATAATCAGCAGCCTGTCTAATCTTGGCAAGGATGATTTCTTTAGCCTCCTTGGTGTAACGGATGGATTCCCTGTTTGGTGTGGGATAGAGACCATCTGTAAGACCAAATCTCAAGCCTATTGGTAGATGGATGGGGTCTATACCAAGCTTGTTGAATTCCAACGGATAGTAGACATTATCTAGGCAAATATGCATGTTTCCATCTGTGGAAATGGGAGAAAACTGAAAATGCTCATACCTGTGTATAACAAATTCATTATCAAAGCCTTCCAGATCAAAATACACACTCTCGAAATAGGCCAATTGCTCACTGATTTTCTCAACAAACTCACGCTTATCGCTGTATTTCACAGGCAAAATCATCTTTACACCATTTGGTTCTGTTGTTGGTTTTTCATACAACAAATCGATGGTGTTAAGCTCTTCACCCTCATACATCATATATTTTCTCTCCATTCCGTTCTTTCTGCAAACAAAATAGAAAGAAGAGCTATAGGCAAGACCTGCCTTAAAGCCCAGTCCGAACATGCCTAATTCTGTAGCACTGTTCCTCTTCGTGCTCTTACCATACTTGCTAATGATGTTCTTTACATCATCTGCATCAAGGCCTGTTCCAAAATCTTCTACAGAAAACTCATAATTGTTGGAGCTATTCACTCTAAACCTAACTACAATAGGTTTTGTAACACCAGCTTTTCTATGGCTATCCAGAGCATTAGAGGCCCACTCTCTGATGGTGGACCCTATTGCATCTGAATACAAGCTCTTACTTAACATCTGCATCAACATCTGTGCACTGTCTAAGTCTAGGGACATTCCTATGGAATCTTGCTGTATCCCGTCTTGGTGTACAATTGCTTCTGTTTGTTTTTCTAAGATCATAATGATTAATGTTTTTGATTTTAATATTCACACAGCCAATTGATTTTAACTTTACTTCTGTCTTTAATGATTCTGTCAACTTTTGTAAATACACCCTCTGTATCCCAATCACACTGCCTGTATGCAGCAGATGCTGGATGACTGATGACAAAACTCCAGCTGAATGGTGGTGTATATTTCTCATATTTTGCAGCATCCTTGCCAAGGAACACTACAGGAACACCCTCAAGGTCCACTATCTCAAAGAAATGCCTAATAAATGGTTCCCATATGGCAATATGTGAGCCTGCTTTATTGATTTCTGTTGTGAGGGCTGCGTTCATCATCAGCACACCCTGTTTGGCCAGATAGCTGACATCAGGATTTTTGAAATAACTGAGATTGAGGCCATTATGCATCTCTCTTTCCACACCTTTGTAGAAGTTTTCCAGAGAGGGCTGTATCTTGTTTGTAACGCTACATCCCATCAACAGCCCATCAGCCACAAATTCTCCACCAATCTCTGTATGATAGGGGCACATTCCCATCATTATTGCTTTTAGTTCTGTAAGCGGTGTTTCCCTGAAGCATCTGAATACATTAGAAGAGAGAGGGGCAATTTTATGCCCCTTTCTACTTCTCTCTTTCAAATGCTTATAAATCTGGTCACACGCTTCACTTTCTATAAAAGGTTGCATCTTATCATGCCAACTTTCATGAAACTGTTCTTTAAACGCTTCCCATTTCATAATTAAAATAGTTCTAATTGTGTAAACCTGCTTTCTTCTTCAGGAGTGATTTCCTTGTTCATCGAGTTTACAATAAGTCCACTCTCTGTTACAAAGAAATTATGTGCATCAATGTGGTTTTTCATCCACAGGGTGGGGTGCACTTCCTTCATAGCAAAGGTGGTGTAATTGTACAGCTCCCAGAGACTATCTTTAGCACCATAATCGTGTGTAGGGCTCCTAAGCTCTTTCTTGATGATGTTTAGCTGCGTACTCTGGATGAACTCTTCTTCAATAATCATCCTGCCAATCAGCTCAGCCTTCATTCTTTCAGATATTTCAATCTGCTTCATCTTCTCTCTCTCACCCTGCATACGCTGGAATGCATCACCAGCGCTCTTGATGTAGTCTGTAATAGCCTGAGGAGTGAATGTCTGTATCGTACCAACATGCTTCTTCTTGAATGCACCATAATCCCCACTTACACATCCATTTTTGCAAATGAAAATGCGTGTACCAATGGCAAACTTCAATGTGAGCGTCTTGTTGTAAGAATTCTGCCAGCCAATCTGCAGCTGCATTTCGCTATCAGCCACATTTCTGATTGTAAACATACCATTTGCCACTTGTCCACCAGCAGCAGCTGTATAGCTCTCTGTGTCTAAAGCAAACCCAGCTTTCTCAATACCACCCAATGTGAGGTCTATAAGCTCTGCGTGAGTTACAGGCTTGTACGTGCGTGTTTGTTGAGGCACTTCTGCACCAAGCAGAATTTGTTTTGTCACCTCGTAAGACTTAGTTTCCATTTGTCAATTTGATTTTTTGGTTTAAAAATTGTGATAGAATACCTTCCAGATTTTCCAGGGATATACATTCCACCTCATCCCATTGCGTTGTTTCCAGCCATTCTGTATTGTCTTGAATGGCCTTAATCATGTCTTCCAGTGTCATAACTTATTCAATTGTGATAATTGTTCTGATACCAATCTAATAAATAAATCAGTTTGTCTATAAGCTCTTCATCTGAATTTTTAGCCAGATCGATCAAATCTGAGGTATATTCATATTCATCTTGTGAGTGGCTAATTATAGCATTCACCAACTTTTCTCTGATTGTTTCTTCCTGGACGTTTAATCTTCCAAGAAGTCTTTTTTCTTTTTTCTTCATAATTTAGAATTTTAATATTTGTAAATAGTTTTGATAGGCTTCATCATACGTATAAGCCCAAATTCTATACCCATCAATTTCAAATAGTTTTTTTTCCATTACAATAATTGTTTTTGTTTTAAATAATCTTCTATAGATTTCAATCCATGTGTTTTGGCAAGATCAGCCCAGTCTTTGATTCCTTCCTGAAGGTATTTACGAGGGACATTGATATATCCAAAGTCAAAAAGCTTTGTAATCTGCTGTGAATTAGCCACTCCTGTAACATCAGAATCAAAGGACAGGATTTGTGTGTCAGAATTGGCCTTGAGGAATTCTACATTCTCTGGAGAGAAACATCCTATCCCCTCATTCTGCACAGCACAGCAGCAAGGATAGACCTTCTTCATCACCATATAGTCTTTCTTGCTCTTGTTGATGATGGCTGTTTTACAATTTAACACATCACTCTTCCCATCCATTTCTGTAATAGGTGTATTGTTAGGCACCCATTTTGTCCTGCGGTCATTGGTTGGTCTATAGATTTTCCAATGCCCATTGTAAAAGTAGCCAAACGTCAATTCTGTCTCTTTAAGAGAAAACAATTGCTTGTTCAGATAGAGCTTTTTTATGGAATAGATGTTGTTGTCCCTCAAATCTTGTATGTTCTGATGGTATTGGTTCCAATAAGCCAATTCTTCCTGTGTGAATTTGCGTGTAACCACCTGAATCAGGGAATATCTTTTCACCTGTTCAGGCTGTTTATACTCACTCACCACCTGTTTATAGGCCTGTGTACCATTCCCATCCACTATACCAAGACCAAAATCCTTGTCTATCAACATCAATACATCATGTAGAGAGGATAGGCCAAACAGCATCTTTACAAAATCAAAGCATCCACCTCTCTTGCTTGTATCTGCAAAATCGATAAATGACAAGTTGCCACTTCTGTTCCCTATGAGAAATGAGGGATTGTTCTCATTCCTAAATGGAGAATAGGTCACTTGATTGATTTTCCAGTCTCTGTTGGGCATATACCATCTGAATATGTCGTATTCTGTCACCCTTGCCAAAACATCCCTTATTTCTATGTTTCCTCTCTTTTTACCTTTAATCATACATATAAAGATAAATAAAAGCCCCCACATCTCTGCAGGGGCTTTCTTGGTTTTTGTTGAAAATTAATAATCAGCTCCGTCTTCTGTTATAGTTTTGTCAGATGCTACAACATTCTCTTCTGGATTGTATTCTTTCAAATCTTTAAGGATAAAGAAGTCTTTGCATCCGTATTCACCGTTCACATTGAGAACAAATCTCTCATGAGGTTTCAGGTCTTTGGACTTTTTAGTACGAAGAGACCCAATAACACCAGGATTGCTGAAATCAACGAGTTTAAATTGCTTGATGCTATAAGAGGGCAAGAATGCCTTGTTATAGATGCTTTGATACTCCTTGGTTTCATCTTCCTTAATAACAGTTTTCACTGTTGCAAGGGCTACAATGCTGGTGCTCCACTCACCATCAATCTGATCTTTCAAATCCTTGACATTACCCTTCATGAGCTTCTTCCAGTCCAATTGCAGGGTGGTTTCAGCATCACGATAGTCGAGATTACCCAACCATGTGCGAAGGAAGTTGTAAAGATCTTCTTCTCCTGTGAATGCTACACGATATTCTCTGGAAGTGAACCAAGAAGGGAGACTGTTAGGAGATTCTCCCCAAGAGCACGTTCCAATCGAATTAATGTATTGCTTCTTATTTCCGTCTTTATTTGTTCTTTCTTTGTCTTCAAGGAAGAAGGTCACCTTAAATTTGTCTGCACTCTTTACATCCTCAAGCCAAACATCCACACGAAGGGTGGTGTTTCCCTCTTGAGAAGTTCCTAAATACTCCAGAGACTTGCTGTCTTCCTTCACCTCAATACCAAGAACATCTTTATATTCTTCAGCATTAGGATTGATGGCCAACACTTTAGCCTCGAAGAGCCCCACCTTTTTTGTAAATTCTGGTAATTGACCTTGTTCTTTCTTTTTTCCTCCAATGTTCATGTTTTCTAGTTTTAAATTGTGATTAATTGTAATACTCGTCTATTGTGTCAGACACAAGTTGTAAATTGTTTGGAACCTTCACATCTGTGAACATTCCTTCTGGGCTTTTTGCAGGATATTTCTTATATCTGTTTGTCACAAAATAGTAGTTTGCTCCCTCTTTTGTATCTTCTATATGTGTGTAGAGACAAATCGTGAACAATCCCTCAAGGACAATCTGATTATCCAGCATCTTTCCAGATGTCTTCATCTTATACCCTATAATCTCTCCACCATCCTCAACTGTTTCAGGATGGGAGAAATAGAAAATCTTTAAATCGTCTCGTAATTTACGGGCTTCCCTAAATAGCTCAATCATGTCTTTAGCCATTATAGTGAACTTCATATATCCCACTTCTGTGGCTTTATCAGCCATTCGAAATGACATCATGTAATTGCTATCCTCAATCACCACATTTTTGATGTGAGGAGCTTTTTCAGAAATCGTCTTGATTAGACGTGTAATTTCTGTAATCTCATCTACCTCCTTGTAATTTTTGTTTTCTGTGTTGTAAAGCTTTTCTGCTCCTTTGAACGGGAGCTCTTTTCTTGCTGTGTTAATGATGTAAGTTTCTTTTGAATCTAGATGTTTGATTGATGTTGACTTACCTGTACCTGTAGCACCGATAACTCCAATTAATTTACTTGCCATGTTTAATTTGTTTAGTTTTATTGCAAAGGTAAATTTAATTGCTCAGATTTCAAAACTTCTTTTTGTTCTTCAAAAAGTTTTGGGTTGTTTTTGAATTCTTCATAAAAATTTTCAATCTTTTGCAGAGAGTAACTTCCTTTCAGGTATTTGTCACCTAAATACAGGCAATACCATGCATCATCATCAATCTTTGTTTCTTTTACAATTTTTAGTGTCATATGTATTTGATTTTAGTTTGGTCTAACATAGAAAGACTTTCTTTAATCTTTCTTAATTCTGGTAGTTCATTGAGACATATGATGTGGAGGTCTGCCACCTTGTTCTTGTAATCGAGCTTTATTGCCCTGTTCAAGATTTGGGAGGTTTCCTCAGCATTATATGTAAAGTTTAAAAGGATTACGGAGTCTAAATTCTTGTATGTCACACCCATCTTTCCCATAGCAGCAAGGGCTAAATGATTGTGCTCTTCTGATTGAAACCTCACATATCCAAGATCATCTTTGGATTTACTGTGGTAGGAAGGAATTCCCAGGTCATCAGCCACCTTTGCAAGTCCTGTAAAGACAACTACACGCTTGTCTGACAGCTTGTTAAGGAGCCTTTTCACATGCTTTATCTTTCCTATAGAGGATAGAGATAGCCTGTTCCTGGCAAGGGCTAAATGCATGAAATTCCCACCAGACTGTTTAATCTTGTCAATCACCCACCCATAAGCATCATATTTCTGCTTTTCTGTCTTGAGTTTGCCGTTCTTATCCTTCACCTTTACAGTGTTGTCAAGATTGACACGATGAACAGAGATTTGGTAGTCTGCAAGAATCCCGTCCTTTATACCATCATCTGTGGTGTAAGAAGCAATCTCTTGAAAATCCCATTCCATGTTTGTATCACCGCTCACAGTTCCAGACAGTCCAACAGTGTATGTGCAATTTTCCATGATTTCATGGGCATAATACCTCTCATTCTCTGAACAGCTGTGGAATTCATCTATGACAAACATGTCAAAGCAATGTGTCACATGCTTCTTAAGAGAGCTGAAGTTTACATATGTGATGTTGGGGTTGTGATAGCCCCACTGTTCACATTCTGATTGCCATGTCTCCTTCAATTTGTTGTCTGGATAGGCTATAAGCACTGTAGCATGGGGAGCAATCAGCTTCCTCATGAGGTCTATGGTGGTTTTGCACTTACCAAACCTCATGGCCAGATTGTAATAACCTTTGCTGTTAGTCTTAAAGAACTCCAATCCCTGGTCAACAAACTGGTTCTGTAATTTGTCTTGTTTTGTCATAAGTATTTAATCAATTTGTCATCTTTGTCCTTCAAAGAAACAATCTCAAACTTCTCATCAAAATAATCTATGGTTGTTTGATAGGCTTCTCTGGCAAATGGCCACATCTGCATAAACTGTACAAAGTGTGTAAATGTGAGAAAGTTTGAATGTCTTACATAATCAAACTTCTCCTTGTAATACTCGTACATCAGATTGAAAGATGGGGTGTCTCGTTGGCTTATGTATTCTTCTCTAGTCATCATCTTAAAAAGTGGGTTTTATTTACAACTGCTTGATAATCAGCGTCTGTCATGTCCTTTCTCTTCTTAAGCTCTTTAAACATACCAATCTGACCAAGAAAACCAAGACCTATACGGACATCATCCTCACCATAGGAATTCTTGATGAGACGCATGCTTCTGAAATACTTAGCACCATAGTCATCCTTGAGTTTTGAGAGGGCATATCCAGAAGGATCATCCACCTTATATCTCATAGGATCGAATAGGGCCAATACAACATCAGCATCTTCTTGAGGAACAGAAGACTCCTTGAAATCCTCCAGCTGTGGCTCAACATCTCCATTCTTCAGTCTTGCAGGATTGCTAATCTCTCTGTTAAACTGCTGAACTGCTACAGGCGTATATCCAAAGAAGTCTCTGGCATATCGTAGCTCATCGCTCATCTTGTCAATAGCCTGCTTTTTAGTGGGCTGGTCTTTTGTAGTTTTTAACAAGCCAAGATGGTCAACCACCACCATTGTGATTTCATTCTCATCATTGGGGATGTAAATCTTGTTGTATTCATCAAGCTGTTCAATCCTACCACGTTGTAAGGCATGGGCTTTTAGTTCTTTGGCTATACCTACAGGGTTCTCTGGACCACCAATGATTGTCACCACCTCATTCATTTCTCCCATATAATCCTCATACATCAGGAATATATCGTGCTCATCTGGAGTCATTTTCTCTGTCCAACCCAACAGTTTAGGAACAGGAATCAACCTAGTGTGGTCAAGAAAGATCCTCCTACTCACCCATTTTGCAAGTTTATAGGTTTTAGACCGCTCCATTGACCGATATATCATGCGTAGTTTGATTTTTGGATCTTTCTGACTGATATACCAGTCAAAAGGATTCAAAACAAAGGCATCATCTACAAAACTCGTTTTACCAGAGCCTGTAAGACCGCCTACAACAAAATATATCCCTTTCCTAATGCCAACATACCTATTTAGCCTGTCAAATCCCATAGGAATTCCTGTATTTCTCCCAGAAAGTCCTTTCTCCACCTCTTGTTTTAGTTGTTCAAAGCTCATATTGTAATTTTTAAATGTCAGTGCTTCCTGTCATCTCTTTTGCTTCCACAATAGTGACACCAGACTTTATCAACTCGATGAATGGTTCAAATGTCCGTTGGTTGAGATAGGTGAGACTGTTCTGCATGAATTTAAGCTTGTTTGTTTTCTCCTTTACAGAGTTTTCTTTCTTCTGTTCCACCTCAAAGGTTAAAGCAGCTATAAGCTCCTGTGCTGTATACTCTCCCTCTTCAAGGATTTTGTTAAACTTTGCTTTACAGTCGTCCTTCTTTGTCCTCAAACTTCTTGTACCATTGAATGTCTTTCCTTTGTGGGAGAATGTATCAGTTCCTGGATAGGCCTTCCACCATTCATCAAACCCACTCACCACTATTCTCTTTTTAACCTTTGTGGCCTCAGGAGAGGATTCAGAGGCAAAACTCATAAGTTCTCTACCTACAAGTGTAACCTTTCCATCATCTGTGATGAGTGCTTTTCTGTAAATGCCTTGATAAAGAGCCCCCAGTTTAGGGGACTCTTTACAAGATTCTTTTACATCCACTCCACTTTCAGCAAGCATCAGCAGGAACACCATGTCTAATGTATATCCAGCATTATGGATTTTCTGGAAATTCGAGAATGTTAGCGTTTTCATCATGTTCTTCAGGTTTTACCACTATTATTTTTGCAGGTTGTCTATTAATATGTTCCCATTCTTGCCATGCCTCTTCCATTTCTTTTTGCATTTCTAATATGTAAATCTGGTCTTTGAGAGATTCTCTCTCCCAATCTTCGATTATAAAATCTTTCATACAAAACTTTTAGGTGTTAGAAATGTTTTTCCAATATTTCTCATCTTTCAATGTGTAAATAAGAACTGAAGGCTCATCTTCAGATGATGATTTTCTTATAGTTAGTGATTCTAAAGCAAGACCTTCATATCTTGATTTTATCTCATCAATCATATATTCAGCGTTTCTAGTGGTGGTTACATAACGCTGTGTCAGATTGCTGTTTAAATACACATAATAAATACACCTAGCAGCTCGCCAGCCCAAAGAATGTCCATCTTCCATCTTTTTCAGTTTTTGATGATTTGTAAATAATCTTGGCCACTTGTGTAGTGCCTTTCTCAAGAATCTTTTCCATGTACACATTTGTAATGGCCATGTTCTTTTCTGTGTATTCTCTCCCTATCTTCAAGGCCTCTCCTTTTGTGTTACATCTTGCTATTGCATCATCATACCCGTCATACACTACATATTTCAACACCCATTTCTTTGTACCTGGACTAACTGTGTGCTCCACTTTAGACCTCACCTTCTTGTTGTTCTGGACAGGATCTTCTGTGCAAATAGCATAACACATTCCTTTTGGACAATCATCCATCTTTTCCTTGATGAACAAAGCCATGGGCTTCTTTGACCTTCTGAATTCTTCTGTAAGGTCTTTAAGAGAATGTGTACTGTTTATTTCTCCTGAATAACCTTCTTGATGACCATATTCATCATTAGCATTGTCAACAGCAGTGCTGTAGGCTTGTTGCAATGATTTACCTCTTGCAAAGGTATGAAATTCTTGTGCTCCCATTGTTTTAAGTTTTAAAGATTAGTGTTAATAATAAAAGAAAAAGGATGCAAATTGATACAAAAGCGAAGGTCTCAGAATCCTTCATCTGAGACCTTCTTTTTCCTTGGTTTTCCATGTTTTTCATTTTAGAACCACCAGCTTTCTATGTGTTCTGATAGCATTTCAAATGCGTCCACTCTTGCCCTGTTATGGGCAGCAATTGCATTTTCTACGTCATTCTGTTTTAAATCCTCTTTGTTAATCAAATGTTCCTGAAAAATCTCGTTCTGTACAATATCCAGAAGAATAGCACATTGTTCCATTTGCTGAGCGCTTCTTCCTGCACTAGTGTGAAGACTGTATTTTCGCATAGCTTCTGCACTGAACATCAGCTTCTTCTTCATGATTTCCATTATGAAAGTGTAGTCTGAATCCCTATCCTTCCATATAATGGGGAACCATTTGATGAGATTTCTAATCCCTTGGATGAAATTTTGCATAAATTAGTCTTTGATTTTTAGTCCAAATTGTAAATTAAACCATCCAAATATGCCTTCAGATCTGCCCTTGTTGCATTTGAAGGTTTTCTTTATCAGAGGAATTGCATATTTCTTGAACTCGTCAGCCTGTTCTTGCGTACAAGTCCAATTAAATATCCACATGTCATCCTTTAGAGCCTCTTCAAATGTCTTTCCAATCATAGCAAGCTGATATCTTACAAGGTGTTCTCCTATGTTTTCTCTTGTTATTTTTTCTTTTGTCACCATAGTGTAAGTTGATTTGGGTTGATGATGATGTTTCTTTTCTTGCCCTCTGTAGCAATCTTATGTACAATCTTGTTTGCTCGTTCTATGTAATAATCATAATTGATGTTCTCAAGAGAATGTGTAGGTGGTAGGTGGTTACACACAGTCATCACCCATTCACCTGCCTCCACTTGAGAAACATCTGCTGCTTTTGTATCACAGTCTTCGTTTTTCACTTTAAGAAGCTTCTCGCCAGTTTTAGATAGATAATACCGAATGAGCTTATTGTACGTAGTCTTCTCACCTGTGCGCCTATTAACTCCCTCATAGTGAAAGTCTTTTGAACTCTTCTGTCTAAGACAAAAGTCATAAATATTATCATGGTTTCTAATAGTGTGTTCAATAGGAGTGCCATGAACGAAATACTGCTCAAGGGCAATAGCACACACACGAGCAGACTTATTCTTATGTAATTCAAAATCCGTAAGGAAATCTCCTTTCTTTTTAACTTCTCCATCTGTTTTAATTGCTAAATAGTCATTGACTGTTGAAAATATAATCTTCTGATAATCAGTGCGTTCGAGCTCATATGATGTTAGATTCATCCACCACTCATTGATGGCTTTCATGAGTTCCAAACTGTCCTTTTTCACCATAATGGTTACACCGTCTGTATTGGCAGATATGACACGAATACCTCTGAGTTCATATTGCTCAATAAGCATAAGCAAGGACAGTTCTCCTGTTATGGTGGTGAACATGGTGAGTTGTCTGTCATAAATCCAACTCTGCATGTCAGAACTTTTGCCATACACACTATTAACAGCAAGTTTGAGAGCACCTACAATCCCCTTTATCTTCTTGTCCTTCTTGGCTAAGGGCTTGAGTTCAAGACGCTTTTCAAACATCTTTTTATACCCTGCCAGGAATTCTTTACCAAGATGATGGGGATAGCGACCATTATTAATAATGATAGCAGGATAGTAAGAACTAACGTCCCAATCGATAATAAAATGCTCATCATCAGCTTCAAATATCTTGGGGGTATTTTCTGTATGAAGGCCACCTTTCGCAAATGTATAGTGATTGTCATAAAAAATGATTGTTTCTTTAAAATCATCCATGAGTCCAATTTTGGTGGATTTCACCTTGTTGAGAAAGTCTTGGAGTGGTTTGGTTTGAAATTTAATGTATTTTGCTACACAGTGCTTCAGGTTGATTTCTTTCCTGAAATATCCCTTCTTTGGCAGTTGGGGATATTCTATTCCCTTTTCCTGGCAATAATACTTCTTAATCATCTCATCTCCAATCTTACTGTCTGAATAATTAAGACATTTTATGCCAAATTCCTCTTGTATGTCCATCCTCAATTCTATCTGATTGTTTCCCTTGTATAAGGGATGGGATGTCTCACCAATAGTGACAAGATAGAACTGATAGGTGGCAAACACATCATTCTTACAATAGTCAATGATGATTTGTCTGTCCTGCTCTGTCATGTTGGTTTTTGTGTAGTGGATGGGCATTTCTTCTATGTTCTCAAGATCCATTTCAAACTCAAGCCTCTTTAGAGAAACACGCCTGTTTTTGTTGTCAAAATGGTGTATTCTAAAGAGGTCTAATTGTTTAAAACTCAATTGGTCTTCCCTGTATTCAGGAAACACGTCATAATTAGCATCATGTATGACATCTTGAGCCTTTTGGCATATTTTGGAAACAATTTCCTCATGTCCCAGTTCATGCCATTCTTGATGATTCCTAATCACCCATTCAACCACCTGACTGTCAAATCTAAGATTGTTATATCCCACCCAATAATGGTCATTGTGGGCTTCTATGAATGATGTAAGTGAGTCAACTTGGTTGGCCCACTTGCTCACTTCAAATGTATGAGTTTCATCCTTCTGTGGATTGTAAACAACCATCAGAAAGATTTCTTTCATAGTCTCGATGTCATAAATCAGCACATTCATGTTTGTAAATTTAATGTTTTTTCTTACGTGCAATCTCCTTGTCTATCAAATACACCCATACAATGCTGATTATAGAGGTGAAGAAGAGATTGACTAAATGTACTTTCCACATGTTGTTTGGTTTTTAATGTGTTATATTACCCCCAAAAGGGTGCAATTTGTGTCTTTTATGACACATTATTGCATCTATCGCAATATTGCGGTGGTAAATAATCTATTTCTCCTTTTACATATTTTGATTCTTTCTCATTAAACTCACCTCCCACCTTTATAATCACATTGCATTTAGAACATAACAAGGCTCCTTTACCCCCGTTAAACTTTACAATTGCTTTTGGTTCTTCCCAATATCTACAATAAAAATGCTCTCCAAGCTCATCTATAAGCTTTTGAGGATAACCTTGTTCTACAAGCCATACAAGAGAGTCTTGTCTTCTATCTTCAGGAATAGGCTTAGGAAACCCATACTTCCATCCTGATGGTGGATCAATCATTAGTGTCATTGTCTTTGTTTTAATTGTTCACGATACCATTTAGCACCCATTTTCCAAGAAGTGCTTTTAGTGTGTTCTTTAAATTCCCAAAACTTATAAGATGCTTTTTCTATTTCTTCATCTGATATTTCTTTAGGTACACAATGAAATCTCATTGGTTGTTTATTCATATCCTGAAGCATCTTTATTGCTTGGTCATCTGATATTTCTTGTTGGGGAAATTGTGCATCACTTCGAGGATTGCCTCGATGAGATGTTTCCTTACTTAAAAATGTTTCTTGTTGGGGAAGTTGTGCTTTATATTCTTCCATGGCTTCAAGTATTTCGGGTATGTGTGTTAATCTAAACTCAGAAGTATCATCAACAGTTAATTTAGATTGCAATATTTCAAATGCTGTTTTCATAATTAATCTTTTTTAGGTTGTTTTTTAAATTTCCATACCGCAATACCATCTATTATTGCCCATTTTATTTTACGTTTTCTAAACCCTCCAACACAATAATGTGGGCTTTTATGGGTAAACTTATCTCTACCACATAGTAAGCATTTTAATTTCATTTTTTAGGTTGTTTAAGTGATTGGATTTTACTGTCTAATTCATCCATTATTTTTGCTTCTGATTTGAAACTATGCCATACTCCCAAAGTCATTTTAGCAGTCCAATACATTAACTTTTCAACTTGTTCCTCTGTATATAGAGTTTCTTTGGCTTTGGTGTAACCTGTTGTGAATGCTTTTCTTATTAAAGAAGAATTTGGGTATAAATCATCATTTAATGGATAAAATTCTTCAGCCAATTTCTCAACATCATCTTTTATCATTTCGTTGGTGTCAACAGGATGAGTTTCTATAGGCATAAGTCTTGGTTTTCTCAATTTAACCTTATCAACTGCTTCTTTATATAGGTCTTCATCCACTCTTGTCTGTTGTATCATTTCATCTTCACTCTTAAAAGGGTATAAACCCAAGTCCTGCATTATCATTTGCATAATCCTTTCATTTGGAGTTTCCCAATCCCAATCGCCATAATACCAAGATTTTGCTAATAATCTTGCCAACGTCTCAAGTTTTTCTTTTCTATTGTCTATAAATGGTTTTTCTTCTTTAATTAGTTTGGCATAAGTCAATCCATTTACACCGACTTCCCCATTTTCCCATTCTGTTACTATCTCAAACTCTACTTCTTGAGTAAATTTAGATGTGAAGCAAGTTTCCATCATCTCAATAAAGTAGGGATGTAATGGTATATATCTCCACTCATTAACTGATGAGTGTGATTGTTTATATTCTGATAAGTACGACACCATCCATCCTTGTTCTGTTTTGTGTAATGTTCCTTTCATAAATTAATCTTTTTTAGAGTTTTTACCAATTCTATATCCTACATAGAACCATCCTAAATGTCCTATTATTACTATTACATGTGTTAGTGTTGTCATAGTTTTTCTATTTCTTGTTTTACATCTTTCCAATACAATCTTTCTCTATTTTCACAATACTCATCTATATCTTCAAGGTATTCGCCTTGTGGCAATACATTTAAGACCTCATTTACCGCTATCAAAGCACATTGCTTACAATTCTGATGAGATGTATTAACATCTCCAGCCCACATAACCACATATGTCGCATATTTCCCGAATAATTCTTTTGCTTTTTCTTTTGGTGTCATTTGTTACCTCCGTATGTTTCGTTATAGTATTGCTCTCCTGTTACAGGCTCATTGTGTCTTTCATTAGCACCATCATCATAAGCATAAATAATCTGAATACGTTCTTTCTGTTTTGCTATTGAGAATGTCATGCAAGCCACTTCAAACAAATCCCCATCATGCTCAAAATGGCTTTTAATTTTATCCCAATACCAATCTAAAGCAGTTTGTTCCATGATTAATCTTTTTTAAATGTTTCGTTATAGTATTTCTCTGCAAAATCAGTTCCTTTCCATCTTTCAGCAGCATCTATTATCTCCTGCTTGTGCATTTCTTTGGCTTGTTCAATTAATTCATCAAATGTTTTCCAATCTAAATTCAAATGTGAAGATGAACCGTATTCTTCAAGTTCTTTTTTTAACCATTCTATTGATGTCTGTTTCATGTTGTTTTAATTTGTTTTAAAATAAACAGGTCTTAGGGAACGTATTATTTCCTTCATTATCCTTCTAGATGGGAAGCGTGTACCTGTTTATAATTTTAAAAAGTTTTACCATTTATACCCCACTCCTTTCACTGTTGTTATGCATTTGTCAAACAGGTTTTTTCTAATAAGTCTGACATGCACATCCACTGTACGATCACCTACAATCACATCAGAGCCCCAGATATCATTGAGGATTTTGTCTCTTGTGATAGACTTACCTTCATTACAGATGAAATAGGATATCAGTTCTGTCACCTTTCTGGGAAGTCTTCTCTTAACTCCTTTGTATTCAACAGTGTATTCATCTCTGTTTACAATAACATCTTTACTTTCAAGCTTTTGTATGTTTGCCTCTTCTACTTCCTTCAAATGATGAAGAATTTCTTCTTTTGTGTAGAAGGATTTTTCGGAATTGATGATTTCTATTTTGAATTGTCTCATTTTGAGAGGGTTTTTAAAAAGAGCATGCACAGGAAAATTCCCATGCATGCCCAGGGGTTACAAAAATACCGCTTATTTTTTGAACTTTGAAGAATATGCACGATATTCTTCACTTGGCTTGTAGGAATACATGCCATTGATGACTTTCACTCTCTCTGATGGATGCGGAAATATCACATCAAAGAGTTTTGCAGCATTAGCTGCTGTGTACACCTGCACATCTGAGGAAATTTCCTTATAGAATGTGGTGGAATACACTAATTTGGCATTTGGGTTTGCCATTCTGATTCTCGTTCTTGTTTTCATGACAAATTGGAGGTTTATGTGAATTAAGAGAGTTTCTCAAACAGTTCAGACAGTCTACCTTCTTCTTGAGTGGCAAGAATAAACTTTTCTTTGTTCTTCTGAAGTTTTGATAAAAACAATTCATGGTCATATTTAGGAGTTGCTCTCAAGAATTTGACATACTCTTTAATAGCATATCTATTCTCAAAGCGATTCATCCGTGGCACAACCTTTAACATATCAGTGACATAGTTCAAAATTTGAACATTTTGTTGTTCATTGTTGATTTTGAAGTCTCCTGATTTCAAAACTTTAGTGATATTGCCACCGCTTCTGGTGTTTCCCATCAGAATTGCTGCAAGTTCAGATATTTCCATGTCGTACACCTCAAAATAATGATTGAGTTTTACATAATCATCTTTAAGACTTGACCATGCTGTAACATAATCTTGCATACTCCATGTTTTGGAAGAAGCATTTAACATAGCAATCTTCTCTACAAGATCTTGTTTGTCCTTCACTTGAATTGTCACATATGGAATTTCCCATCCCAAACGAATGAGTGCATTGAAGATATGCTGACCATCAATAATGTATTTACCCAATTTACCACTAATAAATGCCAATTCAGCAATTACAACTGGCCTAATAGCTCCCATCATTTCCAAAGACTTTGCAAGTTTAGTCACTTGTGAAGGATTAATTGCTCGGTTGATACCTGCCAGATAGCTGAATTTAATGTTACCATTAAGAGATAACCATTTCATGCTTTTGAGTGCTGCTTTGTACTCAATTTTAAACTCTTTTTTTGTTCTTGAAGGTTGCGTTGACTTTTTCATTGTTTTTGTTTTTAATGATTAATGTAAATTGTTTTTCTGTCGTACAGCATACCTACGTTGAATTGTCTCATCCACATTTGCTGTGTGGTTTGGTGATTTCCAACGGTGTGGTAGCTTGATTTTGCTTGTTCTCCCTTTTTAGGGATTCCAAAGATCATCTGGATTAATTTTTTCATCTTTAAATGTTTGAAAGTTGTCTTCATAAGTGAATCCTGCACCATCATATTCAGGCCCATCATCATCCTCCTCTTCAAAGTTGTCAGGAAAAGAAATTACCACCTTGTTCTCTATGAGGATGGGGATGATTTCTTCTATTTCTTCCATAGATTCTTCATCATCAAGAAGAAACACATCAGCCTCGAACATCATCCATCCATCAAAATCCTGAATGATGGTGTTGATTTGCTTGAGTGTAATGTCAGAGAGCTCATCTGAATGCTCTCCTTCATCAAACCAGCCAATCATTTCCTGGCCTTGAGCAACGATTTCCCCATCAAACTCTATATAGGGTTCAACGGGATAGCCATTTAATTGAATGAATGTTTCCTGGTCTGTTGGAGGAACATACTCCACCTGATAAATGACAGATGCTCCCTCATAGTTGTGCGTGTGGAACAGCATGTCTTTTGTAATAGATAGGGGTTTGTAGTTCCTGAACTTCAATTTTCCAATAGCGTGGTAGCTCATGGTTTTTGATTTTTAATTGTTTGCAATACGAATCTCCACTTGTGGTTGGGTATATCTCCAATCAGAATAGCTCATAGCCCTTTTTATTTCCCTTCTAGAGGGAGTTTTCCTATTATAGGAATTGGCTGAACATCCCATCAAAGACACACCAATTAATAAAATTACAATCTTTTTCATAAATTTAATTTAAAAATGCCCCATACACATATGTATAGAAATACAATTGTGCAGGGGCACACCGAAACCTTAATAAGGTGAATTTATTCGTTTTACCAATTTGTTCCAATTCTGTTTAGGAGCACCCTTTCCACATCCATATTTTGTGGATGAGCATGAACAACAGGAAAGCGCTATTCCCACTGCCACTAGGAAAATAAGTTTTTTCATTTCTTTTGTTTTTTACTGTGAATCAATCGCTTATAATAAGCATTTGTCTTGTTAATCTGCTCCTGTTTCTCAAGGAGTCTTTGCTTAAGAGAGTCATTCTCTTCCTTAAGTTTTTCGATTTGTTTTTGTTTGTCTTTGCAAAATATGCTCTGTAGTAGTTCCATGTCTGGAAGTTTTAGATTTTTACAATATCAAATTCTTCAGGAAAGCCAATAACATCATCCTTGTGCGTAGGCTTCCAATCTTTGGGCATAGGATCGTCATCTTCTGCATAACAGCGATCGGTTTTATCAATACGATATTCGTTTGACCTATCAAGCAATTCCAAGTGTTTTGTGTCACTGCTTATTTTACCATCACTGTTGACAGAAAATGTCCAACTATGCCTAAATCCAAATCTGTCTGTTACACCAGCACATCCATCACAGAAGTTTTGGCATACATATGCCTTACCATCATGATTAATGGAGATTCTGCCCACCACCTTCACCAAACTACATTCATCTCCATCACTATCTTCTCCATCACAACATTCATACTCCCAAACTTCAGAAAGTGGATCGTAGCCTTCACAATCTTCATATCCTCTTGATAAAGTACCAGCTAAAGTGGCAAGAACATAATCACCGTGGTGAAATGTAACATCTCCTACAGTTATGCTTTTCATATTAAACATTTTGTGAAGAAAGCCCGTTATTTACGGGCTCCCTTCAGGTTATCAAATATTGTTTTCACCGTGTCTACAGGCCCTGCAGCATTCAATCCTATTACAGATGTATAGCCAAAATTGCCCTTCCTCTCTATATCAGAAGATTCCATAGGACAACCAAGACCATCACCTGCCTCATATTCAGATGCCCACCATGAGTTGAACATACCCTCACGATAGGAACCTAAACAGAAAATGGGTGCAAATGTAGTCCAATTGAACCTCTCCTGTGCAGATTTAACCTTGACATGAGTGGCTGTATGCCTAAACTCATCGCTTTCGTGTGCTCCTGTTACAAACGCACAATAGTACACCTCTGTAGGAATACCTGCTGCTTCAAGGGCATATATTGTGGGGATTGCTGTTTTTGCCACATTTTCAAATTGCTCCTTTCCCACACAAGCAGAGCCACATATGTTTATGGCTATTTTCACTGTGGGTTTGGAACTATTTGTTCTCATGGCAAAGCACTTATCCTCACCTGCAATAGCTCTGGGCACTGTAAGTCTTCCTCTCACATCATCAAATTTCAGTTTCTTCTTATATGTAAGAGCCATCTTTACAAGAGATTTGTATTCCTTTTCTGCCATTGTGCTTTTAACAGCATCAGCACATATATCCTTACCCTTGTCAGGACTGGAACGCTGGTCAAGATATACACCCCTTATCTCGTCATCCCCATAAGTCCATCTATCTTTTGAGGTGAGAGTTTTCACCTTCATTTTGTTTGCTCTGTGCTTATCAGCAGGAGGCTTTGTCCCATCAGTGAGCGTAAAGAACTCATTGAGATCTTCATACACAATGTGATGGACATTGTCTTTTATGAACTTTTTCACGTTATGTGATTTTGCGGTTAAAAAAAGGAAGGATGGAGATTTCTCCACACCCTTCCATATTGGAAATCAAAGCGGATATTAGTTGAGCTTTTCCATAAGTTTCTTCTGAAGACTCTCGTCCCAATGAGCAGAAATCATGTCAAGCACATCTTTTGCAGTAAAATCATTGTGCAAAAGCATCGTAGCATCATAAATACTACGTGTAGAGAATTTCTCATTCTCCACATACTTGTTCATGAATTCCCTAATCTTCAACATCCACTCATAATGCTGGCCTGCAATAGAACGCTCAATCTGCTCATCATAATTGATGGTGATGCGACAGAGTTTGAAGCGGTCTAGAAACGCCATATCCTGCATCTCTCTGCCTTGGTATTCAACAGACCCTGACCCCCATGTATTACCTGCCAGAATGCAATAGAAGTCTTTGTGCTTCTTTGCAATGGGGTTTTCCATTCTGTTAGGCACAGAGATTTGGCCTGTACGGTCAAACACAGCATTGAGGACAACAGCAATGCTTGGACTCATGGCATCATATTCATCAATAAGGAAAACACCACCGTTCTCATAAAAGTCAAGAAATTGAGAGGTGATGTAGCCATTGATGTTGGCAAAACCCACAAGTTCGCTCTTTGAGGCCTCTGCATTACATGAGAATGATGCATAACGCAATTTCATCACATCAGCCACTTGCTTTGCAATTGTGGATTTGCCTGAACCAGTGGGGCCAACAATCATTGCCTGCTTGAACAATGTCAAAAATGCAAGCAATTTGGGCATTTCAGCATGCTCTGTGCCCTTTGTCTCAAATTTGAGGTTGCCTGACAAGTTGATGACCGTCTTCTTGCTCTCAACATAAGAGTCAATGATTTGGTCTTTCATCTTGGCAAATTCCTCGCTCACAGTGTGCACCAAGCCAGCAATTGCATTGGTTTTACTTACATCCATTGATTCTACCAGCATTTGCTGGATTTTCTCATGACGAAGTTTATACGCCACAAGTTTATCAACTCTGCTGTGAACAGCAGTTTCGGGGATTGAAACGGTGATTTGTTCCATTTTGATTTTTTTTGGTTTTTGTTTAAAAAAGGGGCCAGACAATTATTTTATCTGACCCCATATGTTTCTGTGATTTTATTCAGATGATTTGCCCTTGTCAAGATCATCTTTCAACTTCTTCAATCTCTCGAGGTCTTCCATCATCTTTGTGATTTTGTCCAATTGGTCTGACAAACCACCGAGATGTTTAGTCCTGTCTTCAAAATGCCTTTGACAGTCATTAACTGCCTTAAGAACCAACACCTCATAAAACCTGGGACAGTTGTTGGCCTCTTGAATCACCTTTTCTACAGCCATTGACACCTTTGGAGAGTTCTTGAGAGACTCAACAATGAGTTCTGAAGCATTGCTGAAGTCATCTTCAGAGACCCCCATAGCCTCGGTGATTGTATTAGCATCATGGTTAAACCGAATGACGCTATTAGGCCCTAATTCACTGGCCACACCACCTTTTTCATTGGGCAGGTGGCTTTCAGCCCAGAGAATTTCCTCTTTGGAGAGCCCATTGCTGCAAGAGAGCAAGGCTTCCATTACTTTGATTTTCTTTTCCATGTTTGATGGATTTGAGATGATAAAAAATGACAGGTTTCTAAACCATATAGGCAAACTATCCCTGTCTTCAGTTTTCTTTCAGTTAATTTACACTCTCATTGATTGCCTCAATAGTCATAGGCAACATGCACACCCATAAAATCCAATAAATTGTGCTGATGAACCAGAAACCTGGTTGCTGGAACACATCAGCAATTGGGTTGAAGGACGCTGCTGTGAGAATAAATGCCATCCACACTAATAAGAATGGAATAATGGCAGTTGTCAAAAGGATTAATGGCTTCTTCATGATGATTAATAGCCCAATTGTTCTAACTGATGGGCATCAGCTTTGATTGTTATAAAATTGTTGTTAAAACTGAATTCATAAAAGAACCCAGCAAGGTCTTTAAAGAGATAGAACTCCTTAATTGTAAGCATTATCTGCTTCATTTTTATGGGATTTGGTTAGTAGGCCTAAGTGGAATCGAACCACTATTGTCTGCTTAGAAGGCAGATGTTCTGTCCATTGAACTATAGGCCTATAGAATGCTCAACAATAAAAAAAGAAGGCAAATGCTAAACACACATACATTTGCCTTCTTGGGGGTTTTCGGAAGAATTATGACTCTATTGACCTCTCAGGTCATTGATAAGAGCCATTAATTCCTCGATGGTATGCATAACCTGTATGCTACCATCTATGAGGATTGCGCAAAACATCTATTTGTCAAGCCATCTGGTGTAATCTGTAACACCATCAAGCCACCTAAATCCCCTGTACATATCCTTCCTATTAAACCTATATAGGTAACAGAATCCCCCAAGCACAAGGGAAAACAGTGCTTGAGGGATGATGATGATTGTTAATATAATTTGTTTCATCTTAATCAAATTGTTCGTGAATTTCTTGAGGTGCAAACATTCTTCTAATTTCTTCCATTTCAGCCTTTGTACATTTCCCAACCTTGCAATAGAACTGATCACAATCCACATCTCCTTGCCAACCCACATTATACAAAGATGAAAACTGATAGTAGGTCATACCATCTGTTTCAACAATGCACATTTCAGTGGATGTATCCGCAGAATAGAACTTATAGGCTGAATCATCTTTGCTTGCAGCGTTGTTCAATTCCAAAAGAAACTCATCACGATCAATAGATACAATCTCTTCTCTATGCAGCCAATAGCGTGCATATAGTTCTGCTTTGTTCATTTTTATTTGTTTTTAGGGATTAAAAAATAGGAATGGCCTTCCCATTGCTGGGTTGGCCAAACCTTATGCGTCTGCGTCTTTTTGAATCAAGAAATGTTTACCATCGTGGTTGTAAATGAGCATCTTGTGCCCACTATTCGCACCCACCTCAACTGCATATTTATTACCTATACTGAGGTTGCGCTTTTGAAACCACATCCAAAGTTTTTCTTTCACCCACTTGTCATCCAATTGGGCGTTACAGTAGTACCCCTTTTCAATAGGATATACCAAATTAGAGGTAACAACATCGTGTTCCACTCTATTTTCAATTTTGAGTTCCTTGTTCATAAAATGATTTTAAAGGTTTGATAGGTTTATGTGTGTTTCTGTTTCGGTGCTCAATTACACCATCATCAGTGTGAACAATAGTCCACAGACAGAATTAATGCTATATGTATGCCATAGACAGCATAAATTAACGAACAAATATTCCAACAGACAGGGTTTTAGGGGTTGTACAGCACCTGTTATCCCCACCCTAAAGCAACGAAATACATTGCCCACCCTTATATATAGAGCAGATTACAGTAAAATCTGCTCCAACACTTTCTTTGGCAATTGAATCACCTTCATTTCCACTACTTTCACTTGCATTTTGCTTACCTTTGCCCATCCGTGCTTGTTGGGCTTGCCTTTGATTTCTATGAATTTCTTTTCCACGGCTGATTGATTTACAGATGAATAAAAAAGAAAAGAGCCCGAATGGGCCCTTTTCTTGTTGATGCTGCTGCTGCGATTAGGCAAGCGCAAGCAGGTCAGCCATGAGCGGTTCGCTCAAGTTGGCTGCTGTTGCTGCTGCCTGCAGTTTGACCTTGCTCTCAATCAGGGCAATCCTGCGCTCATCTGCGATGATTTCATCGCTGTTGATGGCAGCAATGCCTGCTTCTTTGGTGAGGAAGAGGCTGCCTGATTGAATGCGCTTGAAGGTGTCAGGTGTGCCATCAGCCTTGAGGAGCGGAATTGGATTACCCTGTTCATCCTTTTTGGTTGGGTCAATGCGATTAAATTCTTTCTCAATCGCAACGCAGTAGAGAGGAAAGGTGATTTTGTCGCCTTTCTTGATGCCTGCTGCTTCCAGTTGGCGCATGGGAATGTGGATTCTGTTGCCCAACAGGTCATAGCCTGTGAAATTGGCTTCGGTCTTGCTGAAGTTGCCTGATGCAACCGTTGTGAGGTTTGTGCTCATTTGTTTTGAGTTTTTAATGATGAATAATGATTCACGGAGGGATAGCCCCAACCGCTTGGTTTGGCATAGGGTTTTGAGATGGAGTAGCCTCCTCTCCCATCTATACAAAGCATGGGGGGGCTAGGAAAAATTTTTTATATTCAAGGGGGAGGGATTTTTTGTAAACATGGGCATATGGAAAAATAAATTTGGAAATATAAAACCTATTGCCTTACCTTTGGGGGAGGTAGGGTGGGAATAGATTGTCTCTAGAGAGAATAGAGAAGAGGTTTGCATAATATAGCTATTTGTTTGAAAAAAGGTGTTTGTCTATATGGTTTATTTGTGTATATTTGTGTAAATTAAATATTGGGAATGGTATTGCAGAAGATTAGGAGAATAGAAAAGGATGAGTTTGCTATTGCTGAGAAGTATTATAGTTTGCTCTCAGCTGTTAACAATCTCCATCTTACAAATAGGGAAGTACAACTTGTAGCTTTTACAGCTATTAGGGGGAATATTTCCTATGCCAGTAATAGGAAGGAGTTTTGTGAAAAGCATGATACAACGTCTCCAACAATAAACAATATTATTTCTAAGCTCAAGAAAATCAATGTGTTAGTGAAGGATGGGAGTAAGGTGAAGGTCAATCCTGTCATCCTGCTTCCGTTTGAAAAGGAGGATGTCACGTTGGAAATAAAGCTTGTACATGGATAAGCCCAGGAGTCTTTCGGTTAAAGATTATTTGATAAGGATGATGGCCGTAAAGCTCATGCTCCCAGAGAACGTTCTGGATGCTGTGGTGAGCCATCAGTTCAGCTCTGCCAATACAGCCCTTTTTACGAACGACAGTGTGGAGATTTCTGGGTTTGGGAAGTTCTTCTACAATCACAAGAAGGCAATAAGGAAGATGGAGAAGGAAAGGATGAAGGAGGCTTATTATGTGAATGCCCTGACAGACCCCACACTGTCTGACACCAAGAGGCAGTCTTACACGAACAAGCTGAACAACACAAGAAACCAAATAGAGCAGCTAAAACCAAAATTAAACAACCATGAAGCTGTCAGAGATTTACGAGGGCTGGAGGAACAATCTGATTCCCCCCTCCCATTTGAAGCAGATGATACGGGATACGTCGGAACAGAGGATTGCAATTTGCCTGGAGTGTTCCCATCATTCGAGATTCCACAAGACCAACAGGCCTGACAATCATTGTACACATTGTGGATGTACGCTGTCAGCAAAGACAAAATGCCTGTCTTGCGAATGTCCTATTCAAAAATGGACAAAGGTGCTTACACAGGAACAAGAAGAAGAAATTAAAACGGCTACAAATGGAAAATAACAACGACAATGTAAGGTTGAACAAGATTCCCTTATTGATATTTATAGAGACGCTCCAAGAGGTATACCAGATGGGAGTGGACTATGTGGACATTGTTGGCATGAACAATGTAGACCAGGATGTCATAGCAATATATTATAACGACAAGTATTTCGCCAAGGGGGAAAACCCCAACAAAGAGGAAGGCGATGATAGTGATGAGGACGATTTTGAATATAGGGTGGACTTGTCTGATGAAGATTTAAACGATTTAACATGAATTCTACACACGAAGCTTTTATGATTATTGAAAGGCTGGCAGCTATGTGCGCTACAGCTGGAATTACAGAAGAGACAAAGCAGATGGCTAATGAGCATATACAGAGGCTGTTGGACAGTGTGATTAAACCCACTGTAACAAGTCTTTCTGCCAAAAGCGCTGGGCTGCTGGTATAAAACGAGAAGGATGACAAGAAAAACAAACCATTACAACCAAATTGTCAAGCTCCTGCAACAACTACATAATGCCTATCCCAATTACAATATGGGAAGGCATATATCAACAGCGTTGTTTGACTATGGGGACTTCTGGGGAATAACAGACAATGAGCTGTTTTATGCCCTGAACAAATACAAGACACAGCTTGAAATGGATGTTCCCCATACGGACGATAAGGAGATTGACGACATCATTGAACAGGCTATGGACCTTGATAACATTCTAAAAGACGAGGATAATGGCGACAACTATTAAGAAAACTACATACATCAATACAGAACTTGATTGGGCTGAAGAACAGCTCAAATCATGGAAGCAATATGTAGATGCCAACCCCCTCCATACGCTTAAAGATAGAATCGAATGGAAGCCTACTTCCAAGGGTGGCATGCTTCCAATGGTGATTGCCTCTATAGAGGCACAAGGGAAGTTTGTTCAAGAGACAATGAAAAACTATCTTGCCTTGGTGGAAGTGGTTGAAAAACTCAGGAGCATCGAGGAGGCTAAGGTGGAAGTGAGGGGTAAGGGTGAGCTTTCGGGAATGGCTGAAGATTTCCTGAAAAACAGGAAATAATGAATGAGCTACAGAGCATAGATTATAAGGATTGGTTCATAAACCAGAAGCGTCTTCCAGACAAGGAGAGTGCAGAATACAAACCTTTCTTTGATTTCCATAAAGATCTTTGCTTGAACGGTGCTATGATGGATGGGGTTTATATAAACCCTTTTTTGTATTGGCACCTGAACATCTGGCACACGGAAGTGGATGTTATAGATGAGAGAGGACGCATTTCACAGAAGTATTCCAACCCCCTGCTCAGGGACAATGAATGGTTGGTGACAAACGAAATAGACAGAGCACAGCAGGAAAAGAAAGGCTTAGTCATTCTTGGCATCAGGCGTTTTGCCAAATCTGTGCTTGAGGCCTCTTACATAGGATGGGGAGCTACATTTGACGAAAATTCACAGAACATCATCGCTGGTCTTAACGCTCCAGATATAAAGCTCATCACGGACAAGTTGGACAAGGGCCTCAACTTCCTCCCAGAATATTGGAGGTGGCAACGAATTGAGGACAACTGGAAAAACCAAGTGACTTTAGGGATTAAGACAAAGGGAGGGGAACGTATCCCATTCTCCCAAATCCTCATCCGTAACCTGGATGAAGGTAATAACGAGGAAGCCATTGCAGGTACAAAACCCCGTAAGCTCATTATAGATGAGATTGGTAAGGGGAGTTTTCTCAGAGGCTTCCAGGCTGCTGTTCCTGGTTTCACCACTCCGTATGGGTGGGGATGTTCCCCCATTCTTACAGGTACAGGTGGTGATATGAAGAAATTCATGGATGCTAAGAGCCTTATGTTTGACGTTGACAATTTCAACTTCCTCACGTACAACAACGAGAAAGACACACAGCGTGTGCACGGGCTGTTCATTTCCTACAAGTATAGGATGGAGGCAAAAGAGCCCTCCACGTTGGGACAGTTTCTTGACAAGCCTTCAAATAGCGACTTGCACAACGTGAAGATGCTGGTTTCAAACGATGAGAAAGCCAAGGAAATCACCACGTTCAATCTTGAGAGACTGAAAAAGGCTGGAGACAGGATAGCCTATCTGAAGGAAAAGATGTACTACCCATTGGAGGTGGACGACATCTTCCTTAATGAGGACACAAACATCTTTGATATAGAGGCAGCCAAACGTCAGAAGTTCAGGCTGCAGCAGCAGGAGAAGACAGGAACCCCTGTGATTCTGTTCAACGATGGGGAGAAGATTGCTCATGAGTTTACAGACAAGCAGCCTATTTCCAACTTTCCCCTGAAGAACAGTGATCTCAAGGATGCTCCTGTTGTCATATATGAATTTCCTGTAAGCAACCCCACATACGGACTGTATGTAGCAGGTGTGGACCCCTACAGACAGGGTAAATCAGCATATAGCTCCTCATTAGGAGCAGTTTATATTTATAAACGTATGCATGATATTACGGGAGAGAAATACCAGGACATGTTTGTGGCAAGCTATGTAGCTCGTCCAGATAAGAAAGAAACCTGGGAGGAACAGGCCAGACTCCTGATAAAGTATTATAACGCCAGAACGCTCTGTGAGAATGATGATATATCGTTCATTGAATATATGAAGAGCAAGGGGGATGCCCACTACCTGGAAAAGCAGCCCCAATGGTTGATGGAAGTGGTTCCCAATACGACAGTGAAGCGAGAATATGGAGTGCACAGGAGTTCGCAAAAGATAATTGACTATCTTCACAACTGCTTGAAGAAGTATATGGAAGAGGTTATTCACAAAGAAAAGAACGAAGAAGGAGATGTAATAAGAGAGGTGACAGGCGTGAGCAAGATGTTCGATCCTGTTCTTCTAGAGGAAATTATACAATATAACGACGAGGGTAACTTTGACCGTATTGTGGCAGCAGAGCTAGCCATCGCTCAAGCGCTAAAGATGGATCCTATTCTTGGGAAGGTGGGAGGTAGTGGTGATGAAAGGGTGGCAGCCTTGTTCTCAAAGAAGACAAAGCCCTCCCTGTTCACAGAATCCAGGGGGATGTTTAACACTAAAAAACGTAAACTGTTTACATAATGGCAATTATAAGATATACAAAAGACGCTACCATCAGGTATGCCTATCTAAATATATTTCCTGATCAGTTTAAAACAGAAAAGGAAAAGCAGGACGAGAGCTGGATTAAGAACACTATGGACTACTTTGCAAATAAGGCTTATGCTGAATATGTAAAGAACAGAGACACATTTGTTAAGAACTACGACCTTGTAAAAGGCATCCTTAGAATGGAAGACTTCTACCAGGAGCCCCAGGTGAAGAGCTTTACAGAAATGCTCACGACAGATCTTCAACTTCCTGCATATGTCAAGCATTATTCCATCATCACCACTCCCCTCAATGAGCTTGTAGGAGAAATTACAAAGCGTCCAGATGGGTTTAGGGTGAAGGCATTTGACGATGATTCCAAGGCTGAAGAGCTGGAATACAAGACAGAGCTGCTCCAGAGTTTTGTAATAAACAGCGCCAAGGAAAAGATTATGCAGAAGGCCATGATGGAAGGTGCTGAAATTGAAGAAGAACAGCTTCAGGAAATGACAATGGAAGATGTGAAAGATGAGCTGGATAGCTACACATCTGTAGCTGAAAAATGGGCCAATCATGTACTGACATGTCAAAAAGCAGAATTCAATATAAAAGAAAAGAGCGAAGACGCATTCCGAGATCTTTGTATTTCGGCAAGAGAATTCTACCACATATATGAAGATAATTCCAAACTGGGTTTTAATATTGAAGTGGCAAATCCTAAGAACACATGGTTTCTTACCACTCCTGATAGAAAATATATTTCAGATCCCACAGGTAGAGCACAAGGTGCTTATGCTGCTGGCACTGTCATGGTGATGGAGCTTTCTGAGATAATTGAAAGTATTCCCGATCTGACAAAGGATGAGATTGACCATCTGAGGTCATCCCTCCAAGACTATGGACTCATCAACGTACGTGAGTCCAACCTGGGAAATCCTGATGCTATTCCTGGTATAGACTCTGTACAATACGATACCTACGATCCTCTCGTTCTCCAGACAAGGATGATTATAGAGAGCGAAATGAAAGAGAACGACGATGGGCTTAAGGACTTCCTTGGACTCACATCAAATGTCTCTTCTTTTGGATATAAATACGTGGTGGTTAGGGCCTATTGGATTTCAAAGAAGAAGATAGGCAAGCTCATCTATTTGGACCAAGTGGGCAATGAGCAGTCTATGCTTGTGGATGAATCCTACAAGAGTGGCACCATCCCCACACAGCAGTCCCTTGACTGGGGATGGATTAATCAGTGGTATCAGGGCATCAAGATTGGTCCAGACATCTACCACATCAAGCCATATAAGCTATTAACTTATTGTCCTATAATCGGGCTTACACATGAAATCAAGAACACTGAAGCCAAGAGCTTGATTGATATGATGAAGCCCTTCCAGGTGCTGTACAATGTGTGCATGAACCAGCTCTACAAGCTTCTTGAGAAAGAAGTGGGTAAGGTCTATCTGACATCCATCAGGCACGTACCTGTTCCTAAAGATGGAGATGCTCAAGATGCATTAGATGTCTGGGAAATGGAAGCCAGGAACAGAGGGGTGGTTTTCATTGACGATTCTCCAGAGAACCTCAAATCCCCATCCTCCTTCAACCAGTTTAGAGACATAGATCTCACACGTACGCAAGAGATCCAGTCTCGTTACACACTGGCTCAACAACTCAAGAACGAGTGTTGGGAACTTGTTGGTATGAGCAGACAAAGGCTTGGATCAATTCAAGCTTCTGAATCTGCAACAGGAACCAACGCAGCAATTCAACAATCCTATGCTCAAACAGAGCCTCTGTTTGTGGCGCATGAATACGTAATGGGTCAGCTCTACCAAGCAATAATTGATGCTGCCCTATATGTTGAAAGCAAAAAGCCACAATCTACCCTCTCGTATATAACATCGGAGGGTGAATCAGCATTTGTGCAGGTGAACGGATCTGACCTGAAGTTCCGTGATTTGAAGGTGTTCCTAACAAATCGTCCTGATGACACGCAAATGTTCAATGAGCTTAGGCAACTTGCACAGCCTCTTATGCAGAATGGAGGCAGTCTGTACGACGTTATTCATCTGTATTCCACCAAGTCTGTAAGGGAAATGAAGAAGGTGTTCAAGACCCTTAAGGACAAGCAGGAGTCTATGCAGCAACAGCAAATGCAAATGCAGCAGCAACAGATGGAGCAGCAACAACAACAAGCTGAGGCTCAATTGCAACAGCAGGCTGTTATGGCTGAGCAGAAGATTGCTCATGACGACTACCAGAAGGAGCTTGACAGAATCAATAAGAAGGAAATTGCCATCATCCAGGCTACAGGATTTGGTAATGTTGAAGCTGAAGACGTTAACGCAAACGCTGTTCCTGATGTCCTTGAGGTGAGCAAGCTGGCAAATGATCAGCAGAAAGCAGCAAAAGATCTGCAGGTTAAGATGGCAGATATTGCTTCCAAGAACAAACAGGCTTCTGATAAGATGGCCCTTGAGAGGGAAAAGCTTCAGGTGGCTAGGGAAAACCAGGCAAATGATCTGGCCATTGCTAAAGAGAACGCCAAAGGTAGAAACAAAAAACCATCTAAATAATGTTTGATAAACTAATAGATGTCCTAATACAGTGGATATCTGACTTCCTGCCAATAGTGATTATTCCTTCGTATGAGGAGGGTGTGCGACTGAGATGTGGCAAGTTCAAAGATGTGCTACGCCCAGGATTGCATTTTAAAATACCCTTCTTTGACGAAATCATACGTCAGCACATAGTGGTGACAACATTGAGTCTGCCATCCCAGTCACTTTACACAAAGGACAAGCAGAATTTCGTTTGTAAAAGTGTAATCAAATACAGAATTTCAAACGTAAAAATGTTTCTCCTGGAGGTGTATGATGCTAAAGATGCATTGTCAGACATGACCCTTAGCATCATTAAGGATGTAATCACATCCCTACCGTCAGAAAAGTGCATCGATCCAAGCATTGACAGCCTCTTGACAAAGAAAGCTAGGGTGGAAGCTAGGAAGTGGGGAGTGGAAATACAGCAGGTGACACTCACTGATATAGCCCCAATCAGGAGTTTTCGAATCATAAACGATAGTTTTTTAAACAAACTTGATTAAGTGAATTTACATTAATGCTATATTAACCAGAAATTTGGTTTATATAGCATCTCATCTCTTTGTTATTAAACTATTACAAACTATTTTTACACTCTCAAAACCAACAAAATACAACTACATATGGCTGAAAACTTAGAAAATCCCTCATTTGGGAACTTTAGTATTGAAAACACTATTGAGATGGGAGCTGGAAATGCAGAACTTCTGCAAGATTTGCTAGCTCCTGAAACTTCTACATCTAGCCCTGACGAGATTAAGAGCATCGAAACTCCAGAACCTCAGAAGGAAGAAGCTCCAAAAGCTGGTGCTGAAAAGAAAGAAGCTCCCAAAGAAGATGCTGCCAAAAGCATTCAAGACTTTCTCTCCACTGGTGAGAATGAGGAAGAAGAGGAAGAAGAAGCTCCTGCCCCAACAAAAGCAAAAGCTGCAGCTAAAAAAGCTGAGCCTGAGCCCACTTCAGAAGAAGAAGAGGGAGAAGCTGAACCAGAGGTTTCCCAATTCGGAGCCCTTGCAAACGATCTGTTCAAGCTTGGCGTATTCTCTAAAGATGATGATGAGGAAGAAGATGTTCAAATCACTACAGCTGAAGAGTTCCTTGAAAGATTCCAGGAGGAAAAGAAGAAAGGGGCTATTGAGGTGGTTAACAACTTCATTGGTCAGTTTGGAGAAGACTACCAACAAGCATTTGATGCCATATTCGTAAAAGGTGTACATCCCAAAGAATACTTTGGTGCTTATAACAATGTATCAAGCTTTGCTGAAATGGACCTCTCTGATGAGTCAAATCAGGTGGCGATTCTCAAGCAAGCTCTTACAGATCAGGGATTCGAACCTGAAGATATCTCTACAGAGGTTGAAAGACTGAAAAACTACGGTGATCTTGAGAGCGTAGCTCAAAAACATCACAAAGTGCTGGTCAAGAAAGAAGCTGCCAAGCTCCATCAGATGGAGCAGAAAGCTGAAATAGAGATGCAGCAAAAAACGGCCATAAGAAATCAATACATAAACAATGTCCAAAGCGTTCTCCAAGAGAAGCTGAAGACAAAGGAGTTTGATGGTATTCCCATCAATCCTAAACTGGCCAACGAACTACAGGATTTTCTGCTGGTAGATAAGTATAAGACAGCATCTGGAGAAACACTCACAGATTTTGATCGCACTATTCTAGAACTGAAAAGACCCGAAAACCACGGAACAAAGGTGAAGGTTGCTCTTCTGCTCAAGATTTTGGAAAAAGACCCCACCCTATCCACCATTCAGAAATCAGGTATAAGTAAAAAGTCAAACGAACTGTTTGGTGAAGTGGCAAGACAAGTGAGCAAGAGTGGAGTGAAATCCTCCAACAACAACCCTCAGAAATCCAATTCATGGTTTTTATAAAACAAATTCATAACATTAATTAAAAAAGGATAACAAAATGGCAATTCAAACAATCCCAGGCCTCACTGGTTTTACTTACGCACGTGTTGCCTCTATGGACAAACGTGCTGTGGGTAAACTCACAGATGCTAACCACCTGGAAAGCTTCCACTCTACAGAACCTGCTGACTACGATAAAAAAATCATCAGTCTGTACACCCAGAGTTCATTGTATAGCAATGACTTCCTGGACATGATTAACAAAAGCACACCTTATTATATTGATAATAATAGTGATGCTTGGAAATGGCAAGTTGCTGTTCCCTACAAATTCCCTAAAATCATCGCCATCCCATCAGCTACAACTGGTAATGTGGGTATTGATGGTCAGGAATTCACCCTGGTGCTTGACACTAACGAGTTCTCTAAGAACGCTATTGTTTCTGTAGGTTCTCGTCAATACGGTCCTCGCTTCTATGTAACCAAAGATCCTATTCCTTGGAACATGGGCTTTCTGTATACATTCACTCTGGTAACTGATAATCCCACAGTGGATTTTGTAGCTGTTTCAGGTCCTTTCCTGCAAATCGGTACTGAACTGGAACTGGTTGATGCTGCCATTGGTGAATTCGATCAAGACCTTTTGGGATTGCCTCGTCTGGGTGAGCAAATCACAATGTTTGAATCTCTTGGTTCTGCATATGGTTTTGAGCACAAAATCACTGAATGGGCTGATGACAAGATGATGCGTGATGCTTCTGGTAAGCCTCTTGACATCCTTGTATATGCTCCTCAGCGTAGGAACCAACTTCCTCTTACACGTAATGACGTTAAATGGGAACCGTTCATCGAGTTCTGGATGCGTAAGTCTATGCTTGAACTGAAAGTTAAGCGTATGATTTGGAGCAAGCCTGGTACCGTTAAGACCAACGGATCTAAGCAAGAACTGAAGCGTACCTCTGCTGGTGTATACCACAGAATGCGTAACAACGGTAACCTGGTTCAATACAACCGTGGTGAATTCTCTGCAAATCTGATTCGTTCTGTATTTGGTGATCTGTTCTACCGTCGTGTGGATGTTAAAGATCGTCGTGTTAAAATGTACACTAACGAGGCTGGATTTGACGTGTTCCAACAAGCTCTTAAGGCTGACGCTCTGAATAGTGGTCTCACTTTCATGGCTGATTCTGGAAATCGTTACCTGCAAGGCGAAGGTCAGCACATCACTTACAACTTTGCATTCGATGCAATGGTTACACGTGAGACTGGTCGTGTTGAACTGATTCACCTGAAAGAACTTGATCTGCCCCAATCCAACTTGGAATTTGGTCAGAACAAGAAGAGCACACCTGTATTCATGGTGTTTGATGTTAGTCCGATGAGCGATGGTTCAATGGTTAACAACATCCGTGAGGTAAGAATGAAAGGTGCTCCTTCCATGACTTGGGGATATATTGATGGTACTCGTCATCACCTGGGCTTTGCTAAGTCTCAAGGTATGAGCTCTGCCAACAAGTTCCCTGGTTATGAAATCTGGATGAAAGACCGTTGTGATGTTTTCATCGAGGATCTGTCTCGCACTGTCCTGATTGAAGAGATTCCGCAGTTCTAATATACGTACTGGTGCTGCTTACCGTAAGATCAGCTCATCAGTCTTCACAAATCCTACCGAGAAGAGAATACCCCCAACATTCGGAGTTGGGGGGCTCTTCTCAAACTACAGAGATGAGGATTGGAATACGTTCCAATTGCTGTGAGGTTCGATTCTCACATCTCTGCTAATTAAAACCACAACTACATTATGGGCAAAATTGGAAAAATATCCACAATCAAGAGGGATTACAACAACTCGCAGCTTCAAACAATGCAAGGAGGTCTTGCACTGAAAGGAATGACAAGGGTTCCTGGTACAGGCGTATTCAAGTATCCTTATAAGGAACTTGATGGACAATACAGAACAGGACTTGATCCTAATGCTGCTTACATCAGAAGGATTTCCGATCCTCTTGAGAGAGAAATGGAAATCGAACGTATTACAACAACAAGAAAAAGACTTGAAGTGTCAATGGGAGATATTGATTTGGGACCTCGTTCTTCCTTCTGGAATTACGGACTTTCCCTCTCTACAGAAGACATGATGCATGTGCAAGCTGTAAAACTGATCGATGGAGACAACTTCTTTGATCTAAGTAATCCTTTTCAAGAGCTTACATTCTCTTGGTTGCGTGTACATCCTACAATTGCAAGTTCTTTTCAAGCCTGGGAAAGAGGTGAATATCCTGCTGACACCCAGTTTTACGTAGCTGATGAAGAGATTGAAAACGCAGTGGTGTACAAGAAGAAGCAACTCATCAATAAGGCTATTGTCAAGTTTGACAGTATGACTCCTGATAGGAAGAAGAAGGTTGCTCGTCTGTTGGGACTTCCTGTTACAGATGATACAAAAGAAGAAGCTGTATATAACCTTGTGGATAACATATTAAAGCAAACAGAATTCAAGAACGGTAAATACCAAGGACTCAATCCTGTAGAAGTGTTTACAAGGTTTGCTGATATGAAAGAAAATTTGCTCCATATTAAAGATCTTGTAAAACAAGCAATTACACATTCTGTCTATAGAACAAAGCCTAATGGAAAGATTTACGAAGGTGAATTTGAAGTGGCTAAAGATGAAGACGATTTGGTGAAGTTCTTAGCAGATGATGATAATCAGGATGAACTGATTACGCTTGAGCAAAAATTGAAAACTAAGAAACTCGCTGCTGTATGATACCTGTAGATAGTTTATTATATAAGATTGACCAAAGACTAAATAAACTATCTACTAATGACCATCAACAGATTCAGTTAGAAGATAAGATTTTAGCTTTGAATGAAGCTCAAATCAAGCTCATCAAACAAAAGATTGATGGCCAAAGCACATTGAGCGGTCTTGGATTTGATTCTTTTAAGAAACGTTATGAGGATCTGCAATCACTGGTTGTCACATATGACAAAGGTGTTTTACCCTTGACAGAAGCAGATCCCTTGATAAATAGGTGGGAAGCTAGTACAGAAAAACTTGTTCCTAAATATATGTTTTATGTAGATGCATATGTATTAGCGGACAAGGGTAGGTGTAAAGATAGAAAGATTTGGGTAAACAGAGACCTTGCTAAACATGGCGACACTCAGTTTATTTTAAACAACACCCATTATAAGCCTTCTTTCGAATATCAGGAAACATTCAATTGGCTTTCTTCTGATGCGATAAGTGTGTTTACAGATGGAACATTTACACCAAGCAATGTGTATATAATGTACATGCGCTACCCTGTGTATATAGATAAATCAGGGTATGTTAAGTTTGACGGAACACCTTCTACAGATGTGGATTGTGAACTAGAAACCTACCTGGAAGACGAACTTCTGGATTTGACAGTTCAAAACCTGGCTATGTACACTGAGAATCAATCTGCTGTGCAAAGCTCTGTATATAGAATTCAAACAAACGAATAATTTTTTTCTAACAATTTAAATAAAAAACAATGGCTGATTTTTCATTAACTACGCTCTTCGTAGTGCCAGTGGGGCAAACAACGTTCCCTAGCTCTGGATCTACGCAAGCACTTACAGCTGGTCAAGTTGGTATCTTTACTAACACCTATGCTGCCCCTACTGGAGTAAACGCAGCTGCTCAAGCTGCATCTCTGGCTGCTGTTCCCTATTTCTATGTTGCTCAAGGTAGAACAAACACTTACCTTCAAGGCTCTAAGCGTTCAGATAAGATTTCTGGTCGTTTGAACACAGGAAGCAAGAATGTTAACGTAACAGAATGGTACAAAACTGTAGGTAACGCAACTGCTGTTACACAAATTACAGAAGTTGATAATTGGACTGTAAAATGTGGCGAAGTGGTAACACTTACGCTGCGTGCACACTCCAGCTATCTGGACACTCTGTATTTCAATGGTTTCACTCGCTCTGTAACTGTACAAGCTCCTTGCTGCGATTGTGGTGGTGATCCTTGCACTGATGTTGATGCTGAGGCTTTGGTTGCTCAGTTTATTACAAAACTGCAAGCAGGTGGTCCTGGTATCAACCCTGACAACATCACTCTCACTGACTTCTTCACTTTCACAAGCAGTGGAACTGGAGCTGCCACTAAACTGGTAATCACTGGTAAGGCGCTTACAAGATACGCACAGCCTTGCGATGTTGCAGCATTTCCTTGGGAATATGACCGTATGTACTTCCGTACATTCGTGTACAGTGGTCCTGCCACTACAGCTGACTTCATTGTTGCTGACAATTGTAATCCTGTTGCTGATGTAGCTGTCACTCAAAATGCCACTTACCCTAGCGGTAGTGCTGATGAGGTGATTCAACTCGAGAAAAACTTCTACAGCTACCAAGCTGGTTATCTGAAGCATCTGTACAGGATGGTTGGTTACAACGAGAACTTTGAAAGCTGGGTGACTAGCGGTACCGTGTATAACCTGTTCTACATCAAGTTCAACGAATACGATAGGACAGTTTACCAATGGGGTGATTATATCCACGAAGATTCTATGGTGATCATTGCTATTCCACAAGGAGCTGGCTCAACTGCTCTTCAGACAATTCTTGAGGGTGCTTTAGGTACAGTGACTACTATATAAGAGGTAAATAACCACATCATATAACCTATGCCAGAGGGTGAGAGGATCTTCTCAAAATCCTCTGGCATATTTATTTTAAGAACATGGCAGATTTAAAATTAGATATATTAGTCATTCCTTTATACGATAAGCTTGTATTAGGAATTGCTGATGCATCCACCTACCCAGCCTCTCCAGCAGTATCTTCACCAACAATAGAAATCACAATTCCAGGATTTGATAAAGTAGTTCTTCCATTTAACAAAGACGATTTTAATGTATTTAATTCTACATCATTAGGACTAACAGCTGTAGAGGATCCTTTACTACCTCTTCCTGATGGTGTGTACACGATTAGATATTCTGTAACCCCTGCTTACAAGAACTTTGTACAGAAAACCATCATGCGTGTTGAACAACTCCAAGAAAGGTTTGATGAGGCATTCATGAAGCTCGATATGATGCAGTGTGACATGGCTATAAAAACCCAACAGAAAGTGGAATTGAACAGCATATATTTCTTCATCCAGGGAGCGATTGCTGCAGCTAACAACTGCGCTATAGAGGCATCAAACAGACTATACAACCAAGCAAGCAAGATGTTGAACAACTTCATGAGAAATGGTTGTCGTTGTTCTGGAAACAATTATATAACAAACTTTCATTAATATATGGCAAGTTGTAGAAATTGTAATGCAAAGGTTGGCTGTGGATGTCAATTGATTAATGGCCTTTGTGCATATTGTCATGGACAATTAACCAAAGGAATAAATAAGTTTAAAAAATGCTATATCCAAAACCCTCAAATTGCGTTGGTTGCAATATACCTGAATTACTTTCTGACATAGATTGTAAGCTTTCTGATCTTGGAGATGACCTGTACAATAACATATCTTTCGCTTTGAACAGGTCTGTTCCTTCTGAGGTGTTTATCGACTTACTAAACTATAAAAGAATATTAACATCCAAATTGTGCAACTCAAGCTATGCAAGTTGTTTCTCAGTGGAACAAATTGCTAGTAGGGTAAAACTTTTAAAATATAAATAAATGTCAAATTGTTCAAATTGCTTTAATGGATGTGCAGAGATAGTTTCTGATAGATGTGTTAGATATACTGGTGTTGACGTTGCTGTTCTTGGAATAAAATCTGGGGACAGTTTGTCGTTTGTAGAACAGGCCCTGATAACATTTCTCACTTCTACATTGGATGGGACAGGTGTAAAGCCTGACATCAGCGCTTCAATAATTTGTGAATTGGTTAAAAAATATCTTCCTGATTGTGAAGATTTGAATGCCACCAACCTCTTTACAGCCCTTATAAAAGCTGCTTGTGAACTTCAACAAGAAATAGATATAATAGGAGGACTCATTGCTGATTTAGAAGCTCCTTATCAAACAGGATGTCTTACAGTTGCTCCTGGAAACTCTGTAACACATAGAGTGTTACAAGCTGTTATTACAAAGCTCTGCACACTAGAAACTTCTCTGGCAGCTCTTGCCCTGAATGTAAGCACAAACTATGTGAAGCTTGCAGACTTAAACACTCTGATACAAAACTATCTCAACAGCATATCTGCCACAACACAGCAGTATACGAAGATGGTTCCCTACACTGTTGTAGAATATTACGGACCTCTCAGCAATTTTAATGGTGCTGGTGTAGGACTTGCTTCTGCAGGATTTGATAAAATCTACATATGTAATGGGCAGAATGGCACTCCAGATAAGAGAGGTAGGGTTGGTGTTGGAGCTATACAAGGTGTTCCTGGCGGAGGACCTCTTGATGCAGCAGTAGATCCTTCCCTTACCATATCAAATCCAAACTACGCACTGAATACAAAAGCAGGAGCCAACGCTATAACTCTCGCTGCTTCTCAAATCCCTTCACACACGCACACAGCCACTTCCACCGTAATTGAACCAAATAGTGGACAAGGTCACAGACATGATTTTATTGGTGTTGATACAGTTGATACTGCTGGTGGTTCTAGTAGTACCAGAAGATGTGGTGATTTTACAAAACAAACATCGTATGCTACAACAGGAATTACTGTTAACACTGCTATAGGTAATACAGGAAGCGGACAATCTCATGCTAATATTCAGCCTGTTCTTGCTTGCTATTATATAATGTACATTCCTTAATATTCATAAATCTATATAAATGTCTTGCTTACCACATATGCCTTGTTACTCTGTAACAACGTCTTTCCCGAGCGCATGCTCCTCTTGCAATAACAATAACGTCAACTCTGACCTGGTAATCTACACTGGGGCTAACCTGGCATGCTCAGGCATAAACACTTGTGACACGCTCACTACATCCATCCAGAAGCTGGATGAAAAGATATGTGAAACTCAAGATGGGGTGTTGGCAATCAATGGTGTAAACAGAAGTGGAAATTTCATCAAACTTGGAGGACCGCTTACAGAGGCTACAGTGATAACCACCACCTCTGCAAACACTCTGTCAATCCTCAACCTTGAGACAGATAACATACCGCAATACCTTGTGTCTTTGAGCAATGGTATTTTAAGAAAAACCACCTACCAAACCATTCTCAATTTCCTTACAGCTGATAATGGTATTACAAAAACACTGAATAACTTCAGGCTGGGAGGCACACTCGTAGTTCCAACTACAATCGTTACAGATGCAGTGAACACCTTGTCAATTACAGGATTGGTTACCAATCCAGCTCCTGATTTCGTATTGACAGAAACTACAGCAGGCGTTGTACAGAGGACTGCTCTGTCCTCAATAATCCCAACTCCTGTAACTATTAATGCAGACAATGGTCTCAACAAAACAATAAGTAACGTTATCCAACTTGGAGGACAGTTGATAATTCCTAACACAAGTATTGATACAAGCTCAACCAACACTCTTTCCATCACAGGACTTAATTCCTTTGCTAAGCTCCCCGATTTCATACTTACAGAAACCAGTGGAGAGGTGGTTGAGAAAGTTGATCCACAAGAGATATTAGATGCTGCAGCTGCCCTCATTACAGCAAACAACGGATTAACAAAAACAATAAGTAATGTCATCCAACTCGGAGGATCGCTTCTTGCTAACACAACTGTACCAATTGGTGGATATACACTTACGTTTCGAGACTCAGCTTCTAGCGGAACAGGTATGGACATTAACTGCTCTACATCAGTGTCAGCAGGAGGTTTCCCACGTAATAATTTTTATGGGAGAAACTTTTTTGAAAATCATGTTGGCATACGTACATATCCTGATGGGTTTTCTGGAGCAACTACTGATATTCCTTTGAAGGTTGAAAAGGCAGGACAGTTTGTTCCATTAGATGCATTTGTAGCTGGCACAGACTCAGTGCTGAGTATGGTTACACCTGGCATAGGAATTTCTGGTACTAGAATCTATGCAGGTGGTGTTGACAGGATGTATTACAATGTTCAAGGTAACCAAACTCTTGCTCCACTTTCTATATTCTCTGGACATTTGGCATACTTTCAATATTTGTCCCCTAATACTACATCTGGACCTACTCTCCAAGTAGCAAATTGCTCTGCTAGCGCTGCTCAGGCTTACTTCACAAGCGGTGGAACTTTAGACAGGATTATAGCTTACAGGGCTATGAACCCTATTTCTGATCCAATCTCTCCATTTGTAGGAACTATTACAGAGGTTGTAGGTGTACAGATTGAAGATCAAAGATCGGACACACTGTTGCAACCACGCATAGGTTCTGGAGGAACTTATGGCATTAAGCAACTTGGTGCTTCTGACAGAAACTATTTCAATGGAACATTCCAGATTCCAAGTACGAATCTGTCCATGGGAACAGCTACATTAGTTGCTGGTACAGTTACCGTTGCTACCACTGCTGTTAAAATTGGAAGTAGAATATTCCTATCTGTCAACACCCCTGGTGGAACTCAAGGTTTCTTGTCAGCTCCTTCAGCATCAATAATTAACAATTCATCATTTGTAATAAATTCAACAAATGCTGCAGATACATCGACAGTTAACTGGTGGGTAATCAATAGTTAATGCATACACCCTATTTTAATATATTAGTAGATTTTTTTGGTTTTTCTACTAATTCGCAAACATCCCTGGCATTTCTATGCTGGGGATTGTTATTTTATAATTAATTTGGTTAATCTATATAACCTTGCTAGTTAAATTAATTTGGTATATTTAAAAATAAACCCTATCTTTAGTATATTTTTTAACTAAAAAAACCTATATGTCATTTAATCAAGGGCTGATTTACAAGCTGGAACAAATGTTACATTGGAAAAAAAGCAGAAAGTTCTATGCTGAAAAGTTGGGTGTCACTGAAGATGCTATAGATGAGATGTTGAAAGAACTAAAAGATAAAGAGGACGTAAGAAATGATGCGGAAATAGGAAATTACATAGGAGAACTTGAAGAAGCCTACATGAAGGTGAACAATGAAAGAGGCACCCTAGAGTCAGTTGTAGAGACTGACTTTGAGCCAAAAGACGATGTTGAACTGGCTAAGCTTCACAAAGTCAACCTAGATAAGTATAAGATATCAAACTACTGGACTAAACGAAAATCTAACGGGAAATTCACATCCTCTGTATTCGCAACTCTCAGGCAACCAAAGGATTACACAGCAGAAGATTTTGCCAAGTTTCTCGAAAACTATGTTCCTAAAGATGTAATAGTTGTAGAAACTGCCTCAAAGCCTAGATATCTGGAAACTGTAGATGTGGAGATTTCAATTGCAGATTTCCACCTAGCAAAGAAAACTCTTGAGAACGATACGATTGAAGACAGAAAGATACAATACGTTGGTGTATTGACAGATCTTATAGATAAGGTGAGAGGCTCATTTGTCATAAACAAGATAGCCTTTCCCATTTCAAATGACTTCTTCCATACAGACAACTACCAAAACTCAACAACAAATGGCACTCCACAAGATGTGTTGGTTGGGTATGACCATGAATACGAAGAGGGATTTGACCTGTTAGTTACAGCCATTACACATCTGAAGACGGTGGCTGATGAGGTGGAAGTTATCCTGGTTCAGGGTAATCATGACCGCACAAAGTCTTTTTACCTTGCTCATGCTCTAGAGATATTCTTCAAGGAGTGCTGCAATGTCAAATTTCAGAGAAACCATTCTACAACAAAATCTACAGTGCTTGGTAATACATTCATTGGATATCACCACGGTAATTGTAAGATTGACGAGCTCCCTCTCCTGTTCGCTACAGGAAAAGACTCTTTCCAGTTTGGAATAGCTGACTACAGAGAGGTGCATACGGGGGACAAGCACCACTACATGGCTAAAGAGGTGAAAGGGGTGAGGATACAACAAATGCCTTCCTTGTCAGGTACTGACAGGTGGCATGCTGACCACAACTTTGTTCATTCTATCAGAGCAGGACTTGCGCTTGTATATCACCCCACGCAAGGCAAGATTGCTGAATATGAATCAAGACTATAAAATCTATGGCAACTTTAAGAAAATTGGTTTCGGATGTACGTGGAATGCACAAGCTGCTTTCTACAGACAGTCTCATTACAGATCGTGTGATTGCTTCTGAAATTAAAAACAATACACTCCTTCTTGTAAAGAGAGAAACCAATCTTAGAAAGCTCTGGGCTACAAGCACAATATTCACCACCATTCCCTGTCTGGAGATGGTGGAAGTTCCTATTTCTGAATGTTGCGGATATGCAGACCCCTGCAATGTTGCAAGGAGCAAATTCAAGCTTCCAAGAATAGCAGAGGGCAACTACCAATATCTGATTCAAGGTGTGTATTCAATCAATGCAATGAGTGGGAATGGAAAGAAGATTAAAGAAATTACAATCAACAGATATATAAACCTTCTTAAACTACCCATCATAAAGAATGAGGAATACTACTGGGTGGTGAACGACTACCTCTATGTAAGCAATCCTCTTCTTAAATCTGTAAGAATCTCTGCATTTTTTGAATCAGATGTGCCCAATGAGATTCTCTATCCAGAGTGCGACTGTGGTGGTCTGGAACCAACTGTGGAAGATTTGTGCACAAATCCTCTAGACAAGGAATATGGTCTTCCTGGCTATCTTGAGAAGCAGGTGTTGGAACTCGTCTCACAGAAACTGCTCTCTACATATTTCAAAATTAAAACAGATCTTACAGAGGATGGTATAGATGGTCAGGCATCTAATGCGCCAAATGGAAAGTGATGAGAACCAAAATAGACTGGAGATCCGCAAGCAAGGAAAACTACAACAATTTCTGTAAGAAACACCCCACAATAAAACTTACGTTTGATCAGTGGAGGCACATCATCTACACCTATACAGATTCTTTTAAAAACTATATACTAGAGACAGGAGAAAGAGCCAAACTTCCGTATGGGTTTGGTGAGTTTTCAATCAATAAGAAGAAAAGAAGAAGGCTCAAAGGACTGAAGGATGAATTCGTAAATCTCCCTGTAGACTGGAAAAAGACCAAGGAAAAGGGCAAGATCATCTACAATTTCAATTTCCATACAGAGGGTTTCTTCTTTGGATGGATGTGGTTTAAAGACACAGCAAGGCTGAGACACACAGACCTTTGGTATTTTAAACCCTCAAGAACCACCTCCAGGCTACTGTCTCACTACCTAAAAACCGATGACAAGTATCAACATTTGTATCACCAATGGAAAACTTAATTAAATGTCCTACTACTATAAATACAATTTCACATCCCCTGAAATAGTTTATTCTACAGTGAAAGAAGAGCTTAAGAGCTACTTCGATACAGGAGCTGTAGATGACCTTATGTTCCCCACCTATCTTGACAAGTGTTTGAGAAAACTGGGAAGGGCTACATATGTAATAACTGAAACATTGTTGGACATTGAGGATTTTGAAGCCAGACTGCCAGATAACTTCTTTGCTGTAAGAGAAGCATGGCTTTGTACAGATGTAAATGCATTCCCCTATCAGACAGCCAACTCTTTCTATTCCCAAGCAGCTTCACAGACAACAATACAGGTGAGTCCTGTAATTTCTAATGGTGTTCCTTGTACAAACCCAGAATGTACAACAGGTTGTCCTGTGTGTATGCCTGAGTTGATACAGGCTGTGTATAAGACAAACAATTCAATGGCAAGGACTTACACAAAGCAATATCTCCTTAAGCCAGGAAACATCTCTGTAAGAGCAAATTGCACTCTTGATTGCATAAACCTTGGAAGCTCTTCCCCTGATTCGTTTGACATCAGAGACAACAAATTTGTAACCAATTTCAGAAATGGCCATGTCTATCTCATATTCTACGCTACAGAGTATGATGACCTTGGAAACCAAATGATCCCAGACAACTATCGTATAAGGGAATATGTAGAAGCGTTCATTAAATACAAGGTGTTTGAAACACTCACGAACCAGACAAATGATGAAACCTTCCAGCAGCTACAGCAGAAGCTTGCTTATTACAAGCAGCTGTCTGATGAAGCATTCATTATGGCTGATATAGAGATTAAGAAACAAGATGTGTACGCTAAGCAAAGAAGAATCAAACAAGATTTGAATAGGTTCAACATGTATGAACTTCCGAACAGAACCAACAGATATGGTTGGAGAAGAAATAACTAATCATGGCAGAAGAACAAGAACAATCACAGGCACAAGGTAATATAAGGAACGAGTATAACGTTGCTAGGGTGGGGCTTAATATGGATAGCAGCGTTAACCAAGTTGCTAAGGGTATGGTGACATATGCCCTCAATGCTGCTGTGGAGAACTTTGACTCTAATAGCGTAAACTACCAAAATGAACCAGCAAATGAGCTGTGTTTAAACTTCCCCGAAGGCTACCATCTAATAGGCACCCATTTCATCCAAGAGAAAAACAAGCACATCTTCTTCCTTGCAAATCCTGAAACTTCAAGTTCGGAGATTGGATATATGGACAATAATGACTGTGTATACAACACTTATGTCAATGGTCCATGTCTTAATTTTGACATTAATCATCCGATACACAAGGTGGTGCATAAAATCACAAATTGCACTACAGAGATATATTGGACAGATGGAGTGAATCCCAGGAGATATCTTGACCTCAATCCAGAAAACCTTCCAAAAATACTGAGGCCTGGTTCAACTCCCTGCAATCCCAACTATACAGACGAACTGGATTGCAATCAGATTAAGCTTCAGCCCAACTTTGAAGTCCCCCAACTTGCTGTTGTAGATGTTAGAACAGGAGGTTCCCTACTGGCAGGAACTTATCAGTTTGCAATACAATACAGTGACGCTGTAGGAAATGCTTACACATCCTACTATTCTGTAACAAACCCTACACCAATTGCAAACCCACAGCTCACCACTCCCAACTTTAACTATGAAGTGGGACGTTCCATTATATTGAATGTCAGTAACTTGGATGTCACTGGACAGTTTGAATATTTCAACCTTGCAGTGATAAAGACAGTGAACGCCATCACTTCTGTAGAACTTGTAGGTACATATTTCATAGACAACACCGCTAAACAAGTGACATACACTGGTCAGAATGTTACACAGATAAGGCTGACAGTAGATGATATATTCGAGAAATACCCCTATTATGACATTGCTCAAGATGTAACAGCTGTACAGGATATTCTTGTATGGGACAATCTTACATCTATAGACAGGATTAACTACCAGCAGATAGCAAATCAAGTTACATTGAACTGGCAGACATACAAGCTTCCTGCCACAGAGAACTATGCAGATGAGCTGAATGCCACAAACCTGCGCGGCTATCTGCGTGATGAAGTGTATGCCTTTGAAATTGTATTCCTCCTGAGGAATGGTAAACAAACAGACGGATTCCACATCCCTGGAAGAATGGCCATAACATCAGACCTACTTCCAGAAATACCAACAACAAACGATGACTTCATAGGAGATCCTACAAATCCTATAACTAATTCAAGTCGATATTGGCAAATCTACAATACAGCCTCTGTAATAGGATCTGCTACAGGTGATAATATTGGAAATGCCACCCCATATCAATATGGGGAATTTGCATATTGGGAATCTACAGAACTCTATCCTTGCAATGAGGATGTTTGGGGAGAGCTTGCCAGCAAGCCAATAAGACACCACAAATTCCCAGATGCTCTGGTTAGCCCTGTATTTGAATCTGCTTTGTTCACATCCCCATCAAGTATGGTGATGCAGAACAACTCTGTATTCCCAATGGGTGTTAGAATAGATGTCACACAGGTGAGCAGTCTCATTCAAACCTCCAATCTCACAGCTGAACAAAAAGCAGACATTGCTGGTTTCAAGATTGTACGAGGAGACAGGGGAACAAACAAATCAATCATAGCAAAGGGCATTCTCAGAAATGTAGGAAAGTATAAGAGAGAAGAAACAGAATACTATTTCCCCAACTACCCATACAACGATCTCAGACAAGACCCTTTCCTTCTAGATAAATCGAATGGTTATTACGAGAATTGTAATAGTTATACAATTCTTTCAACAACTTTATCTGGAGAATACAATTACACAGATTGTTTTACTGGAGAGAGTGTTTCTGGAACCTCTTTTGCAGTGAATGAACTAGTGGAAGTTTGTTCTCTTACAAGACCCACTACATCTCTTCCATCAGCAAATGTGGTGATCACCCAAATATCGTCTTCTAGTTATAAAATTACAAATGTCTCTGCAAGTCCAATTATATTTCCAGTGTATGATCAGTTTGGTTATATTAGCTCATATGCTGTAGTAAATGGATATGAAACAAAGACACTAACTCTCTACACCCCACCCAACGATAGTAGTTTACGCATAGAGAAACTTAGTACGACAGGTATGCTACCTGCCTGTCAAATCAAACAACTGGACGCATTTAATAGTACAGATTCTCTTTATAGACTGGTATTCAACTCTCCAGAAACATCCTTCGGACAACCATTCCTTGGAGATGTTTTGAAGCTTGAGCATGTAATGTTTGGTGCTGGAAGAGCGCATTTTGTAAGGGTTAAAGAGCATGCCATGTACAAACTTCTGAGTAAGGAAGCTCAGGAAGATGCTCTAGCAAGTAGTTTGGCTATAGCAAATATAACAGATCCTTCAGATGTAAGTGCTTTGTTTGCATCCTATCAGGCCTATCTCACCATATACATAAACGGCATAACTAGGAGAAACTATGCTTATTCCTACAACTCGATAGCCAGCTATGACTATTCTGCTGATATTGCAAATAATTTCGGCATAAAGCAAAGAGAACTTGACATTGCTCAATACATCATCCCAGCTGTACAGTCTGTGGGAGATCCTGACGGAATCAGTATAAACAACTGGAACAGAGAGTCTTCTGTATATTTGAAAACAAAAGATTCGAAGTTTAACAGGACAATCCCTCCATTCCTGTTCCCAGACAAAACACCAAGTTTGGCTCCTTCAGGAACATCTTTGGTTTCGGACAAATCGAGGTATACGATCAGTGAGTTGGGCAATTGCAACAATCCAGGAAAAGAATCTCCTATAAATGTTGTTTCATATTATGCATCTCTGAAAGATATATTTGTCAACCAATGGGGGCAGATTTATTCCTACGAAACAATTGACACAGGATTCCAAAGAGACATCACACCTACAACTGCACCAACCATTGCTACAATATTTGGAGGAGACACGTTCATTAGCAGATTTGCATTCAAGATAAAGCTGCCCTTTTTCATAGATAATAGGGTGGGTGCTCCTGACGATAGTGATGTGTTCTATGATGAGATTGGAAACGCTGCCTATCCAAAATATTGGTATTCAGCACGTTCTGTATTGAGTGATATAACTTTGGCAACAAAAAACTCTTCAGGCGGTCCTGCTCCAACAACACTGAAGAACTTTATATCGTTCAAGGCTCATAACCTTGACTGCCCAAATAGCCAAGTGGCTAGCACAACTTCTGATCCAAATCCAGGAAGAACTTTTTACGATGGTAAGATGTACCTGTTTGCATACGGGATTCCTAATTTCTATTGTGAAACTTCATATAATGTAAACCTTCGTCAGGCATTCAATAATAGAGAAGGAGACTTCTGGCCTCACGTGAGCACGGGTATTCCTGATGATTGGGTGCAGGAAAGCTTTGTTACAATTGCTCAGGACAATACGTATTATTACAATGTGACATTCTCCAAGCAAAACAAGGAAAACTTCTTCTCGCATCTTCCTCCAGATTGGGAGCAAAGGCTTTGCTTCACCAACTACCCATTCAGGGCAATCTATTCTGATCGTCAGGATGCAAATGCTGATATTAGGGTGAACAACTGGCTCACTTATCTGGCAGCATCGAAGTTTGATTTCCCTCAAAACTATGGAAATCTTATATCTTTGGATGGCATCCAGAACAGAGGTATTCTAGCCAGATTTGAAAACAAGTCATTGTTATACAATAACTTGTTGACAATCAACACTAGTAATCCTCAAGCAGCATATGTAGGTAATCCTAACATGTTTAGTGCCCCTCCAATTGACTTTGCTGAAACAGATCTTGGATATGTCGGAAGCCAGAACAAGATGCTTCTAAAGATACCTCAAGGACAGATAACAATAGATGCCAAGAGAGGACAAGTGTTTCTCATATCTGGAACACAAGCTACAGATCTCTCAGCATTTGGTTCTGGGCTTAACAGGTTCTTTACAGATCATCTGGCATTTGAAATCCTGAGATATTTTCCAGAGGTGAATACAGATAATCATTTTAATGGAATTGGGTTGCATGGTGTATATGATAGCAAGTATGACAGGGTGATTATTTCCAAGCTAGATTACATTCCCCTATCTACAGACATCAAATATGATGCTGATAAGAAAGAGTTCTACATAGAGAAAACCCAGACAAGCACCCCACTGAGAGTGGTGGTGGAAGTGACAGATGTTGAATACTTCTGTAATAAGTCTTGGACACTTTCGTTCAATATGAACACCAAGTCTTGGGTGAGCTTCCATAGTTACATCCCCAACTGGTACATAGCTGAGAACAACTTCTTCTATTCAGGGCTGAATGGAGGATGCGACCTTGAAGCAATTGCTGCCTCTGAAGAATTAACCTAACCCCCTATGACAAAAACAATAGTTATAAAGTTTACAAAAGTTGGTTCTAGGACAGGACCAAGGTTTAACATATATGACGACCTAGGAAACACTCTTGCTACAGATGTATTGAAAAGCTCATTAGTATCAGGAATATCTTTAGAGATAGACAGTGCTGTAAAGGTGGTGGTTATCAAATCGTTGGATGGGTGCAACGGTACATGTTCAAAAACCATAAATGTTCCTGTAACAACCATCACAAAACAACAACTTGCAGCTACACAAGCAGTGAAAGGAAACACAGCTTCCTTATGGAGGCATCTAACCACTCCAGTGTTTTACAACAACTTCTATGGAAACATAGAACCCTACATCATAGAATATCCATTTGCCTACCAATTCCAAGATGAAATCTTGCAGAACGTAAAAGACTATACAAAAGCATATAAATACTTCCAAGACTCTGGTGGGGTGTGGAATGATGACAATAAGATAGAAACAGACGACAGATGGTTCAATAAGGCTGTCCTGTACAATGGTCAACAGAGTACGGGTGTGCTGGAGCTTGTCCCCAAGCCCAAGAACAACCTCAGTGAATATGTCAAATATCCATTGTACAATGCTGAAAGTAAAACCATTACATATACAAAAAGCGATAATTTCTATCAATACAACACATTCTGGGCACTAAACCGTGACAAATCCACCCCACTATTTGTCAGAAGCTGTTGCTCTTCCTTGTCTCTGGACAAAACTGTAAACCAGGCAAACATGGACTACAGCAAGCGCTCATTCAAAAAAGCCCCTCTTAGGGCTAAAGAGTTGAAGATAAGACACATCCTAGACAACAGAAGTGATGCCCACCTGACAAGCCAATTCATTATAGGAAGTGCTATGATATCTTACAAATAATGGCAAAGAAGAAAACACAAGGTTGGTTAGACAAATACGATGCCCCTCAAGCCCAGAATGGGATAGAAGGAACTATGGGCGGTTTAACTGATAAAGGCTTTGACTACAATGGCTCTTGGGGTGGACAGTTTCAAATGGGAGGAAATGTCTATCCTGTAAACTATGTTCCCCAGGCTGCTATGGGTGGGAGTACAGGAGGAACATTCCCTGGCTCTACAGGATTCATGTACGCACGCACGCAGGGAGCTGCCCCCTCAGAAGGCCCCTATGCAAAGAAGACAATGCCTAGCGCTCAAGATGGAAAAAAACAACCAAGTAATGAGGAACAAGCTAAAGAATGGTATAGGAACTGGTATACAGAAAGAGCTAAAAACCCAAAGTTTACAGAAGTTGCTAATAAAAGACTTGATATTTTACCAAAACTAAATGTCTCTTATGATCCAGATTTATTAAATACAGCAGAAGCATATGGTATATATTCTTATTCTCCTGACAACTACACTGTTTCTGTAGATGCAAGCGGTAATCCTATAGGAACATCTTCTCAAAATATACTTCATGAGTTTGGGCATGCTTTTGACCATCTTACCCCTCAAAAAAACAGAAAAGAGATTTTTGAGCAGAATGCTTTAACAGATCCATTTAATAACGCTTCTTGGGGAGGCAGAGGTAGTGAGGCAGATCAAAGCGAATTGCTGAGTAGAGTTGATCAGTGGAGAATGATGTACGGCATTGATCCAAATAAAGAATACAGCATAGATGATATGAAAAAAATAATAGATGATTTCAACTCACAAAATCCATCTATTAAAGATATGAATTACGGTCCTGATGCAAAATTTAATGTTAAACAGCTTTTTGACATGATCAAAAACAATCCTGAAAAACTGAGAAATTTGAATAGGGATTTGGTTATGAGAAATGTTGGACAGTTGCCAGTTGCTCAAGATGGAATGACCTACTACCAACATGGCTTAGATTGGAAACCAAGGAACATCAGTAGGGATGGAAGTGAAATTCCAAATGCTCAGAAAGGAAAGCAATATCCCTATCACCCTATAACAAATCCTGAAGGATTTCAATCCGTCCTTACAGATGAGCAAAAAAGACAAATGGGAATGCCTGTTTCTCAAAGAAGTGTAATGTATGGTAAACCTCCTGCAGTTTATCCTACAGCCTCTAGAGAAAGAACAGAAGGATTTACAGGTCGTCAAAATGCTTCTGTAGGCCCATCTAGGACAAACTACACAAGAGCTCAAGTAGAGGCAATGAATGCTGAAGAAGCTAGACGTAAAGCTCAGGCTAATTCTGCATTATCTCAAACAATGGGTTCATTTGCTGGAAATGAAGCAGCAGGAACAATAGGAGCTGAGACCTTTGTGAACATGAATCCTCTTGGTACAGGGCAAGTGATGTCTGCCTCTAGGCTATACGGACTTGGAAAAAGTGTTGCCACTGGTGATAGTGAAGCCAATCCTTATTTTGGAAGTGACAGAGGTTTTGTAAACAATGCCTTTGGTGCAATTAACTTAGCAGGAGATTTAGGAATGATGAGGGTTGGTACAACAGGTACGTTGGGAAATATGAACCCTGTATTAAAAGATTTCAGCGCACCACCGTTAAGCTCACGTCTTAACTTGACAGCACCTGTATCAGTTGCAAAAATAATAGGTGAATATGGAAAAGTTCCTACCCTAACCTCAGAAAACTTTACATATGTTGGCGATCCTAGATTTAATGTACACACATCTCAAGGATTTAAGGGCAAAACTCACTCATTCATAGACCCCACTGATTTGGAAAATTTTCAAAGACAAAATCCTGGTGGATTGTTTTACCAATCTCTTCCTCAAAAAGAGTCTAAAACCATAGCTCTTAGTGCTCTTCCAGAAATGGATGCTAGCGGAAGAGCCATTACTTTTGGAGATCCTCTTTTTGGATTTTCATATAGAAAAAATCCAACTTCTCCATTGGCGTTAGACTATGCAAGAAAACTTGCATTACAACAAATTAATAAAGGAGTTCCTGTAAATAGATTGGAGCTTTTAGGAAAATCTAATCCTCTTGTAGAACCAAAAGGACTACGACAACCTATTTCATTAAAAATCCAGCCAAATAGATATGGTGGTGTAATTAAAGCAAAAGTGGGTTTGGAAATAGAATGTCCTACAGGATATAAACCAGATGGTAATGGCGGATGTATCAGGATGACTCTAGATGAACAGATGAGAGCCATTCCTAGAAATGTAGCAAGCAGTACAGCTATCGCTACAAACAAGCCACAGTTTCGCACAGCTAGAGAGGCAGAAATAGCCAGAGCAGAGGCTATGAAAGCTAAGCAACCTGTCATAAGACAAGGAAGACAAGAAACTGTTTTAGATAGGGCTAAGACTGAAATGCTTAAAAGGCAATATCAATCTCTCCATCCTAATACAAGAATCAATCCTATAACAGGAGATTTGGAGACTATCGATCCAAATAGAGGATTTGAAATGCAGCCTCTTACACCTAGTGCTAAAAGATTTGATAAAGGTCTTGAACATATAATGGGAGCTATTGAAGCTACAGGTACACTAACTGGAGTTGGGCAAATAGGATCTAATGCATTAAGACTTGGTGCAAGTGCTTTAGAAAAACAGGTTGGTAGAAACCTTCTATCAAAAGGATTAAAAAACTTTACAAGTTCTATAAACCCTACATTGAGTGCTATAGATAATGCAGCTGCTTATGTACAATTAGATCCTATTGGTATTATGGGAAATAGATTGAATTCAACACTCTACAACCCAACAACATCTTTAAACACAACAAATAACACTATAACTGGAGTTAAAAAGAATTTAATAAACTCCGCTGTAGAGGCTTCAGATATTACATTAGGAACTAACAATTTAAGAAATATATCTCCCTATCCCACTAATTCAGAACTGTTTGGTGCAAGTTCTTCTGTAGAGGGCCTTATTCCTAAACAAGCAGGATTTCCAAATCCTTTAGCAATTGCAGATGCAATATTTCCACAACTTCCTCATCCTGCAAGAATACCATTGATGTTTTCTCCAATAGAAGGTTTAGGTCCTTTTACGGGTAGCCCTTTAAATTTAGTTCCAGGATATGGTAAAGTTTTACAATCTAATCCAAATGCTGCATTCAGAAAGTTTGGTAATACTATGGAGCATGTGATGAGCACTAAAACATTAAGTCCTAAAGGAGGTTCTCCGATTAGAATTGGTAGAGACCAAATTATAGGAGAAGGTAACTGGGCAGCTTTGAATGCACCTGATGAAAATTATAAGGGAGTATTTGCTGCAAAATTTGACTTTAGAAATCCAAATACTAATTTAGGATATGTTAATCCTAGTAATAGAAATGGTGTACTAATTACAACAAAATCTGGGGAAAATCTTGTTGATATTCCAATACAAGATGAAGGCTTAAGTTTTCATAGAAGACTTCCTTTTTCCAATAGGTATGTTCCTATAGATAAACAAAAGCTTTTGAATGATCAGTTTCAATGGGCTACTCAAGGAGGACATCTTCAAAGCTTATTTGAAAAATATGGATATGGTCTTGGCTATGCTGGCGCACTGTCTGCAATGGGTCAGCCTTATATGATGGATAAACTTAAACAATACACAATAAATCCTACAATAGATTATTGGAACAAAGCAGATAGTACATTGAATAAAAATTTTGGCACTCCACTTATGCAAATTCCTAGGCAAAAAGAAGGTGGCGTAATAAAAGACAACAGAGGACAATGGGCCCATCCTGGAAAGATAACAGAAATAGACTCCAACCAAATAACAATGCAGGGAGTGCCCTATCCTGTCCTGGGAATAGGAAAAGATGGACAACAAATAATGATGCAGCCTGGAGAAGAATATACATTCAACAAAGGCCCTGTTACAGAGATTCCTATGGCTCAGACAGGAGTTGAACAAACCTTCCAAGAGGGAACAGATTTTCTGAGAGATTGGTATTCCAAGAGAGCACAACTTCCTCAGTTTCAAGACCTTGCAACAAGAAGGTTAGAAGATATAGACAGATTTAGTCCAGGCTATCAGCCTTATGATGTTATGAAAAAAGTAGGTGTAGGGTACTATCCTTACGCTGGTGGAGATGTGGTGTATTTTACAGACCCAGCAGATAAAAGTATTCCAAAAGATAAATTAGAAGAATCCGTACCAACACCAGCACTAGTTGCCCATGAGGTGACTCATGGACTTACACGCAAAAATCCTCAAGAGATGCCTGAGGATTATTTTAAACCAGTTCCATTCAAGGACTTTGATATATACAAACCAGAAAATGCCATTCATTCTGGAGATGAATATTATTACAACTGGATTAATAGCAAAGGTCCTATAGAATACATCAATAAGAAAGGTAAGCAAAAAACAAAAATGGCCCCTGGAGTTGAGATAGAAGGCACGCTAGCTATGCTAAGGTCTCTAGAGAAACTCGACCCAACAAAGACATACACAGCTGAGGATGTAGCTCCTATGATTGAGAAGTACAAGACTATGAGAAAAGAGTCTGAGGAAGAATATAAGAAAACCAAGAACTATCCAATGGAAAACGCTCCTCAGATGATTGAATTCATGTTCAGGAATTTTGGAAACGATCCTAAGAGAATAGCAGCCCTGCTTAACGATATAGTGAGAACAGAATCTCGTACAACTCCTATTGCTCAGGATGGTAAAACAATATTTGTATCAAATCCTAATGATCCTAGACTAAAGTCTTATTCTGATAGTCTGTATAGTTATAATGTAGGTAAAAGATTAGAGTCAATATTAGATGCGGATAAAAATTTGGTAAAAGTTAGACCTGGTTCACCTTATGATAAAGCGCTTCAGGCTGGTGTAAAGAGATCAGGAAATAACTTAATTGATAACTCAAAAAAGGATACAAAGGGATATAAAAATTATGAAAGGGTTGCAGCTATAATGGATGAGTATCAAACAAAAGGTAATAAAGGAATATTACCAATTAGATATCAAGGATATTTTCCAAATCCTGATAATACCGCCATAGACTTAGTTACACTTAGAAGTGTTTGGGACGCATTAGGTGTCACTGACCCAAGACCACCAGGAGGTGCAAATCTGCCTGTTTGGAAAAAACCAGAAGTTGAAGTGGCATTTAATTCAAGTAAAACTTCCCCTACTAAAACTCCCCAAACACAAAAACTAAAATTTAGCCCGTCGAAACCAGTTGATTCTCCAAAACCAATTAAACCAAAACCAGAACCAAAACCAAAGAGAGTTCCCTACAACCCTGAAACAATAAAACCTACACGTCCTAAGGCATCACCTATTCAAATTCGTCCAATTGCTGCAACTCCTCAAGCACAAATGGAAATTCCAGATTGGCTATACAGGGTGGAATATACAGATCCTGAGACAGGGCAGAAAACACACAAAATGTTTAATACAGAAAAAGAAGGATCTGAATTTCAGAGAATGATGGATGGAGAAAGAATTGGCAACTGGGAAAAGCAACCTAAGAAGAAAACAGGTGGATGGTTGGACAAATATAACTGATAAATTAAAAACTAATAATATGAAGGCTGAAATCTTAAAAATCGCTGGTGTTAAGTCTGAGAAGGAGTTCTACAAAAAGTTCCCTACAGAGGAAGCATTTATGAAAGCGCACAGTAAAGACTTTAAAAAAGCCAAGCTTGGAAAAGCTATGCCCAATGCACAGTATGGATGTAAGGGAAACAGCTGTACACAAACAGGAGAAGGTATTCAGAAAGTTGGCAGTAGACTTGGCCTTGATAATAGCAGTAGTGCTAGTGGTGTTGACCCAAGTTTTGTAGACTATAAAGCTCTTAACGCACCTCTTTCGTGGGAAGAACTTCAAAAATTTAATGATGTAAATCCAAAAAGCAAAGAGTTCAAAACTTACTTCAAGGACCTTAAGAGTAGATATCCTGATTTGACAGTAGAGCAACTTCTTGCTGCTGGTGGAGACTCTGCCAGAATCAATCTAAGAAAGCAAAACTTGGAAAGATATGACCAGCCTTCAGAACAGACATTTGATAAGGCCTATCATCCGTTCTACAGAAACTTAATGAACCAGCCTCAGAGAGTGACTATTCCACAAGTTCTTGATGTACAACCAGGTGGATATTCTGGATTTGAACAGAATGTAAAAAGTAATTATGGCAAGAAGAAAGGAAAAGAAGGAACACAGGTTAAGAAACTGAAACAGCTTACAAGTTTTGAAGAAGATATTGACGGGATGATCCCCGAAGCACAAGTTGGCTTAACGATGCCTCAGCCCACTAATATTATGACAAATGTCGATCCATTCTGGGCACAGTCTCAGTTTGGTGGTGGAGTTGCTCAGGCAGGAATGCCTGCAGGAATGGTGAATCCCACCCCACCTCCTCCAATGTATGATGTTAATCAAACAGGGACATTTGCTCAACAAGTGGGAGCTTCTGCCAATGCTATTAATCCTAATAAATCTGGCGGTTTTGATTTTCTTGGAAAGATGGGTGGGGCTGCAGGATTGGCCAATCTTGCTACAGATGTTATCAGTGGGGTGAGGAGGAGTCAGGCAGAAAAAGAAGAAGACAAAAGATGGCAACAAGCCAATCGTGTTTCGGATGTTCAGATGTTGGCCTCTCAAACAAGACCCGAACCTATTAAGCGTAAATACGCAAGACCAGAGGATGTGGCTATTCAGCCAGAACAACTGTTCCCTACATATGGTGTAGGAACAAATGTCCTTGCTCAAGATGGTGCACAGATAGGAGGTAATCCTACAGAAATTCAAAACATGTACAATCCTGGAGATCTTTATTCCGATCTTGGATTTGAACCTCTCAATGACAGCAGCCAAGTGAAACAATATTATGGAGGAGGATATGTCCCACAGGCTCAGATGGGACAGAGCATTCTTCAAAATGTAGGAGGATTTGCCCAACAGATGGGAAATCAATATGGAAATTCTTTTGGTAACTCCTTCAAGCAATTTGCAGGTAGTGCTGCTGGTACAAACTTTTCAAACACCCTTCTATCATCAATGCGTGGTGGTCAGTCTGGAGGTGGTATGGTTGGAGGTGCTGTTGGTAAAGCTGCTGGTACACTAATAGGAGGCCCCATTGGTGGATTTGTTGGTAATCTTGCTGGAAATCTCATAGGGGGAGCTTTTGATAATAGCCAAGAAAGAATCCTAGCAAATCAAAAAAGAGTGGAGAAGAACCTAGGCATCATGACAGGACAAGATTTTGCAAACACTCTGCAGTCTCAAAATCGTTCATTCATGGAACATGGTGGATGGGTGAGTCATGATTGGCAGCCTCAGGTGATTGCAAAATTTGGAGAACATCGCATGAGCGACCTACTCAGACCAGACCCCACAATGGACACTCTCAGATCAGGCGGTCATATTAGGCAGAACAATATGTCCCCTATGGATCAATACGGATTTGGTGGAGAGCTCCAAACTACATGGGGGGGATATGCAGAACCCATCTCTCAAAACCCCTACCTCCCAGGAACAGGAGAAACTGTAATGTTCAGGGGCAAATCTCATTCAGAAAGAGATGGCAAGGGAAGAACAGGAATCGGAGTTAAATATGGTAATGATGGCGACTATTCTCCTTACATGGAATATGGAAAAGACGGTATTGAGGATGTTACAGATGTTGAGGTGGAAAGAGGGGAGCCTGCTCAAGAGATGGTGGATCCTCAGACAGGAGAAAAGAATATGGTGGTTTTTGGTAATCTCAAGATTCCAAACAAGTTCCTTGGTGAGATAGGAGATCCCAAAGCTAAGGGTAGGAAGTTCAAGCACTACGTAGCAGGTCTCTCAAAACAAGAGGCAAAACAGAACAAAACCATAGACAAATCCATAGAGCAGCTGATTGATCTAGATCCTCACACATCTATAGATAAGTTGAAATTCTCAGCATTACAGGCAAACATATTTGGAGCAAACATGAAACTCAAAGACATTGCTGACAAGAAAACAAATGCCTCTATAGTGCAGAACGCTATTAATGAAACAGCAGAAGAATACGGACTTGATGCGGATTCTCTTGCAAAAGGTAAATATAAAATGGACAAGGAACTTATGAGCCAACAAGCCAAATTTGGAAAGATGCTGAAGAAATATCAGAATAGTGGTGCCCCAATTTCCCCATCCAATCAAATGACCGATGAGGAGGCATACAACAGGATAGTTGAAGCTTTTGAAAAGGCAAAAGCACTAAACGATAGAAATCCAGGAAAACCAAATCCTTACATAGTAGAATTCCAAAAACTCTACCATCAGTATTTTCCAGATGTTGCTAAAGAAATAATTCTCAACGCCAAGGGTGTCACAGCAAAAGCTAAAAGAAAGGGTATTAAATCTATCTCCGATCTTAAGAGGTATTCAGATGCTGAGATTCTTTCTACAAATGAGGATGAATACTTTGGACCAATAACTGAGCAATACAGGGCAAAATTGAAAAAGCCTACAAAGCCAGCACCTCCAGCAATTCAATCCCAGCCCCTGCCCCCTGCCAAAGAAAAGGAGAAAGCCAAAACAGTACCCCCCGTACCTCCGCTCAAGAGAAATCCCTGGATAGATGCTGCAAACATGGTCATTCCTTATTTGCTCCCAACAGACCAGGAGGCCCTCGATCCCAGACAGCTATACGGAGAAATGTATGCCTTAGGCAACAATCAATTAGAACCTGTAAGAGCCCAGGGATATCGTCCACAGCTCCTCACACCCTATGACATTTCCCTTCAAGATCAACTGAATGAGGTGACTGCCCAAACAAGACAAGCAGAAAGACTCGTAGGATCAGATCCTGCAGCTGTAGCAGCTATGAGCGCACAGGCAAACAGAGCTAAGAGTCAAATACTGGGAGAACAGTTCAGACAGAATCAGGCTCAGAGAATGGGAGTGTACAACCAAAACATCAACACGCTCAACCAGGCCCAGCTCCAAAACCTTGGAATCTTTGACCAACAGTTTGCAAGACAAGAGCAAGCTAAGAGCAATACAAAGGCTGTTGCGCAAGCTGCTCTAAATTCAATTTCTGACAAGATTGCCAAGAACAGATTGGAAAACAGGACATTAGGTATTATGGAAAATATGTATAACTACAGATTTGACAGACGTGGTAGGGCAATCAACATGAACCCTCTTGCTCAATTTGATGTAGCAGTTGGTGGTAGTACAGGCAGGACAGGAACTGGTGGCATCAATCCTGACTATGAGTTCACATATGATGCTAACGGTCAGATAATTGGCACTAAAAAGAGAGCAAAAGATGACACAGGAAAGAACGGAAAAAAAGTGGAAAAATCAAGAAATGGCAATATTGTAAAAGCAATTAAAAATTTGTAATCTGTTCAGTTATAGTGAATTACCAAGAACCGTTATAGTTCTTGGTGGTTTTAATATTTTAAATTAAATTTGATAACTTATTATTATGGCCTCGTTTACAGACCTTCCTCCCCAATTTACCCCCTACACACCACAGCTTCCTGTTGAGGCTATGGTGCAAGTGGGCATGGCTAAACAAGCCAAGTATGAACAGGGTGTACAAAAAATCCAGGCTCAGATAGACCAAGTGGCTGGGATGGACGTATTCAGACCTGTAGATAAGAACTACCTCCAAACCAAACTCAATGAATTGGGAGGTAATTTGACAATGTTCGCTGCTGCAGACTTCTCCAATTTTCAGCTTGTCAATTCTGTTGGGGGTATGACAAAGCAACTTGTTAGAGATCCAAACATTCAAACTGCTGTGCAATCTACAGCTTGGTATAGGAAACAAAATGAGATGATAGCTAAAGCTAAGAAGGAAGGGAAGTCTTCTCCTGAAAATGAGTGGTGGTATGGACTAGATGTAAAAACTTGGCTAGATGACCCGAATGCAGGCGCTAATTTCAGCTCAAGCTTTATCGAGTATAGAGATGTAGATAAAAAACTCAGGGAATTAGCTAGCAAGATAAAAGATGTAGATCAGTCTGTAGACATTCCTTTCCAAAGAGATGATGCAGGAAATGTTCTTTATTTCAAAAAAGATCCAAAAACTGGAGCACTTTCTGCTTCTACAGATCCTAATTCTGGAGGAGAAAAAAGAATAGATGATGCAATGTTAAGAGTTAAGGTGAAAGGTACATCTGCTCAAAAAATCCTTGATAACTTCTATACGTCTCTTGATGAGAATGATAAACAACAGATGCTCATCACTGGAAACTACCACTATAGAGCTGCGTCAAAAGACACATTCATCAAAGAAGCAAATGATGTCTACACAAAGAAAACAGAGTTTCTCAAAGATTACATAACAGACCTTGCTGTAAAACTTAAAACAAATAATAATCTTTCCGATGAAACTAGGTCTGCTATGGAGGCAGCAATAAATGAAGGAACTAGGAAACTAAAGGACGGAGATCTGGAAAAAGAGTTAAATCAAAAGATTTCAGAAATAGATAAGATTTCTGATATGAAGGATTATAAATACAGACTATATACACAGAAATATCTAACAAATCTTGCATCAGATCTTGCTAATGAAAGTAAGAGTATAGAATATTTGAGTAACCCATACGCTCAAATGAATATGCAGAAGAAACAACTTGAGTTTCAAGTTGAAAACTCTAGAAAGCAAGACAGACAATTCTGGGCAAACTACAATATTAATGCTGCAAGGCTGAGGATTGAGAGTCAGAGAAATCAAAGAGAACAAAAGAAATTTGAACAGGAAGAAAAAGAAAGAATAGCATTGGAGCCTGTTGTAGAACCTGGGGGACTTAGCACTGGAATTAAAGCACCTACAGTAGCCACGCTTGATGAAACAATAAATAATACCAGAGCTCAACTGAATGATTTGACTACTAAATACAGAAATATTTTATTTCCTAATTTGAGTGGGGAAGCACAAGAAGCTGCTCTAAATAAACTTATTGATGAATATGCAGCAAATCCAAATAGTATACAAGACCCAGCTCAAAGAAAATATGTAGAATCAGCAAGACAATTGCAAAACGATCTTGCAAGAAATAGTAATCTTAGAATAGGAGTTTCTGACATATCTAGTTGGTATGATAGAAAAATGGATGAGGCAATGGTTGGTCAACCTGGATATAATGAAAATGGAAGACAGATTTTGAGTGCTCGTGAATTATACCAACTCAGAACCGCTTTTAATGATGCCAGGCAAGTTATAGATTATTTGGGAGAACCAGGAGCAGCGCCTGCCACTACATTTGACCCTGCTGCTTTCCAAAGAAGTTTACCAGATAACTTGAAGCAGTATGCTCAAGTGTTCATTAAATACAATAATGGTTTACCACTCACTGCAACTGAATCAGGAATTGTTCGAGAAGCTTCACGTGTAATGCGAACAACTGCCCCAATTATAGGTGGTTGGCAAAAAGTAAAAAGTCAAAAAGAAAGTGAATATCTGTCAAGATATATGCCTGAAGTACAGAGTACATATGGTACATTGAATGTTACAGATAAGTTGACAAAATCAGGAATTGAATACTTAATCGGTAATGCTACAGAAACATACAACCGAATGGGGTCTCTAGATGTCTTGAATAAAGAATCATTCGATCCTGCTACAATTAACACATGGAGACAGAAATATGGAGATGAAAAGCTTGTATTTGTAGCTGAAAAAAAGTTTAACGGTAGTGGCCTACTTAATGTCTATAGTCCAGACAATCAAAAACAAAGTATTCCAATGACCACAGCCCAGCTACAAAAATACTTCCCCAAAGTGGCTAGACAAAGTTTCATGACTCCTGTAAAGATTGCAATAATGTCTTCCCCTGGAAAAACTACAAACTCAATGAATATTGACAATCCTGTAACAGCATATATGAGTGGATATGATATTCCAGGATTGAGCGAAACAGACTGGGCAGGAAAAGTGAGGCTTGATATAAAAGGAGATCCAGATAATAATGGCGATCAAAATGATGCATTCAGTGTAATCATGTATGCTTTTGACAAGAACAATTGGACAAAACCAACATCATTGACATCTCGTTATCTTAATGCTGCTGAGGTGGAAGAGGTTATTTCCAATATCGGAACACAAACGGTTAAAGACGTACTAAGAAAAAAATAAATTCCAATGGCTATTTTTGAAGGTGAACTGAACACAACGGAACCAACCCCTAAATTAGAAGAAATGGAACTCCCAAAGTATTCTTTGGGCAGTCCTCCAATTAGGGATGTTGATGTTAGTATAGGTAGTGGGAATTACGGAATTTACGGAGTTCCCTCTCAAACCTTTTCAGGTTTAACCTTGAAGCAGTTGTCTCAAATCAGAGTTGCTCCAAAATCAGGATTTGATTCTCCAATGTCAGTGGTTCCAAAATCTGAGTTGTTAGCCAACCAGAGATATGGAACATATGTAAGGGATATGGATTTGGAAAATGTCTATTCTCTTACGCAACCTTGGTATAAACAATTAGGAAATGGTATTGCGAAAATGGCAGCAACTGGTGGGGCTACATTTCTACAATCTTTCGCAACGCTTCCAAATACAGTGGCAACCTTGAAAAAGGGAGATTTTGCAGAACTTTCTGGAAAGGATGGATATGAAGCTGATCTTGACGTATGGTTGAAAAACATTGAAGATACCTTCCCAAACTATGTCTCTAGATGGGAAAGAGAAAACCCATACGGAGGAATAATCCCATTCACAAGAGGATCTGCAAACTTCTGGGGAGACAAGATTATAAAAAACCTAGGATTCACTGTAGGTGCTATTGGCGGAGCCCTTGCTCAAGATGCTATGGTTGGAATTGTTACAGAAGGCATAGGTGCTGTACCTTTAATTGGTCTGCAGATAGGAAAGGCATCTCTCTATCTAAATAAACTTTTTGCTGGGTCAAATAAACTTGACAAAGTTCTTGATATTGCAAAATCCCTCAATAAGACAGAGAAGCAACTGCTCACTCTGAAAAACTTAGCCTATGCAGCTGAAGCCACTAAACTTTCTAATGGTTTCAGATATGGTCTTTCGTTGTATGGAGCATCAAGAACAGAGGCTGCTGTTGAGTCTAGAGATGCGTATAGAACAATTAAAGACAAGTTGATTTCAGACTACAGAAAACAAAATGGCGTAGATCCAAGTGGAGCAGTATTGGATGAAATAGAAAAATATGCTACGGATGGGATGAATGTTAGGTTTGGTATTAACATGACTCTTCTGACAGCATCAAACGCTATACAGTTTGGTTCCCTTTTTAAATCTTTCACAAATGCAAGTAAGGGAGCCCCTGGTCTGTTTGAAGCACCTGTAGGAGAGCTTGGAAAGGTGGGACTTGCAAAAGGGTCTATAGATGTATTTGAAAAGAAAGCTACCACTGGACTTGGAGCAAAGGTTTGGGAATCCATCAAACCTACAGTGAAGAATGTACTAACAGAAGGTGTGTATGAAGAAGGTGGACAGTTTGCTGCTGAAAAGGGCGTGTATGACTACTACACTAGGAAATACAAAAACTTAAAAAACCCAGAATACGCAAAAACCTGGAACACCCTTAATGAGGTGATGAAATCTACCAACGAAGGTTTGGCAGAACAGTTCGGGTCTACGGAGGGTATTCAGAACATGCTGATTGGTGGTATAACCGCACTGATTACAGGAGGAGTTTCAAGCAAAATGAGGAGGCTTAGAGGAGAACCATCTAAAGACGAGAGATTACAATCTGCAATAAATATTCTAAACAACCATAAAGTTACAGGAATATTAGGAGATCAGTATGACTCAACACTAAACTCTGCAAACATTTCTAGAGAAATGCAGGAAGCTGCAAATAGTGGCGATGTCTACAAATATAAAAACTTAAAACATGATCAGTTCTTCACATATGTAATGTCACGTATTCCTGCAGGAATGCATGATATCACTATTGAGCAATTGAAGATGCTTAAAGATCTTGACAAAGAGCAGTTTGAGAAAGCCTTCGGAATGAATTTTGACGAGTCTAATAAAAAGACAGTTGGTGAATACGTTGACTCATTGATAGAAAAAGCAAATAGCATTAAAGAAACTGCAGACTCTCTTGACTTTACATTTAAAAATCCATTCAGAAACTACGTAGATCCAAAAACTCCAGAAGAAACTGAAGAGCGTTTAAAACATATTGTATTTAATAATTGGAAAAAAGATCTTGCTTATTACGCAAGTGCTGAACAAGATACAAAAGAAAGACTTCTGAGTATTGAACAGGATTTGTCAAAGATCAATCCTCTTATAGATTTGGATCTTGTTTCCAAACTTACAAAGAAAGAAGGACTGCAAGAACTGACAAGGGAATATGAATCTCAAGCCACTACGCTGGAAAAATCCATAAATGAATACACCACTCCAGAAGACAAGAGAAAACTGAAGAGTCAAGTTAAAGCTCTAAGAACTGCTATTGAGAAAATCAATCTTGCATTGACAGCTAAAAATCTTGATACAAAAACATTTGAACAGCTTATTAATTTTGAAATAGGAGGAAGAACAGACATCACTTCCAAAAACTATCCTTCTGAAAAGACGGCAAACTTATTCAAACTTGCTACAGATGTCAACAGTCTCAATGCAAGAAGAGATGCTGCAAGTCAATCGTTTGACGCTCTCACCACTGAGGGTGGTGTCAATAAGTATTTTGAGCAAGCTGATGAAATGGAGGAAGAGTCTGAGAAAGAAGAAGAAAAACCCGAACAACAGCCACTTACACAGACACCTCAATACACTTACAAAAATGCTGCTGGTGAAATCAAACCCATCGATTTAAATAGAGAATACCAAATCCCAACTGCCAAAGTTGCCAAGCTCAACAAGATTAATGATGATAAATATGAAGTGGTTTCTCCTAACGGAACCATTACATTTTATGACAATCTTGAGGATGCAAAAGAGGCGCTTGATGAAATAAATGCTGACCTGTCAGAGCTAGCAAAGGTTAAGGTGATTGCTCTCAATCCAGATGGTACAATCAAAGTGGAAGACATATCTGGAAACATCCAGAACATCAGAGCTGAGGACCTTGAGGGCTATGAAGGTTTGGAGACAGAACAGGAAAAGATTACAAGGCAAAAGGACCAGATTGATAAGGAGCAGAAAGAGATCGAAACAAGATCTGGCACTGTAAACACAGGAGATCCTACAAAAGAAACCTGGGAAGAGGAAGGGTTTCTAAAGGATGCCAACTGGTTATTCACTTCTGGAATAACAGAATCTGAAGACTGGGCCGACACTACAAAGTCTTCTCCTCATGTAATCAGAGCAAGGAAGTTTCTTAGAAAAGCCAAGCGACTGTCAAACAGAAATAAGCTTAGGGCAATTGTTGTAACAGCAAAACAACTCAATGCTCTTGGTCTTAAAGGACTTGCACAGCTTTCCTACAAAAAAGATTTAGCATCAGATATAAATGAAATCGAAGATGTATTTGATGTAGAAAAAGGATTTGTTGCACAAGTTTTCACCGTACAGGAAGCTGATGGATTGTATTATGTAGATGAGAAGGGTGAGAAGATTTCCAAAGTGGGAGAGCAAGTGGATTTGAACAGGGTGGTATTCCAGACGATGCCCACAACATCTCTTGAAAATAGAAGAGGAAATCCAAGATATAGAAAGGACCAGAAAGATGTTGCGGAGAAAATGGCAGAAGCCTGGAAGAAAAAAAGAGCAGAACTGTTCTCTGCCCCAGAAAACTCATATACAACATATGAATTTGTCATCTCTAGAGGTATCCCTGAGCCAAGTATAGTGGTAAATGGCATTAAAGAAAAAAACCATGTAGGTACAACGCTCATTGATGAAGACCAAAAAGAAGCAGAAAAGATAATTTCTTCCCAACAAGGACTGATTCTCATTCCAACAAGAGATACAATTTCACACAATGGGAGATTGTTAAAGGTTCCAAAAGGAAGACCTGTCCTGCAATTTGGAGATACATTAGAGTTTCTTAACAATAAGAAGTTTTCTCGCTCTCAGGCAAAGTCCATTTTTGAGGTGATGAAGGCAATTGCTGAGGAAACTGTAACTCAAACAAAAGAAGGTAGGGAAATAAAATTTAATAGATCGTATTCCTTATTCTTACAGAATGTGCTGTTCTGGGTGAAGGGCACCACTACATCTGGTAACCAGATGTATATAGATGAGAAAAACATCTATATTGGAGGAAAGGCGTATTCCCTTGTAGACTTTGCTGATAAAGAGTCTGAGATAGTTCAACAGCTCGAGGAAACTTACAATAACGTAAATAACAAAAGTCTTACAGAATACTTCTCAGAACCGTTTGTAGAATTCTATTATGAGGATGGAGAGATTAAAGATAGGGAATGGAAAAACTACCAGTCTTATCTATTGTCTTCAAAAACTCCAGATGGCAAAGCAAGAAACATAAATGAAACTCCGCTTTCCACAACCATCCCAACTCCTTCAGCATCAATCCCTTACACGCACAAGCAAAAGTATGCAATTCTGATAGGAATGGAACTTCCTATTTCACAACCACAAACTTCCACACCCCCTCCTGCAGGAGACACTACAGAAGCTCCTAAGATTGGAGAATATGTTGCTGATGGAACTACAAAAAATAAGATTAAACTCAAAGAACCTATTGGAGAGATTGAGTTTGTGGCTTCTATAGATGGTACAAACACAGTATCTGTTAAAGTCTTTTCTGGCCCTAATACAGAAGCTATATCAAAAGATGCTGCAAAGGTTAAGCCCTATTTAGACTTCTTGAAAGCTGCAGGAAAGTTTGATGCTAAAAAAGATGTAGAGCAACTTCTTCTTGAATTCATTTCAATGAACGTTGCCCAAAGGCTCCAAACTCAGCTGAATGAACAAATAAAGAATGCAAAACCTGCTGGCGCCACTGAGGTGATTTCAGAAGAAGAGTATAAAAACTTCATAGACAAGAACATTGTATCAGATGTAATCTTAAATTCCATTGCTGACAAAGTGGTGTCAAGAGCACCTCTTTCCGAAAGGGAACTTGTAATATTTAATGCAAGAGTTGCTGATATAAATGAAATCATTAGAAAGAAAAAAGCCCCCACCACTGATTCCGATAAAGAGATTAGAGATAAAATAAAATCTCTACCTGATTCTGTGTACAATGATGATAAAAACACTGGACTATTTTTAGATGTCATTATAGATAAAACAAAAGATTATAAAAAAGGAGCAGACATAAATCAAGAAGGATTTATCGTAAACTTCTCTGGTGTTGATTCTAAAGATGATATCAAATTAACAATTAATAGTGTTTCTAAAGAAGGTGATAATTATAGAATTATTGGTAGAGGAGGAATTGGTGCAAAAGCTGCTAGTTATAATTTTTTAGTTTCTCCGTCTGGAGAAATACTTTCTATTACTTCAGCTGAAGGTAAAACTTTCTCTGGTCAAACAAACGCAAACATTCGCCCAACAGAAGCAATAAGAAAATCTATACAGTCTACATCAAATAAAGATTTGATGAATAGATTAGCTTCTTTAGCAACAGCCCCTGTTTCTACAGATGCTAAAGCTAGTATAGACAGTGATATTCAAAATGTATTAAATGCTAAAAATAAAGAAGAATTAATTAAAGCTGCTGAGAAACTTGTTGGTATAAATCCTTATGATCAGGGTGCTGTTAGTATGGGAACAAGAGCTGCACTAATGACTCCTGGATCTTTTGATAGAGGAAAAACTTTATTTTTAGAAGAAATAAAAGGTATTATTGAAATAAAAAGAAAATCAGAAGGAGTTAAACCTACAGATGCTAAAGCTGATATAGAAAGAAGAAAAAAAGAAGCTTTACAACCAAAAACTAAAAATAATCCTAATGGATATGATGTAATAAAAATTAGTGACACAAAAACAGACTACTATTACTTTTATCAAAATCCTTCAGATAAAGAAGATTTTGAAGGTATGAGAACAAGCTCTAAAGCAGAAATACTTAAACAAATTGCAGCTAAGTATGATGCAGAACTAGCTAGAGAACTTTATAAAGAAATCAAAGCTGGTAAAATGGTTACTGATATGACAATAGCTGAGCAAGCTGTTGCTGATAAATATATTACTCCTGAACTTAGAGCAAGTGTTGACGCAGAACTAGCTGCTTTAGAAGGAACTAAGCCACAGGAAAAGGAATTAAAAACAGTAGAATCTGCAATTAGAGCAGTGTTTGGGTTTTATGACCAAGCCAAAAGAAATCAAGAAGCTGGCAATAAGTTACGAGATGATGAGAAAGATGTGATTAACGATCCTCTGAAGTATTTGGAAAAGGAACGTGATGGATACCAAAATAGTATAAATGAGATAATTCCTAAACAAATAGCAAGTCTTGAGGCATCAAAAGCTAAAAAGAATGAAAAAGAAATAGCTAAAATAAATGAGAAGATAGAAGCAAATAAAAAAGACTTAGCTAGATATGAAGAATGGCTGAAGCAGATAGATGGTGTAATAGCTAAGGTGAGGGAAGTTATTGCTTCTTCAGAAAAATCTTCTAAGACAGGAGAACAAACAAAAAAAGATCCTAATAAATTTGATGGGTTTGACGGTCCAAGTGGAGACTTTAGAAGGATATCTCTTGGAGAAGTGGGTGGTATGACAGAGGAAGAGATTGAGCTGTTTAAAGCTTGGCATGCAGAGAATGTTCCGTTTATTCCTTATGAGATTTTAGAAAACATCATTAAAACACATAATGGTGGAAAGGCATGGGGTGTATTTGAGAATGGTGTGGCTAAGTTCGTAAGAGGTGGACTCAGAGGTACAGAATATCATGAGGTGTTTGAGGCCATCTGGAAAGGCTTCCTTACGGAGCAGGAGAGAGTAGCTCTTATGACAGAGTTCAGATCTAGAAGCGGTCAGTTTGTAGATAGGGAATCTGGCATGAGAATAGACTACTCAGCTGCTACAGATAGACAAATAAAAGAAAGAATAGCTGATGACTTTTCTGATTTCAGACTTGGTAAGCTTCCTGCCAGGAACCTTAGTGAAAGAATTTTGAGATTTTTCAAGGCTATGATTGACTTCTTTAGAAGCTTTGTAACAAAACCTTCTTTAAAAGATAAGCTGTTCAATGCTATTGATACAGGAAAGTTTAAAGAGAGAGTTCTTCCTGAATCTGTAAAAAATGAAGCTGCTGAATACAGGGCTGTTGAAGGACTTACAGAACAGCAAACACATGAGTTTGTTGAAGATATGACAGCAAGGGCTGCTGGGATTCTCTTTAAAGAGGCTGATAAAAAGACACTGTTCAACCCTGAGGGTATTACAAGCGTTAAGATGTTCTCAGAGATTGAGAGAATGTACGAGTCTGAAAGGAATGCCAGTGGGTTTTCTAAGAGAGACATGTTGTCTGATGAGGCTTGGAGTCAGCTCAAGAGTAAGACAAAGAACTATCTTCGAACATTAGGTATAAACTTTAATGAGGAGGATAGGGTGAATATAAACGACGAGAACCATGATGGTCGTATGTATGCTGCAGAGCCTTTCTCTACAGACTGGAAGAAATCTTCTCCATTTGCAATCAAATTCACTCTTGCAACACTTTTGAAAACAGTTGCTATAAACCAAAAGAATAATCTCAGGCTGGAATTACCAAAAGCAGATACGTCAACAATTGGATATAAACTTATAAATTTCAGCAGGGCATTTGCCACACTCATGGACAAAATGTCTAATACGACAAGTGTTAGCAAGTTGGTTGAAAAGCTAATTGACATATCTAATAGAGACTCCGATTATGTAAGGTTGTTTAGAAGACTTGGTGGGGTCACCACTAAAGAGGGGGAATCTTACATACCTTTTGAAAACTTTGATAGGCATGATTGGAGACTGTTCATCAACTTCTTTCAGGTTTTTACAAAACAAAAACCAGAAGCCATCATACAATATAGAAGTGAAGGAGATGTCTATTCAAGACCAGCAGCGTTTTTCTCTGCTTCAAAAGAGGTTGAGCTGTCATGGATGGAAAATCTAAAAGCATTGGCTCTTGATAAGGATTCTATTGTGTGGCTTGATAGAGATTCAACAACATATAAAGTTAATAGAAGGCCTCTTGAAGGAATTGACATATCAAAACCTCGAAGTGCAATAGGGTTTATTAGTGAGATAGGTATTAAGTTTCCGATGGAGTCATTCCTGAAACTGAGCACTGATGAACAGAATCAGTTTATGGATTCTGTTAGTCAGATATATAACTATTTAGGTAGTAATGAAGATGTGGCATCTATTAAAGGGAACACACTTGGCATCAGTGGACCTGTTTCTAAACTTAGCAAATTATATGTACAAGTGACCAATCCCAATAGGGAAAACACCCATTTCAACATTGATGGTAAACGTGCACAAAACTATGCTGATAATAATGTAAGTTCTGTATTTGAGAATGTCTTTAATGAGGTGGATAGTTTGGAAGAGCTGTTTGAAGCAATGCCTCATCTTAAGGACGTATTCTCAGCAGGCTCTCAAGTGTTGAAAAAGGGAGGGTTGTTCTTTGATGCAGATGGTAAGAGGATAAAGAAAATGAAGGTTAAGACAATTGAGGGTACAAAGATTGTTGATAAGAACAAGGGCATGAGTAGTGCAAAGCTCAATCTTGGAGATAGATTTGTACAGGAGATTAATGAAAATCTGGATGGCAACTATTACATCCTTGTCCCTGCAGATAGCTCTACAGAGTGGATGATGGAGATGGGTAACACCATAAGCTTCATTGATGTGGATAGTGGCAGAGCCTGGAATAAGGTGTACAAGATTTTCCAAGGATATTTAATGGACGACATCAACCTTGCGCTTGATTGGAAGAATAGAGAAAAGCTTACAAATGTTGGAACAAAGGGTAAGCAACTTAGGTTTTTCAAAGACATCTTAGGCAAAAAGGAGTTGGAGGAAATTGAATCTTTGATTAATAGGGGAGCAACAGAAGATGAAATCACTGATTATGTTAAAGACAATATTGAGGCTATAAACAATGCTGTAAAGGATTATATTAATGGAACTGTTAATGAGACAATTGATATTCTAAAAGAAAACAATAAGATTATTACAAAGGATGGTGGGTTTAAATTTCCAAATCTACTTGACGCATTTGCATTAAAGAGAAATGTAGGCATTGACAAAAACAATATGAGTGAAAAAGATGTCAATAGTCTTATTACATTTGTAAACATAAATTACATCATCAATAACATTGAATACCACAAAATCCTATTTGGAGATCCCTATCAGTTTGGTATTAAGGAAAAAGATGGCAAGGTGATTCTTGATGAGACAAAACGTATTAAATCATTCCTGTCTCCAAGAAGAACAACATTTGATCATCCTGAATATAACAACCATTTGAACAATGAGTATAATGAAACTCCAAGCGGTATTGCTCTTTCTGGTAGAACAGAAGCTTATCCTTTTGGAGATCCTGGCTACCACAACTTCAAATCCTACGTAAACACAGTTACAATTAAAGATGTGAAGATTGCAGGAAGTCTTGCAAACATCATGTCTGCATACGGTGATGTAAATGAAACTGATGCTATGTCCTGGCTTATGGATGGGACATATAGAGAAATTAAACTGAAGAATGGACAATGGCCTGATGAGGCAGAAGCTTGGCATCAATGGCAAATGGCTTGGACAAGACAAAATCTTCCAGGGTATATATACAGGAATCCTGCCTTAGAAACAGAAGATAAGAAGATGATTTCCAAACCTGCTCCTAAATACACAATAGAAGTTTTAAAGCCTATTGTCACTGGTGTTAAGTATGGGAAGTCAAACATTGATCTTGTTCTTGATAAGTTTTCTCAAATGCCCATCTATTATAGTATGGTGAAAGGCACCAACCTTGAAAATCTCTATCTTGAGATGGCTAGGAAAGATGTGGGATATGCGATTGTAGAATCTGGAAGGAAGGTTGGGGCTGAGGGCGTACATAGTCTTTACAATCCTGATGGTTCTTTTAACAAATCTGCATTCAATAATAACATCCAGATTCCTTGGAAGGCTTATGGTATTCAGGTGGAAAACTCATATGAGGGAGAGAAACAACAAACCCGTGGTAGCCAAATCACTAAACTTGCATCTATAGATCTTTTTGAAAACGGTCAGGCAAGTGAGGCAGCCAAACTTGAATATGCACGCAATAAGAGAATTCTTGATGAAATGCATGAGAATGCATACAGAGAATTTTTGAAAGACTTTGGAATCCAGGATGTTGGTAATGGATTTGCCACAACCGCAGATAGCAATAAAAGAGTTTCAGAAATGCTTGTTTATGAGATGTTAAGAAGAAAACTCTCTGACAATGCTATAGACACTGTCCAGCTTGATGAAAACGAACAGTTCAGAATACCATTTGAAGCATCACCCTCATATGTACAGATAAGAGATATTCTCTATTCGATGATTGACAAGAAGATATTGTCTCCAAGAATGAACGGTGGTGCTCATGTACAGGTGTCTTCCACAATGTTTGAATCTGCTACAAAAGGGAGAAGTCTTGCTATGAAGACAGAAACTGGGTGGAGAAAAATCACCAAGAAAGAATACAAAAAACTCAGCGAAGAAGATAAGAAAAAAGTTGTCCTTACAGATGACACATTAAAGTTTTATACAAAAGAAGACCCTTATTGTGAAATTCTACTCCCTCACTGGTTTGGTGAGAAGTTGATGAAAGAGGCCAAGTTTAAAACAAAAGAAGCTCTTCTAACCTATCTAAATGACACTGAAGAAGGGAAGAAAATACTTAGGGGAATCGGTTTCCGCATTCCTACAGATGCTTTGAACAAGATTGAAGTGTTTAGAGTGAAAGGGTTTCTTCCTGAATATATGGGCGCTACAGTGGTGGTTCCTTCAGAAATCACCACAAAGGCTGGTTCTGACTTTGACATTGATAAACTCAGTATGTATTTGAAATCAGTCTATCTGGATCCAAATGGTAACATAAGACTTATACAATATAAGGGATCTGAGGAAGAAACTAAAGATTTTTATTCTCAAGTTTATGAGAATACAATCAGAAAGCAGATTAAGAGAATTGAAAGATTTGATGAGTTTAGAAAAAGGCTTGTTGACATATTTGATCAAATAGAAAGATATGATGGTGAGGAAACCGAGATGGAGTACATCCTCAGTCCAGAAGATTATGATTTCTATGAATACCACATCAAACTTATTGATGAAATAGATGCACAAGCAGAAGAAGCTGGCCTATACACATCTGATTATATACGTGAACAGATAGACAGGCTCAAGGATGTAAAAGAAGAATTGAGAGCTGAAATTCTCAACGAAGAGATGAGAGAGAAGTTTGTAAATAGGATGTACAAGAAATCACTTGAGAATGAATACTATGATTCTCTTGAGAAGCTGATTACACTTCCTGAAAACTTTGAAAGACTCATTAAGCCAACGGATGATGCAGGTATTAAAGATATATCTGATGAAATTGATTCATTGATAAACTACGATGAGTCTAATATCATGAACAGGCTTCTTAACAGGAACTACATGACATCTTTGAGACATTCATTTGTTGTTGCAAAAAGATGGGTGGGAATTGGTGCTGTTAATATTACAGGCCATTCTCTTGCCCAGAAAACAACTCTGATCGTCAATACAGACATGTTCAATAAACTTTCAGGTAGAGACAAAGACATAATTGGAGATGGCTCAATCGCTCTCCCTCATAATAAGGTGACTATTAATGGAAGAGAATTCATTTCTCTTTCTGGTAAGATGGATGCTGAGGATAAGCTTTACATTTCTGATGGCCTATCTGGGTATATAACTACATTTGTGGATGTGGCAAAAGATCCGTACATCATGAAGATTATTAAATCTGATCTTGCTGTTGGCACATTCATGTTTTTGCAAAGAGTGGGAGTTCCTATTAGAACTTCCGCAATGTTCATGAATCAGCCAATTATAAGAACCTATTTGCAAATGCTTGACTCAAGAGGGTCCAGAAACCTGTTTGATAAGAACATACAGGTTCTTGCAAAGATGTTGTTCTCTGACACCACTGGAGATATAGCAAGCGAAATTGATATAAATGTAGATGGTCTTTCTGATAATATTAAAAAATATTATTCTGGTAAAAAGCTTTCCCAGGAAGAGAATGCTGAGCAGCAAAAAATCCTTGATGAGTTTTTGAAATACGCAAAGATGGCAGAATTTAACTTTAAGTTTACACAGGCCACAAACTATGACACATCAAAATTCAGAAGTGCTGAGAATCTCTTTAAGAAAGAATCTCTTACAGATAAGGCAATCGAATCAAATATAATATCTTCTGTTGAAGAAGTGCTCAAATCTTCACATCTCAAGAAGCAGAAAGATGTTCTCCACTCACTGGCAGATGCTATGGGTGTGATATTGAAACTGGATAAGTATCAATTCAGGAACATAACAAACAGTGTACTTAGAAGATTTGCAGAACGAGAGTTTCTTAGCAATGACGATTATGTTAAAATAGCAGCTAAGGTGAAGGCATCATTCCTCGATTTCATCATCCAGACAAAAACGGGATTGAACAAGGATGTGAGAGAGCTTCTTGTAGATGCTGGTACGGCTGTTGTGGCCCAACTTGAAAAAGCAAAGATTGCCCATCCTGAAATGAAAATACTTCAGGAGTTACAGCCAGCCAGCTCTGATCGTATAGGTGGAGCAAAAACGGTGAAACTTGCTGTGAACATTAAAGAGGCATATGATGAAAATCTCTATACAGGCTATATGAGGGAATTAAGGGACAACCCTGATACGACAAATCTATATTACAACATCATCTATGCGTCTCTTCTGCAAAACACCTATCAGTATTCTGTATCAATAAGGAATATTATTCCTATAGAAGACTACGCTGAAACAATCACCCCAATCATAGACTCTCTCGTATCTGATGAGTCTGTACAGGCCTTTGCAGATCAAAAATGGTTTGAGAGAAACAATTGGCAAGATGAAGATGTTGTAAGAACTGTCACCCCCAAGTTCTTGTTCCCGATAGATTTTAGAACTGGTGAACCAATTGATCCTTCAACAGGAATGCCAACAGATGAACCAATAGGGGTTGATGAATGGGGCAATGAAATATATCAGTATACGTCCCCATCTTATATAGATATTAAAGACCTTGGAATACTTGGAAGAGACAGAAAAATCTTATTTTTAGGGGAGAAATACAACTATGTGGATGTTCAAAGTGAAATCATAAAGGTACCAAGAGTCATCCAGATGGACGATGGTAGTAGGGTGGATGTTATGACTGGAAGAACAATCACTCCAGCAATGTTCAATGCCATGCGAAAGAAAGGAGACATCTCCTATAGAGATTACATTGGTTATGAAAAAGTGAGAGATGCTTATGGAAATCCCGTAATAGCAAAGGTGGATAAGCAGGGTAATGTTACATATGTATACAAGCTCATCAACTTGTTTGGTGATGGTATATTTGCATCTGAATACTATTCAGATTTCAAACCTTCTCCTATAAATAACGGAACAATAAAACTTGAAAACGAAATACCAGTTGCTGATATAGTTGCTTATTATGGTGGAATAGTTAGTGCTGATGAAATTGCATCTTTACAGTCAGTGCCTAGAGCTGCAACCACTGTCACTTCTCCTGTAACTGACGGTAGAGCTAAAGTAGCAATGCAACCAATGAATGTCGAAAAAATCAAAAATGGTACAAAGACAACTACGACAAGAAGTGAAAGAGAGTTTGAAAAAATAGGAATTCCTATTGGTCAATCAGCTACAGTTAACTTTGGCGGACAGGATTTTACAGTGACAAACAGAGGATTTCTTACAGTCCAGGAAGCTGGGGGTAAGGAGGCAATGCTTAAATCTGAAGGATATGCATCTGTACAAGATCTTTTGTACCAACAAACAAAAGATTGGATTGGTGGAAAGGGTAGGTTGTATGTTTATGACATTAAACCTGTACAAGATGTTGAAGCAGAAATAGAAGATAGTGGTTCAATTGTATATGCTTCTGATATAGATGCAACTGGAATGACAACTTCAAGTCCTAGAGAGGGATATGTAATGGTGAAGTTTGATAGACTGGATGAGGAAGTGGAGTTTAAGAAATCTGAATTAGAACTGGCAAATGCAGATGATTTATTTGAATATTCTTATTTTAATAATATAGAGGATGAGATAGGCGAAATGATTACTGTAGATAATGCAAAGTTAAAACTTCTTGATGTCACTGATACAGACTATGAGCATATAAAAATTTTGAAACTGCAGTCAAAGTCTGGAAGAGTATTCCCTGCAATTATAGATTATGTTGAGGAAACAGGAGATACAAAAATTGACCCTAATCCTCCTTCAGATGAAGACCTTGGACTGAGTGATGATATGTATGACAGCGAAGACTTTAGTTGCTGATAATTAACTGATAATAAAAACAATATGGCCAAAATTTGTAGTTTAGGAATTAAAAGAGTTGTTACAGATTTGAGTAAGGACAAGCCTTGGTTTAAATATAAAGAGGAAAGTAACTTTATACAAGTGGTGCCCTCTCCAAAAGCAAGGATCAATGAGTCCAATCTTAAGGCTGTTGCTGCCACCACTGCCAACTTTTTAAATAGGTCAATCAATAAAGGTCTGGCTGTTGGAGATGTTTTTGAAGCCACCGTATTGTATGATGGTAGGGTGGGAGTTTTAATTTCTCCTACAGATAGGCAACTACGCCTTATTAATGCAAAAGATGAAGCTGAAAAAGAGCAGCTTATAAAAGAGGTGGAGCAAGAACAAGCCGAACAAGAACAAAATGAATTGAGAGAGGCTCAAGAGGCAGAAAGAAAAAGAGGTGGTTATACAGAGGAAGACAGGGGTGAGTTTTATCAGAAACCAGCAGAACGAGTTCAGCAAGTTATATCTGAAAAGCTGAGAACCAAGCTGTTAAACTTTTTAAAAGCTTTGAATATAGACGTCGCTCTTAATGCAGACGATATTCTAAACAGTACAAATTTCAAGAACAAACCACTTGCAGCATTTGATGTTCTACAAAAGTTTATGGCATTTGCCTCTGGACAAGAGAATCTTCTCCCTGAACAGGTGGCATCTGTAATGTACACCTTTCTTGGTAGAAAGTCCACGCTCTCCAAGGCTCTATGGAAAAACATAGACAAGTGGGAGAGATATGGTGAGGTGTACGACTATTATAAAAATTCAAAAAATAAGGTTGACTCTGATATATTCTATGCAGATGATGAATTTGTTGAAAATGAGAAGTTCAGTTCATTTGCTCATAGAATGGCAATTATAAAATTCCTTGAAGAGTCTCTGCTTAGACTTGACTCTGGTGAACAGGCTACAGAAAAAAGAGAGAATGAGGACATTGATTCCAACTATTTCAAACGTAGAGGAAGACTAAATCCATACCAAGGAAACTTTCTACAGAGATTGTTCAATTCTATTTACAACTGGTTCCAAGATACATTGGGAAAACCTGTATTTGAAAAGTATTCAAGGAAAGACCTTGTTGACCTAGGACTCGATATTGCTGATGACATCTTTAAAGAGGATTACAAAAAGTGGATGAGATCTTTCATTGAAAAAGATGGAGAGCTGTACGACAGTTCAGGAAATAAGCTTGAATTGAAAAGCTATGATGAATCTATAAACAAAGATCCATTTGCTAAAGAAATTATTGAAAAACTGTTTAACAATCCATTCATTAGATTTAAACTTAGTGGATCTTTAACAATTAGAAAATATGGAATTGTTTTTAGAAAGAAGGAGGAGGACATTCATGACATTGATGGTGTAATAACCCTTGATACCTTCAAACAAGATCCTGAATATGATAATTTTAGGAAGTGGGTTCAAACTGAAGGTTTATATCTGATGAACTCAGGAAGAGCTAAGATATTCCATAGGAAGATGAAAGAGAAACTTCCTGGATTGAACTGGTATCAAAACCTGCTCTACTCTTTTCCAAACTTCCAGCTTACAAATAGTTTCATTGGAAGAGACCATAAACAAGGGGAGAGTATAACAATTCAGGGATATGTTGAACATCCTACAGAAAAGGAAATTGATAAAACCACTGGTGAGGAAAGACCTAAAAGATATGCACTTGACTTCTTTTTGAGGGTGGATGAAGGCAACTATCCTGAAATATTTGACAACTATTGGAAAGACTGGAAGCAGATATTTGAAGCAAAACTTAACATGGGAAGATCTAAAGATATTTCAGATCTCATCTATTTTGCTCCATTCCTCAAAGACAAATATAAGTTTACAAATAGAGGATTTAGATATTTCACTTTCATGGAACGTCCTATTGCCCAAGCTCAGGAAACCACTGAGGGAGTGAAAACCCAACTTAGGGGAACAGAAACATCAAAAGCATCTCCTGAGACAATTGCACTTCTTAGGGATTTCTTGAAGCGGATTGGTGTGGATGTGAAGATGTTGCAACAAATTGTTGTAGGTGGAAAGAAACAAGATGTTAATGGTGTTGCTCGAATAATGCAGGGTCTTATTGAGGTGATTGAGGGCAGGGAAGCTGAGGCTCTTCCTGAAGAAGCTATGCACTTTGCCGTTGAGATTATTAAACAAACTAATCCCAAGCTGTACAACCAACTCTTGAAGGAAATCAATAGCTATGCTATGTACAAACAGGTGTTGGCTGATTATAGCTCAGATCCAAACTACCAAACAAAAGACGGTAAACCTAATATACAAAAGCTTAAGGATGAGGCTATTGGAAAGGTTCTAACTGATACGCTCATTTACAAAAGTGAGGGGTCTATAGAAAAGCCCGAAAACCTCTCAAAGGTACAATCCTGGTGGTCTGCAATACTTGATTGGCTCAAGAGTTTGTTTAATAAAAGTGGATTTGACAAAGCTGCAATGAGCATCCTCTCTGGAAAGAACATAGGCACTCTTGAGGACATCAGAACTTCTGAGGACAATGTCTTCATGCAAAAAACCAAACAAGACACAGTGTACGATTCAATCAAGGAGATTAGCGCTAAGATTGATAGTAGGGGAAAAGAGGGCTATTACATTGGTGATAAGAAAGTTCCAAGAAGGGTTACAGATATTGTTAAAGACTGGTATGATAGAAGATTTGCTGAGAAACAACTAACTGATTCAGAATTCCAGAAGGCAGTGAACGACCTCAAAGCTGAAAAAGGAACAGCTGGACATGCTGATATAGATTACATCATCGAGCTATTTGTAGATAAAGATGGGTATTTAAGGCAAACTGAACTAGACGATAGTTCATATACATCCCAAATAGATCCAAATAGCAGGAAGATTTATGACTTACTTAAAGATAATGTCAGACAAAGATTGAATTCATTTAAGCCAGGAACAAGATTTATGTCTGAAATTGTTGTGTACGATCAGGCAAGAGGCTTGGCTGGTACAATTGACTTTCTTGCCATAGATAGGGATGGTAAGGTGAGCATCCTTGACTGGAAGTTTATGGACTTAAACATAGATAGATATGATGATGTTCCATGGTATAAGGTGAATGCTTGGCGAACACAAATGGATCAATATAGATTGATTTTGCAGAATGCATATGGTATAAAGCCTCAAGACTTTGTACAAACCAGAATGATTCCTATAAGAGTTAGGTATAGCTCTGGTGACCCTGCAAGGAATGTTCTTCCTCAACTTTTGGATATTGAAATAGGTGGCGTAGTGGTGAAGGACATAAAAGAAGACTATTTGATTCCTGTAGCTACAAAAGGAGAGAAAACTGGTATAAAGAAAATAGATAAGCTTATAGAAAGACTTAACGACGTTTATACAAAACTTTCCGAAAAGAAAGCAATACCTTCTGAGAAGCTAAACAAGGCTGAACAGTTGAATGCCTTGTTCACAGCAATCAGACATCTCCAGATGAGACAAGATGTTGGACCTCTTGTTGATCAGGCAAAAATATTGAACAAGCAGCTAAAAGAGCTTATACAATCCTATAGGGAAAATATTGAGGGTAAAGATCCAAACTCCTTCACAGATGACCAGGTGACAGATTTTACAGAATCAATTGCACTTGGTCTTGATGCTATTTCTACATATACACAACTATCAGGAGATTTAAAACCTATATTTGACAAAGACCTTTCTGAGGAAGATAAGGAGCTTTGGAACAGTGTTCGTAATGCAACTGAAGATGCTAGAGACATCCATAGTGAACTTAAGGAAATTGACGAAGAATTTACAAGTGATGTAATTGGTAAGAGAGAAGGAGTTGAAAATCTATCAACACCTGAGAAAATTATAAAGGGATTGGCAAGATGGTTTGGTAATACCGCCACATTGCAGCTAAAATCTTTACATGTTCTATATAGAAAAGTGAACAAGGCTTTTGGATATGCTGCGATGGATAGCTTGAATGAGACAAAAAAGCTACTTGAAATAAAGGAAAGGTATCAGGCATGGGCAGCCTCTAAAGGTTTGACCATGAAAAACTACTTTGACATTATAAAGAAAAAGCCTCAACTAAATCAAAAAGATGCTGAGAATAGAAGAAGGATTGAAATAGCTGATTTAAATAAAATAAAATCTACTATTTCTCAAGAATCTTACAAACAAGAATTAGATAAAATCAATGAGCGTTATGAAAGATCTATTAAGGATCCAAACGAACTTATAGATGAATTCGATCCTAATTTTTATTCTGAGCTCAAGAAAAGGATACAGGACAAAGACCTTAAATGGATTAGAGAAAACGTAGACAGTTCTGAATATAATATTTATTTGAAAGAAAAGCTTAAGGAAGAAATAGATAGGATTGAGAATAAGGTGAGGATTGGTACAGATGAAGAAATCCAAAAACAAATAGACAGAGAAAAGGCTCAGGCAGCATCTCTCTATAACATATCCACAACAGAGTCTCCAGGATGGTATTTGTATAATGATATTAGAAAATTTCCAAGAAGGGATAAGTGGGAGTCCAAAGAGTGGAAAGAACTATATAGAAAAGACTCTTCTGGTAATTACGTAAATAAACCTGCTGTAGATTTTTATGAATACATCAAAGAAAGAAATAATTACTACCAGGAAATAGGATATATACATGCTAAACAAGCAAGAACGTTCCTTCCTTGGGTGAGACAAGGTATGTCTGAGAAACTTATTTTTGGAGGAAAGATTACACTAGGAGAACAGTTTCTCAGGAACATTTCTCTAGACGAGAATGAAACGGGATTTGGTCAAATTGATCCTCAAACAGGTAAGCCCATTGACGTTATTCCAGTTTACTTTACAAGAGAACTTCCAGCTGGAGAGGAGAGTAAGGACCTGTTTAAAACCATGGCTCTATATAATGAGTTTGCCATAAAGTTCAAATATCTTTCTGACATTGAATCTCAGGCCAAAGCACTTCTTAGACTAGAAAGAAACAAGAAAGCAATCAGAACATCTTATTTTGGAAAAACCCAATATGAAGAAGGAGATATAGCATACACTCCTGATAATAATGAAAACGCAGATCTGTATGAAAATATGATGAAGGCAATCCTTTATCAACAAAAGTTTATTGAAAGTGAAACGTTTGACCAGATACTTTTGAAGTTTGGTAAGTTTGGAGAGAAGATTAACAAGAAGCTTGGATATAAACTTCTTCCTGAAAATCTAGAAGGAAGACAAATGAGTATAAACAAAACTTTAAACCAACTCAATACCACATTCCAAATCAATGCGTTAGGATTAAACTTCCTATCCTCTTTCTCAAACTTCTTTGGCGGTAGTTTCCAGTCTTTAATTAATTCTGGTAAATATTTTACAAAACCAGAACTGGTTTCTACAGAACTATGGATTTTGTCACAGAAGATGTATGGATTGGAAGATCTTGATGCAAAGAAAGCGATTGCAGCATTGGAATACTTCCTCCCACTTACAGAAAACTATGGGGGAGAGATTGCTAAAAAACTAGCACTAAACAAAATTAATGGTCAAAACATTCAAGACTTCCTGATGATTCTGATGAGAAATTCAGAAAAAGCAGTCCAAACCACAAACTTCTTTGCATATTTAAGAAATACAATTGTTGAGAACGGCAAGTTGTATAATGCAAGAGAATACCTTAGATCTACTCCTGAATATGAAAACATGTATTTAGGAAGCAAAGAACAAAGGGATGCAAGAATGGAAAAGTTTGAAAGGGATGTACAAGACTTGATAAAAGAAAAAGGTGTCACTAAACTCGGTAAGGTTGTAAATGGTGAGTTTGTAATTCCAGGAGTTGATAGAAAGTCAGATACGGTGATTGAACTTAGGAGAATTGTGCAACAGATAAACAACGATGCTCTAGGGTCTTTAAGTCCAGATAATAGAAGAATGATTAATATGAATGTATATGGCAATTCATTCATGGTATTTAAAAACTGGATACCTAGGCTTGTAGATGTTAGAATTGGCGCACTTAAATATAATTCTGCCTCAGATGCCTATGAGTGGGGTAGGACAAGGATGCTATTTAAAATCATAAGTGATGATCTTTTAGGGATGATTGGCAATGTTAGAAACTCTATTGTTGCAAATGATAAGGGAATTGAATATATTAGAAAACTTTATGAAACTAAAAAAGACCAATATGAAAGAGAAACAGGTAAAACTCTAGAGATGACAGAAAGCGAGTTTATAGACCTGGTGAGACAAAATCTCAAAAATCAAATGCTGGACATGATTTTCTATGCTGTTCTTCTTTCTTTGCTTGCTGGACTAAAAGCTATTCCTCCAGATAAGGATGAAGATGCAGATGTGAAGAACCAATACAAATTCCTCTTAAGGGCAACAGATAAGCTTGTAGATGAGATTGGGTATTTCTATGATCCTACAAGTTTTACAAAACTTGTAAGTGGTGGCCTATTTCCCTCTGTAAGACTCTTAGATAATTACAAAGCCCTACTTGTAAACTTCTTAAAGGAAAACTATGCTCTTGCTACAGGAGATGATGAAACCGTAGAGAAAAACTATGTGATAAAATATCTCCTAAAATCTTTCCCAGTGCTCTCTCAAGGACAGGCCATTCTTCCAATGTTCTACCCTGAGCTTGCAAAAGACCTTGGTATCAAGATGCAATCTAGATCAGGTATAAGATAGATAGCTATATTATGCCGACAATAATCTATTAACACATTGAAAATACATTAACTTCAATTAACTTTACGTATTATGAGAACAGCAGACATTTGCCCAACATGTGCTACATACATAAATGCATTATGTGTAATATATAATGGCGTGTATTTGAGCACAATAGATGTTGAACCTCTGGACAGTCTTGAGGTGGCATTAGGTAAAATCAACACGTTCCTGGGAACAATTCAGCCCTCTTTAGGCTTCACTCCAGAGAATGTAGCTAACAAGTCTACAGACATTACACTTGGTGGAGCCACCCCAAGCGATGTTCTCTACCCCTCACAGAAGGCTGTGAAGAATTATGTAGATGCTGCAATTTCAGCATCATCTTTCACTACAGTGAAGGTTTCTCTCACATCTGCTGATATTTTGGCTCTTGATTTCTCAGCTCCATTTACACTAATAGCTGCTCCAGGAGCTGGTAAATTCATCAATGTTCAAAGTATATATTTTAAATTGAACTTTGGAACAACCCCTTATTCAAATGTCACCATTGCTGTAAATCTAGGACCTATAACTGGTGTAGTGAGCGGAATGTCTGCTCTTTTAGATGCATCTGTAGACACATTCCATACTGGTGGGGTGTACCCAAGTTCTTCTCCTATAGCTTCACCAGTGGCAAATACAGCTTTGGAAATTACAACTTCTGCTCCCCCAACAGGAGGAGATGGTACATTGGATGTGTACATAACATATAATGTAATATCGTTATAATGAATGTTTCCTGTGCTACAAGTCCTTGTCCAACAATATTAAACAGCACCTGCGTATTTTACGAAGGTGGTAACCTTGTATATACAGGAATCCTTACAAACGACAACCTCCAGATAGCTCTTGAGAAGATAGATCAAAAGTTTCAAGATGCTGGACTGGGATATATATTCAATAATGGAGTGATACAAACCACTCCAGGAGCTCCTGTTGGGCTCGGTGGCTCTCTGATACAGAACACCACAATAACAAGTGGACCATATAACCTGACTATTACAGGTGACATTTTTGGTGGGAAATTTACAACAATAGGAGGAACCTCCTCAGAATTCGTAAAAGGAGATGGGTCTTTAGACAGCACTTCCTACCAAGTGACAGGTAACTACATAACGGCATTAACAGGAGATGGAACAGCTTCTGGACCAGGAACCGCTGTATTTACATTAGACCCTATCAGTACGCCATATGCTGGAACCTGGGGATCTGCAACAGAAGTACCTAGATTCACTATAGATACAAAAGGGCGAGTGATAAGTGTATCTAACGTAACAATCACTCAAACTTCACCATTTCTTACTTTTGCAGGAGATGTTACAGGATTTGGAGTTACAGGAGCAATTGTAACCCTCACCCTGAACACTGTCAACACTGGTGTATTCCCAGCCATAACACCCCTGAAGTTCTCTGTGAATGATAAGGGATTGGTTACAGGAGCTTCTGCCCTGACAAACCTTGATCTTGATGCAATATATGGCTACACTCCTGTTCCCAACACACGCACCATCACAATCAACGGTGTCACACAAGATCTTTCAGTAAATAGAACCTGGACCATCTCAGCAGGAACAGGCACTGTAACATCTGTAGGAGTGACAGCAGGGACAGGAATCTCAGCGTCCGTTTCTAATCCAACCACTACCCCCAACATAACAATCACCAACACTGCTCCAGATCAGATAGTTTCCCTATCCTCAGGAACAGGCATCAGTGTGACAGGAACCTACCCCAATTTCACCATCACCAATACAGGCACTGTTATAACACCAGCAGCCCTGACAAAGGTGGATGATACAAATGTTACATTAACATTAGGAGGATCTCCGTCTACAGCCTTATTAGCTGCTACAAGTCTTACATTAGGATGGACAGGTACATTGGCTGATAGTAGAATAGCATCAGCTGCTACATGGAATGCTAAGCAAAATGCCATCGCTCTCACTACCACTGGTACATCTGGAGCTGCTACATTTATAGGGAACACACTCAATATTCCTCAATATCAGGCTGCTGGTACGTATGTCACAGGTGTTACAGCAACCACTCCTTTAGCTTCTTCTGGGGGCACCACTCCTAACATCACTATACAACAAGCCAGTGGGTCTCAAAGTGGTTATTTAAGTTCTACAAATTGGACCACATTCAATAACAAGGCTAATTACAACACTCTAACAAATACAATTCCTGTTTTCAACGGAACCATATTTGCAAACTCCAACATTTCAAATACCGCACTGGGAATAATTCAAGTGAACCCATTTGGGTTGTATATAGATGTTCCTAATAAGCTTTCAATTTTAGGTGATTGGGGTGCTACAGGTAATTCAACTAGTTTATTTGTAGATGATGTTGGTCAATATGTTAGTGTGTCTACACTGTCTGGTGTGGGTACAAGGATGGTGGTGGCTGATTCAAGTGGCATTCTCAGTACACAAACTATCCCTTCAGCTGGTGTTACAAGTGTAGGAGCAACCTCTCCAATCACATCATCAGGAGGGTCTACACCAACCATCTCCACCTCAATGTCCACCAATAAGCTAATTGGCAGGAGTACAGTTGGTACAGGAGTGATGGAAGAAATAAGTGTTGGAACAGGACTTTCTCTCTCTGGAGGCACACTTAATGCTACAGCATCTGTAGGATTTGAACAAAACTTTTTATTAATGGGAGCATAACATGCCAAACGTATACAAAATATTAGGACAATCCAGTCCATCTGCAACAACAGAAACAACATTGTACACTGTTCCTGCTGCTACATCATCTGTATGTAGTTCTCTTTCTATATGTAATAGGGGTGGCACACAGACAACATTTAGGGTGTCTATATCTGCAGGAGGTGCTGCAACTACTAATAAAGACTATCTGTATTATGACGTAACACTGGCTGGTAATGATACATTCATTGCTACAATAGGCGTGACACTAGCCACTACAGATGTAATAAGGGTGTATTCAGGAAACAGTAGCCTCTCATTTCAGGTGTGGGGTACAGAAATAAGTTAATATATGGCACAATCATATTCAGGATATAGTATAATTGATCCAGATGTAGCCATCAGAGATGGTGCAAACCTAGATGCATTTAGTAGACTAAGGGTTAGTAATCCTCTTGTCTTACATAACTCTCAACTTACATATGATCTTGTTCCTATTATATATGAACAAATTACTAATGGAACTGGAGCCACTGTAACTCATGATGCTACTAATAGATATGCTTTAATGACATTTAGCTCCACTCCAACAGGTGGTAAAGCTTATATGCAGAGTTA